TTTTGATAAAGTTGATTCTAATTCAATATTTAGTGTTTTTAGAACTAATGAAAAAGAACCGTTAAAAATAGTTTTTTTTACTAAGGAGTCATTCCGTGAGTTTGGAAGTTTTAGTATTGATAAAAATATTATTGGAATTTATGGAAATGTTATTAGAAACATAGATACAAATAATATGAAACTTGATTATGATAACTCTACACTTACACATGAAGTTTTACATTACTTAGATAAAATTCGATACCCCAATAAAGAGATTATGAAATCACAAGGTTATCTCTATAAAGATCAAAACAAACTTTCTCTTTCAGATTATATTAATAATCCAGTTGAATATTTTGCTAATAGTGGGGCAGCATTTATTGCCGCTTTAAGAAGTCTTATGATGGATCCCAAAGAAAAGTTTACATTCAAAAACTTTAAGAAAGCTGTATTAAGCATTTTTCCAGATAATACTTATAACGCCTTAGGAAACAAATATTTAAAAAAATTTAATAAACAACTTTATAAAACATATCAAAAAGTTAAAGAAAACTATGAAGCTTATAAACTTATTTCATATTATACTTATGGAAAACGCAGTGATTTACGTAAAGCACAAGAAATTCCAATAAATGACTATATTATATATAAAGGGCTAAACCAAATGATAAGCACAGATAATGATGAACTACAACATTGGTTAGCTGATCATAAAGATATAATAATAGAAGATATTGAATATCGTCTTAATAATAATGGATTTTTTGTAAGAAATGCAGATATTGATATCAACCAAAAAATGAAGAAAGTTCTTCATAAACTTAAGAACCTTTAATTTTATTCCAATAAAAACTAAAATAAATAATAAAAAATATTGAAATTAGAAGAAAAAACTAGTAAGTCTTTAATTCGTACTAATCCGAAGTTATCAGGTAATTTAAAATTGACTGTTGATAGCCATAACCGTTTATGGTTTAATTCCTTTTCTGCAAATTCTGAACTTAGTAAAGATGAATATAAACGGGTTCGAATTAATCCTGGTTCAGATTATCATTTAGATGTTGCTAGTTTTTTTAAGTTTGGTGATACCCCGTCAGAATTTGTTTTCGATGTGTTTCGGGAAAATGATGATATAGGAACCGTTAAGCAAAATTACTTTTTACAGTTCGAGGATTTTTATAATTATGGTGTAACTTACCCAGAAAAGGGGTACAATGAAGATTTTTCCATATTTGCTCCTATCTGGTTAAAAGAGAATATACCTTCCCGCTTTGTTATATTTAAAGTTCGAGATCCCATTACTAATAACCCATTTGCAAATGTTGAATCGGGTTCATTAATTGAGGGAAAAACCTATAAGGTTGTAAGGGGGCAAATATCTTATGACGACAATACCATAACTGAAGGTAATACTTTCGTGGCTTCGGCTAATCCAAATTATAGCCCAGAAGTTATAAATGTGAAAGTTGTAGATACTGATGAAAATAATCAGTTAGAAAATGTAATAAGTTATGAATATTTTAAGAACTATATTGAAGATGCTGAAATAATAGCTAATTTTGACCTTAGTGAAAACAGTTCAATCGGTTCTTATATTCGTAATTTTAAAACAAATGAAAATTTTCCAGATTCTCCTTTGTTCTTTAATTTTAAGGAAGATGAACTTGCTTTTTATGGAGGTATAAAATTAAGTGATGGTAAACTTTCTCAAGTTGGTGAAGATTTTACTGATTATCTTAAATCCGAAAAGTCTGTTACTGAATTTGATCAATTTGTAACAAATGGTTTTGAAAGAAATGGTGTTATATGCCCCAATATCATTAATCTTGAATTTCTTTTTAATGATCCAAATGCTGAAAACTATGAAATTAATCGTTATTTTGGGATGTATGTTGATGACTTTGATTTGGGTGAAATAGAACCTGATTTAAACAAAATAAAAGAGCTTTACTCTGTTAAGGATTTTAATCCTTTTAACCCTAGTGCAAAAAATCAAGTAATAGATTCTAAAACATTTACGCTTCCATATAATTCTGAAAAGTCTAAAGGTTATTTGTGGAATAAACAAGATTTTCAGAACACCAATGCTATTGGATATGTTAAAAGTAAAAATCGCAATCTTTACAAAATTAATAATGTTGAAAGTAATGAATATGAACTTTTGCGGGAGGGGGTTGTATTAGATGAATTCTTTGGTGTTGAGCCTTTTACTAATTCAGAAACTGGAAGGCTTTATACGGATTCTACCAGAGCCAACGTTAAAGTTTCTGTTGAGGGTGAATTAAAAAATGGAACTCAAATTATTGTAAAAAACTCGAAGCGGGAAATTGGTAGAGTATATGCAGATAGGTTACCGAATGTAGAAAGTCATGTACCTGGAACTAGTACAGATGGTTTTTATTTTCACCCTGAAGGCAATAAAGAACAAATAGCAATTGCACTTTCAAATGCAATTTCAAATAATCCAAATTTTGGATTTACTATCAATAGCTATGCTCAAGATAATGTGGTTTATATTTACTCTGATGTTGGTAGTATAGGAAACCAGTACTCTATTGAAATTATTGATGAAACTGGAAATTTAATTTCATCAAATAATAAGTTAAGTGGTGGTGAAATCCGGGGAGAAAATAAACTGATTGTAGATGGTGATGTTGCTTCTCAAATTAATCCTAATGGATATGTAAAATGCAAATCGGGGTGGCGTCCTATTGTTGCTTTTGTGGATAATCTTAATGACGAAATTTTTGATGCACAGTTTAATGTTGAAAGTTTTAACAACATAGATAAAAAAATTATTGTAGTAGGTAATGAAAATGATGAAATTTTAATTGATAATTCTAATACATTTAATTGGGCTAATCCGTTTAATCCATTGTTTGGAATTTTTTCATTTTACCCATTAGTGGATTTTGATAATCGTTATTTATCTACACAATATTCAACTAATTACTTAAATGAATATAAAGAATTTTTTAATGTACGTTCGGGTCAGATAATTCCCGGAGATGTTTATATTGTTTTAGATAATGGTAATACATCATCAACTATTGAATACAATGGAAAAACCTTTAATTCTAGAGAATTAGATGGATATGCTCCCAGTGGTATAACTTTTATTGATTTTTTTAATGCAACATTAGCACAAGAACTTATTGATAGTTCTATTAGTACAAATGTTTTTTCTGGTTCTCCTAATCCCAACTTAACCACGCTTGGGCGAATTGCCAGAGGGTTAAATAAAACGTTCAGAAAGAATGCATTTGTTGGAACTTATGATGAAGATGGTTTACCCGTAAAAGAGTTTACTGTTAAAAGTGGAAACCCAGTTATACTTAACGCCAAGTATCTTTTAACAAATGGAACAACAAAAGATGTAAAGTATATTTTAGATCAGCTTAATGAAGCAGGTCTTACCACTAGTAATCCTAAGATTTTTGATAGGTTGTATTTAGATGCATCAACTAAGCGTTATGCTGATTTTTTAAATATTTTAAGTAGAAAAATTCTTAGAAATTTTAACTTAGTTAAAGAGTTTAGTGCTAATAGTCCGTCCGAAGATACTACAAACCCACCATCTATTACAAATCCTAGTATAACTTTTAGTTCTGCAAATTTTGAAGTTGAAATTCCAAATTCTGGAAAGTATGTTATTTTAGTAGATGATGTTGAACCCAATTATAAGTACGATGGTGCTGTTGCAATTAAAGATGATGGTACGGTTTATAAATTTGAACTTAGCCCAACCAATAAAAAAGAAAGAGCTTCTTATTACATAATTAATTATTTTGAAAAGGGTGATATTCTTCGTTTTGAAAAGAATATAATGTTTATATCTTTTGAAAAGTTTTATACTACTTTGTTATCTGATTTAATAAACAGAAATGAATTTAAATCATTTTATCCATTTTTAACGCTTGATGAAAATGAAAAATATTTCATAAAGTACGAATGGATTTCTAAAAAACTACCTTTGTTTGAACAAGATACTCAAAGCAGTGAATTTAAGTTGAAAACTTTTAACCCATCTCAATTTGCCAATGTTGTTAATTCTAATGACTTAGACTTTTATGTGTTTGATGAAAACACAATTGAATTTGAAGAAGACTTAAAGGACTTTATTGGTATTAAAGGATTAGTTCCTAATGAATCTACAAATATAGAAAATACAGTTAATGCTAAGTATGATAGTTTAATTTCATTAAATTTATCATCTGAGTATGAACATTATAAAGAACTATTTAATACTGAACTATTTCCATTGGGTAAGTTGTCGCCTAGTATAGCGAAGTGGCGCTTAAAAGGTGGAAAAGATGTTAGAGGAAATCCATATCGTCTTAATGCCAATGATGCGTTTGGCCCACAAAACTTTTCACCTTCGTTTGATCTTAGTGATAATGATCCAACCAAGTTTACCCATGAATGGTATTATTTAGAAGGCACCCCTGAAACTTATGGACTATCTGATAAAAACGTAAGTTACTTTAATAAAGACTTTAGTATTCATAATTATCTTAATCCATATTATGATTATTTTCTTGATTATTTTACTGTTGAAGATGTAGAATCAAAAGATGAAAAAACTTTTGAGTTTACTTTAGATAATATTGAGTTCGAATTTCCGTACACTAGATTTGATTATACTTATGATAATTCAAGTGAAGAATTTGATTTTTCAAATTTAAGTGTTCCGTTACAAGACCTGATAGAAACACAAGTAAAACAAAATGGAAAAAAATTTCAACCAAACACTCCTAATGGAAGGTGGGTTAATGATAACCCGCATCATTGTTTGGTTTATCTTAATGTTAGTGAAGTTGATGTACAAGATATAACTGATTTAATCGGTGGAACTTTTAGTTATAGTTATGATGAATTTGGATCTACCGCAAACTTAGAAATTAGGAATGTTTATTACGATACTAAAAATAATGAAAATAAAGTTGTATTAGACTGTATATCAGATATTAAAATTTGGTATGAGCCTAGTATTAAAATTTTACATGACGGTGTAACAGGCCCCAGGGATGACTATGAAGTTCCCCAAAAACCAATATCATTTGAACTAACTGAAAAAGAGCAGAATGTTAATTATCCTAATATTCTTTATACGAGTTCAAATAATAAAGATGTAAGTCAAGATTTTGTACTGAACAACGCAAACCAATATCCAACAGGACTTAACCCGAATCACCCAGTTAGTGTTAATCTTAACAGTCAATTATCACACGTTGAAACTACTGTTAAATTTGACTCTAATGGAAAAAAGTTTTATGAAGTAAATCTTCCAAATTTTGTTTTAGAAACAGAAGATGAATTTAATAGTCAAACTGGATTTTTAGATATTGTTGTAGGCATCAAACCCTTTAATGTCTATGAAAAGAGTGGTGGTTCAACTTTTTACAATTTGATGCCAGACTTTTTGGAACTTGAATTTTTAGAAAATTTCAATAGCAGTTTTTATGATATAGTTGATAAAGGTATTGTTTATGAACATGTAATTGAAAACGGCGTTCCAGTTAATAAAGCATTTAAGTGTTTTGAAATTAATATTCAAAATTCACAGGAAAAAACTTACAAGATTCTTTTTGGTGAAATTAGTGTTTATAATCCCGCTTTAATAAGTCTTACTAATCCAAATAGCACGCAGTCTATTGGATTTAACTTAAACTATGAAGAAGATACACAAAAACAAACACTAAAGGTTCCTGTACTCGTTCAACAAGGTGATTATAACTTTAATCAAGTTCCTTTACCTGTTTTGCATCCATATGTTATATCTAACACGCCTTATGCCACCATTCCGGTTTATGGTGAAAAAAATAAAGTAGATGTTTTAGATAAAAATATATCTTACGAAGTAACACAAACAGATGTTAATAATGGATATTTAAGTGTTTCTTTGGATTATGAGTACCAAAGACCACCCAGCTCAAATGACAACAATTCAAACCCCGAAAATGAACCACCTTTAGATTATGATTTAACTTCTTTTGAAATTTCAGAAACTGAAGTTAAAACTTTTAATTTTCAAATTAACATTAATCAGTTGAATGATAATATATCCCGAATTGATTTAGGAAATCAACCTTTTAGTTGGGATTTTGCACCTGCTTATATTAACTATGGAAGTTTATATATTACTAATATTACAGATGATGACCTCAATACAATAAACGCGGGTGATAAATTAAGTGTAAAACTTAGAGATTCTTATATTTATTATTCCGAATCATCCACTGATAACACCCCCATTAAAAATAACTATGGTATTTTTAATGGTGAACCTGTTGGATTAGGCCAGTCATATTATCCAAAACATTATGATACTTTTGATACTAAAAACTACTTTGGAATGAGGCTTAAAGTTCCTAATTTGATAAATCCAGATTATGAAAATCCTAATGAAAATGCACTTGTATATAAAAAAGAAGGTTACAGGTTAAACTCTGCTTATAATTGGGATGCAACTAATTTTTCAAATCAACCAGTATCTTCTCAAGTAAATAGATTTTATCCTGTTGTAAGTATATCAGATTATCAAAACAAAAGTAATTCATGGAATACAAGCCAGACTCTTAAACCAATCACTTATAAAGTTTATAATAAGTATGGAAGATTTAGCGATAATAAAGGAAGGTTTCTTTTATTAATAATTTATGGAATTGATCACAAAAATAGTGAATACTCAAATGTTAATAAAGTTGTTAAAAATAATCTTAAATTAAATGAAAGGGAAATTCCTTCTTCTGGTCAAGGTTTGAACTTTATCATAAACGTTGCTAATGGTGCTGTTTTAGATAATATATTTCCACCATTACTTGAAGATACTAGTTTAGGTGTTAAAGTTGAACATAAAATAACTAAAACTGGACCTAAAACTTTTAATATTGTTCGAGATTTTATAAACATTAATAGTAATTTAGTTCTCTCTAGTGAAGTTTCAAATATAATTAATGTGGAAAATGAAATGTTAGAATTTTTTAATCCACAAATTTACACTAATGAGAAGTTTGATACAAACTATCATAATATTGGGCAGTCCGTTTCGAGAAACTTTTACTACAATGTTAGTAGTGTAGAACTTAGAGACTTGGGCACTAATACTTTACCAAAAGTTTCGTACAAAAAGAAAGAAAAGTTTAAGTTAAATGAACGTCAACAAAGGTTTAGTTTGTTTGAATATAATTCAAATTTTGGAACGTCATTTACATTTTTTAGAGGGGGTCGCCTTGAAATAAAAGAAAGAGCCGATACGAGTACCCCTGTAAATTTTAATTTAGACGACATACCAATTGTTGCTGATTCAAATCGCTTTGATAACTACAAGTTCTCGGTTCTTATGCGTTTTAATAAAAATAGTGGTAATGAATTTAACACCCCTTATAGTATTAGGTTTATAGAAAATAAAGCATTCGAAACAATTGTAATGTTAATAGATGTTTACTTAGAAGATTATAAACTTTTGAAAGGAAACTATGATGAAGTTATTAAAGATTTTAATGAATATAAATTCACTCCTACATATACTGCACTTTATAGTCTTAATGATTTAAAATGGAAAAAAGATCATTTTAATAATAATATTTTTCATTATGAATATGGCATACCGTTTATATATGATTCATATCTTTCACAAATTAGTTATAGTTCACAGGGTAATGAACTTTTTTCTACTTATGGACCACCACCTGCAAACCAAAAAGCTCCATTTTTTACTTATGGTGTTTGGATAAATGATAAACTTGATTTAACGCAGTCTGATTATGAGCAAATACCCACGATGTTAAGCGAAACTGAAAGCTTTGTTGGTAAACAGTTAAAACAAGTAAACATTGGCAAATATGAAAACTTTCCATTTTATGTAGGTGGAACAAAAGAAATTTTAGATAAATCAAATAAAGTTAATGACTACAGTTCTTTAATAATATTTGATTCGGAATCTACTGGAAGAATAGGGTCTCGTTGGTATAACATTTATAATAGTTACAAATCAGACTTTAGTTTAGTTAATAATAATTGGGGGCTTTTAGAGCAAAATGATTCACTTCGTTATTATGAACGAATATACGCAAATCCTGATAATAACTTTCCAAAATTTGATAAAAGTTCTAATAACTTTAGTCCAAAATTTAATGGTCATCTTCAAAATTCTGGTAAAACGTTGTATCCTAATCCATCTAGTTCTATAATTAGTTTTTATGATCCAGTTCTTCGCGAAGGTAGTTTGCCTTACCATTTACCTATAAATGAAATTAACACTTTTTCAATAGGGTTTGAACCATCTGTAGCTAGTTCTGCTGTTATTAATGTTGAAGATCAGTTTATCTATTCATCTCCATGGATAGTAAAAAATTCATTATTCGGTAACTTCAATGTTGATGAAACAAGTTACTTTTATGAATATGGAGGTGTTAGTTATTTTCAGGATGTAATAAAAGACTTATCATATTCCAGTATTGCTGAAATGGTAAATAACGGAAATCCACTTGTGGGTTATGAAAGCTATGATTGGGATAATAATGGAAATCAAATTAAAACAACTAACGAGTTTCTCATTGAATTTGTAAAATACGACACATTTACAAAAAATGAAGATGTTAATGTTGTTAAAGATACAAATAAACCCGGTGAGCTTCAACTTAAAGATACAATAGGTTATAATTTAGAAAGTTTTGATTTAAGCAAACCTAAAAACTTTAATCGGTTCAGTGGATACTATGAACCTATATTTTATAATTTATTGAGTTTCTGTTCTTATGATTTACCAGTATCTGTTGATTACATGTTTACTAAGTTTTTGAATGTTTATCCTAATCTTTATCAAACACCAGTTGAATTTAATAATTATACTGAAGCAATATTTGATGAAAACCCGCTGACCACTTTTAATATTGAAACAATAAATGAAACTTTTGATACAACATTTCAAGAGCTTAAAACAAGTCTTAACAGGTTCAAAAATGATAACATTGAATTTTCAAAAAATCAATTATTTTTAGAAAATGTTGAAATTAATTATAATGAAAATATTGGAAAGATTCCTGAAGAATGGTATTTAAGAATAAACTATGAAAACCAGAATATATTAAATCTTTCAAATAACCAAGTTTTTCCAAGTTTCTACTTTTTAGTAGGTGAAAATTCCATTAATAATAGGTCAATGCCTATTTGGCTTTCTAACTGGGATTCTGGTTACTATAGAAAGACAAATCTTAATAAACAAGATATTCCAATAGTTGGAAGCCGTGAATTTGTGGAAGAAAAGGCGTATATGGGATCAAAACGCATGGCAATACCCAAAAGGTTATACTTTGAAACCTTTAAATCAACTGAAGTCAATGATATAAACAATATTAGCACTAAAGTTTTTGAAGGTAATGATATTTTCCATCAAAGAAATGGGCTGCAACTTAATTTTAAGATTAACTTAAAACGTAGAATGTTAGAAAACTTTGTAGAACAGTCAAGAAGCTATTTTGAAAATTATATTAATCCAGACTGGTCGAACTTTTCTAGTAATGGTAGCATAGATGACTATATTCGCAGATACTTTGATGCTAACGTGGTAAATGAATATACTCTAAAGAATTTAATTTTGTTTACAAAAACACTAAAACAAAATCAACAAATAGAATTAGTACAAACTAATATTTCTGATACACAAAAATTTCAAAATGGATTCATTCCCAATAAAAATGTTAGTATTAATTCAATATCTGAAGACCTAGTAATTACAGGAACTTACAGATTAAATGATAATAGTACAAACGCTGTTTCATTTTCCGTTGAATTAGAAAAAGAATAAATAGTAAAAATAACAATATAAACAATGGCTCAAGACGACCGCTGTATTCCCAATATAAAAAATATAAATGAAGGTGATAATATATCTAATTTTGTAGATAAAGTAAATTTTAACTTTGACCAAATTCTACAATGTGGAGGCGGACCTCAAGGTGAAAAAGGTGAAAAGGGTGATAGGGGGATACCCGGAGCCACAGGCCCACAGGGGCCACAAGGAGAATCTGGAGAGGATGGGTTAACTTGGTTTTATTTTGATAAAGATCAGAACCCATCTACAACCACTTTTCCTACTATTAAAGATGATGATTTTGTAATTAATAAAGGTGCTAAAATTTATCAATATGATAAAAGTAATGATACATATGCGCTGCTAGTTGATCTTGCTAGTGTTGTAGCAGGTGCTAACCAGTTTTTTGAAAAAGCACTGGTTTCGGGTTCAAAGGTTGATAATGCGGTTTTTTTAAACACTTATACGGATAATAACAATAGTTTATTTAGACAACTTATTTTGGGGGAAGATACTTTTAGAGGTAATATAGCCAATCAATTAAATAGTAGTTTTAACACGCGTTTTAGATCACATTTAAGTGATAGAGATAATCAAGAATTTTTGAATTTTACAATCGCTGAAGATAATGGAAATTATATAGGTGAACTTTTAAGGGTTCAAAGCCGCGCTCAAGATAATCCATATAGTGGAACTCCATCGGGCAATACTACAATTCAAAACGATATAGAATTTGTTTTTCATCAAAATCTTAACTTTTCTATAGTTGATATTACTGAACCAGGAGGTCTTAGTTTGACTGATCCAAATGGAAAACATTTATTTCATACTGGAATTAGTAGTGGAAATTACAAACCCCCTCAAGATTCATCGTTAACAAATAATCCAAGCAACCCACCGTCAGCACTAAAAGATAGTTCTTTCTTATTTTTGGCTGGCTCTAGTAACAATACTTATGACATAGATGTTACCAGTTATGATAAGTTAAATTATGAAGGTTTTGGTTACTTTGTTAATAATGTAGGAAGCCCAACAACTATTAAAGATCTTACTAATTATTTTTATGCCAATTTGGGTGACAGCGGGCTTTTTGATGTTTGGTCTAATTTTGGTAGAATGTATTTTCAACAAGATTCAAATTATGATAATGTTTTAGATGTAACAACTGATTTTATACGGTTTAATGGAGCTGTTCAAGTAAAGTCTGAAGATAGTAATGCAACGTATTTTAGTATTGAAGATTCACAGGCATCAAAGTTATTATTTGAAGTAAATGATTATAACTTTAGTAATAGTCCAAACACGAAAAGAATTTTTAGTGATGAATCGTTAGTTAATTCAAAAACTACTGGATCATCAAAAGAAAGGCCGCTTTTTTATAAGGAAAACACTAACTTACTTTCTTCTGGTCAAGGTTTCTTTGAATTCGGAAAAATTGGTTTGAATAATTCGGATCATGTTGAAAAAACTTTAACTGAAGAAATTGGTATTAAAAATGTTAGTAAAGATATTAGTGGTGAATTTTGGGGGTTTCCAAGTGATAAGTTTAATCCAGCTGCTACATTTCCTAAAACTGTAACTGTTAGTTTTAATACTTTAAAAAATAACGGAACAATTGTTAAACCATTTGAAAAAACACAACTTTATTTTCTTGATGAAAATGGTTCAATATATGACACTTATGATCCACAAGCTGCTCCAAATACACTTTCTAATAGAGTGGATGGTTATCCATTAAATCCACCAACTGGTACTGAAATTCCCTTTGATAAAGATGCGTTTTTATTAGCTGATATTGGTCTTCATAGAAGACAAAACTCCTCTAACCCACCTAACGTTTATTTCGAAAAAGCGGATGGAATAAATGTTTATTTTATTAAAACTTATTTACTTATAAATATAGAAAACCCAGTGTCAAAAATTCAGGTTTCTTTGGACAATATTCTAAATGATGGTAATAATACTCCACTATCTTGTTCTAGATTTGATTTATCTGGTATTGTGTTTTTTAGTCGTAGTGGTAGTATAAACTATTGGGAATCTTTAAAAGCTCTTAATATTTTAGAAGGGTATGATATTGAAATTGCCAATACAGAAAAACTTGCTGGGAGTGGAGCTTTATATTTAGCTTCTCCTGCTTGGAGTCAGTTTTCTAATATTAATGTAGATAGAGATCAATTTACATTTCCAAGACTTGAATTTGAGGATTTTACTGCTCCAGCACAAGCTCAAAAATTTTATGGTTCCAATGCTAGAGTATATAGAGATCCTGTTCTTACCCAATTAGCTAACCAATCTAATACTGACTATATAGAAAATGATTACTATAGAGCTGAAAATCCAATTTTCTCTAACGAATTATCATCTGGTACTGTGTATCATATTGCAGAAACTGCTTATATGGGTTTAACGTTTGTGAATAGTCTACCTGTCGGTTTGTTCGTTGGATTAAGTGGTGGTTATCCAAACTTTAATCTTAAATATCTAACAGGTGCAACTGCTTATGACTTAAGTTCTGGTAATACTACTCCTATATCCAATCTTCCTGATTAAATAAATACAGTAAAAAATCATGAAAAACACATTAACATATATCGGCTTGGGACTAATAATTTTGTCCGTCGGTGCTAACATATTCTTATTTACTTCACTTAAATCAAAAGAGAATGAAGTAAATAAACAAAAGCAAAATGTTAAAGCATTGAAAGATAGTTTGAGAAAAACACGTGAAGGTGGAAAAGACGTATATTCAACTGGAACATATGATATATCAAGTATAAAAGATATAAAAGATAATTTTCCAGAACTTTATGATGAAATTAAGTCATTGAACGATGGAAAAAATGTTAAAACTATTAATAAAACAAAAGTTATTACTGACACGCAATATAAAGATGTAAAATCTGATTATGTTAAACTGGATTCTAATCGTTATAAAATTAGTTGGAACTACACTAATTCGGATTCCAGCAGAGTGTTTACAGGAAACAGCTCATTTAACATTTCGCACGGCGTAGGAAAAAAACTTTTTGAAAATGATTCTACATATTATTTTTCAGAAATACATGGTTTAAATAATATAGAATCCAATATAAGCAGAAGCCGGTTTGAAGTTGATTTAGTAATTGGACAAAGAGAAAAAGATGGATATCGTGAAGTTTTTGTTAAACCACTTCAAGACGATGTTAGAGTTGGTAGATTAAAAGGTGCGCGTATAATCCCAGAATCTGAAAAACAAGACGGGTTCTTTAAGCGTTTAGAGTTGGGCACTTATGTAGGTGCGGGGCTAAACTACAACCCCTTTAATCAAAGACTACAACCAGGTGTTCAAGCAGGGTTTGGTGTAAGTTACAGAATCACTAACTAAAAAGTAATTTGACTTTTTACACTTTTGCTATTGACAGGTATTCAATAATGCATTATATTTGTACTAGTCAAAACTAAAACTTATAAATTATGGACTTGATTCAACAAATTAAAAGGTCTAAAGAACATCCAGTAAAGGAGGTGTTCGGAAAGTCTAAAGAAGATGCGGTAAATCTTGTTAAGAAATACCGCAAAGGCAATGAAAGTCAAAAACAAAAAAAGTGGGAAGAAAACATGGGTAAACTGCTTTCGATTTATTCTTAACCTTAAGTTAAAAAATTATGTCAGAACTAAAAGATTATTCACAAATCAGACCATCTACTCCGTCTGAGATGTTCAATGTTCTTTATAACTTAGCCGAAGTCAGAGAAAAAATTAACTTTGGTTATATAGAGAACGATTATCTTCCAGAAACAAAGACCGATCAATTTTTTGAACTAAATTCAATCAATTCAGAATTAAGTGATGAATGGTTAGCGGTGCTTCCAGTTTCTAGTGTAGATGAAGCCGTTTCAACTTTAGCTTGGATACTTAAAGATGAAATTGAAAAGGCTGGAATGAGTAGTTTTGTTAACACTAACTTTTTCATTTGGTTAGCGAATGAATAATTTTAACCAGTTAAAAAACATTAAAAATGTACTTAAGCAACCAAGAATCCGACATGGCATATAATGACTTGTCTAATTTAGAACCACTTCTTTATTCTATTTTAACAGAAGTTGACAAAATACCTGATGCTAACAGCATGGCTATTATGTATAGAATGCAATTAAAAAATCGTGTTCAAAATACTTTACGTGAAATAGAAACGTATAAAAATTATGTCATAACTGACAACTATGTAGGACAAAATGAAGTTATAAATATGACAAGAGAATTAAAAAAACTTTTTTCTAAAGTTTTTATTGTTTTGTATGATCTTTTTAATCAGGGCAAGTATTATGAACGGTCGGCAAATGATAAAAAGTATGATAAAATTTTGCAAAATGAACATGTTGAATTTTTAAACTATATTAGAACAATTGAAAACATCTCGCATGAAAGAACAGATGCGGATGATATACATTTTCATCCTATTTGTTATAAAATAGAAAAAATTTTGTGTAACATTGTTAACAAACTAAAAAAACAAAAGTTTTATATTATTAAAAAAAGACTTGTAGAAAACAATTACAAACTCAATATTTAGTCTTATGCGCGTTCATCCACCACCTTATGTTATCGTGGTTACAATAAACAAAAATATTACGCAACTTGAATTAGATAATCTAAACTATCCTAATACTAACTTGGATTTTAATGAATCAGTTATTGATTCAACAATTGAAAATTCTTCGTTTCCTCTTAAAAGTAAATCGGGAGAGCTAATAGAGTTTTATGATATGGACATTGCCAAAAAAGCAGTTGATTCTATAAAAAATTTTTACAGCTATTATTTATACAACAATGTTTATTTAGAAAGGCAAAAGGTTATTTATAAAAAAAGCAAAGGTAATCTGTCGAATAAAAAGCCCGAAGGATTGAAGTTTGAAGATGGTGGCTATGCTTTTTACCTTCAGGTAAAAGACACAACAATAAATAAAAAGAATTCTTACAAAAAAATTGAAAACTTGAGTGAAGAAGATTTAATTGGAATTCGTAAAGCACAGGTTGTTCCAACTTGTAACTGCTATTATACAGAAACATTTCAACCTACTGACATTAATCTTAGTTAGTGTTTAAGTATATAAGTTATTATGGGTAAAAGTAAAGAATTTGTAAATTCTAGTCTTATAAACAAAGTACATTGTTCAGATTGTGTTAATTTTATGGATAATCAATTACCTGAACAATCAATCAGTGTAATTGTAACATCACCACCTTATAATATTAAAAATTCTAGTGGAAATTTTTGGAAAAACTCAAATAAAGGACGTTGGATTAATCCTAAGTTAACTAACGGTTATTCAAACTACGATGATAACATGCCTTATGATGAGTATGTCCAGTGGCAACGTGACTGCTTAAATTCAATGATGAGGGTTTTAAGAGATGATGGGGTAATCTTCTATAACCACAAATGGAGGGTTCAAGATGGTCTATTACAAGATCGAAGGGAAATAATTGATGGCTTCCCTTTACGACAAATAATAATATGGCATAGAAATGGGGGAATTAATTTCAATAACAGCTATTTCTTACCAGTCTATGAAGTTATTTACATGATTGCAAAAAAGGATTTTAAGCTGAAAAGGGGAGCAAATAAGTTAACTGATATTTGGAAACTTTCACAAGAAAGAAGCAATAATCATCCTGCCCCCTTCCCCGTTGAATTGCCCTATAGATGCATTGATTCTACTAAGGAAGGTGTCGTATTAGACCCGTTTTTTGGTTCAGGAACAACTGGAGTAGCTGCAAAACTATTAGGAAGGGATTGGATCGGTATAGATATGGCTCAAGAATATTGTAACATTGCCGAGGAAAGAATAAAATCAACAAAACAAGGTTCAGCCACAAATCAAATTTTTTAGTATAACAGATGCTACAATTATGATATACATAAAAATTTACTTATTAATTGGTATAATATATACATCGATTATAGTGTTTTTTATATCAAAGGATGTCCGTAAAAAACTGGAAGCTTCATATCCTACTTTAGTAATAGCTACATACTTAATTATTGTAATTTTATTTTGGCCATACTTTTTCATTAATTCATTAATAAAGTACATAAAAAACAAATTCTTATGAAACCAGAAATATATTTTGATAATCAAAGAAAAATTAACGAACATTTTGGAAAGTTTATACCTTCTGATTATTTTTTTGATTATGCCAAACGCGATGAATATAAAAATAAGTTGGACTTTAATTTTACTGAATGTTTTGGTTTGTTTTCAAGTATAATGTTTAATCGCGAACCATCAAAAGTGGAAGTTTGTAATGACTTTGATGGCTCACTTGTAAATTTTTCAAGATGTTATCAAAATTGGGGAAACAAAGAAAAACAAGAACTTGAAGAATTAATAAAGAATACTGAAATTAATTGGGATACATTCACTAAAGCATCTAACTTACTTTGGCATAATGTTTACGAAGATGAAAATAAAGATGTTGATGAAGCTAATACAGAGTGGGCGTGGGCTTTTTGGGTTGTTCTTAACTGGATAAAACCCAATACTAATATTCAAACTTTACAAGAACGTTACATGAGAGTTCAAATAGAATGGCGTTCACCCCTGTATTGTTTAGGCGGGTATGATTCTGATTACACCCTATTTTGGGTTAATCCGCAGTTTATAATAGAACCCAGAAATAATGGAAAATATAAGCATGAAGAAGAACGTGATGGAGGACACTATGAACGGTTAATAGATACAATGTTAAACAATAAAGGGTCAATTGCTCTTGTTAGTTATGAAGATGAAGACTACTCTCAGTTAAAAGAATATGATTGGGTGAGTTATAACATGTTTGATAATGTTTATATTTGGCTTTCACCTAGAGCACAATATATATATGAAAAAGCCCATTCTGATTACAAATTAACCAAAGATAAAAGTTTTGATTCTACATCAATTTTTTAATTGTTAAAGAATGTTAATTATGAACATAGACGAAAACATAGAACACTTGAAAAATGTTTTGAATAGAGACTACAGTTACTGTAAAAATCTTAAACCTTTTGGAATAGGCGATATTTACAAAACTTTAAAGCCAAATATAGTTTTATCAGAACTTGATTCTGATTTTAAATCACCTGAAGATGTTGCTTATTATGTTGTAAGCATTGCAGATCCAAATAACGAAAGAGGCAGAAAACCCATTTCATACAACATGTATGAATCATTGTCAAATTTACAAGATTTCGAATACTTTTTATCAAAGTTATATACTAATGGCTCTTTGAAAATCCACTATAGTTTTAATCCAAAATCGTATATAAATAGTTATTACCATATAATTGAAGATGAAAAAAGAAACTTAGAAAATTCTAAAAAATTTGCAGAGTTTAATAACAATAATATTGAACATAAACTATTTAATCCATTTTACAATAATAACGAAGTTCTTGACTTTTGTTTACTTTATAGTGGTACAAACAGTTCTCTTTCTTCTAAATCTAGCACTTTCTACATGTTAGAAATTTCTTATAGTAAAAATAAAAGATATTTTGTTCTTTTCCACGTAGAAAAAAACGATTCGTATTTTCGTGTAAATGTATATGAAATAATACCAATAAATAAAGAAAGTATTAAGTATTTAATACAATCAATTGAAAACAACAAAAAGCTTGGATTTTATGGTATGGATGCATACCATGATATAGCAGTGAAGAAAAAAGACTTTCTTAGCTATCTTAGAAAGCTCAAAATTAAAAGCACTCCTTCAAAAACCAATTTAATTAACTAACCAAAAAAACAAAATTTATTATGTCAGAAGAAAAACAAAGCAATGCAAATCCCCACGTGGCAGATATTGTTGTATTTGAGAAATTAAAAAATGAATCAAATAAGTATACACCAAAGCAAGATTATCAGGCGCGGGTTTTAGTGAAAATGGAATACCCGCTAGATCAAAATGGTGAAGTAATTCAAGAACGTTTAGATCGAAGAAATGCCCTTCGGGAAAATATTAGAAAAACTTTTGCAGAACATTGGAATGTTGGAACAACATTAGAAAGTGAAACGTTTGTTACTGTAAGATTTGGTGATGAAAATGGAGACTTAGGTTTGAACGTAATCACAAACAATACTAAAGAAACTAATCAAGAGGAGGAAAACAATGAATAACATAAGCAATCCCAAACAGAAGCAAGTTGTTGGTCAATATAATGAACACACTTTCAAAAATGATGTTTTAAGCTTTTTTGAAAGTTACGGTTACAACCCCTATTATTATAGGATTTATAATCATTTTGCTTATTCAGATATTTTAAACTTTATTGAAGAGCTTAAAAGTAAATACAATTATGAACTTTCTAGATCTGATATAGATGCATTTTTTAAAAAAGATGCACTTGTGCATGATGTAGTAGAAGAACATTACTTTGATTCTTTTTATTTTACGTTTATTTACGGTACAGAAAAAAGAACAGTTTACAAAATTAAAAGCAACGATGTTGAAAATCAAAAAGATTCGGTTGTTAGGGAGTTAAAAATCATGGCAACTCAGGATGTATTTAATGATGTAGTTGAACTTTTAGATAACTTTATATTAGAGAACGTGGTGCAAACGTATGACTCTAATGGTGCAGATATAATGTTTCTAAAAACATCTAATAATGGTCTAGATTTAGATAACATGAAAATACAAAAAGTACATATTCCAGATTTGGATTTGTACTACGGAAAAAACTTTACCGAAAAGTATAATGGGGTTGTTAATAACTTAAAAACCACGCAAAGTGGAATATACATATTTCACGGTAATCCTGGAACTGGCAAAACTTATTTGCTTCGAAAAATAGCTCAAGACCTTCAACATGAGGTTAATAATATAATTTTTATTCCATCAAAGTTTAGTAAGTCTCTTGCTGATCCAGAATTAATATCTATTTTGTCTAATAATACGGATTCCGTTTTGCTCATTGAAGAAGCCGATAATGCTATTAAATCGAGAAGTCATAATCCAGATTCAGATGCGGTAGATAATTTACTGCAGCTTACAGATGGCATTCTAAATGATGCTATTAAGTGCAGAATTGTAATTACATTCAATCAAGATCTTAATTTAATAGATGAAGCTCTTTTGAGGCCCGGTAGGCTAATGTTTAGACATAAATTTTCTAAATTACCAAAACAAAATGTTAATGAAATTTGTGATAGTATTGGTAAAGGAAAATTAAACCGAGATGCTTATCTTTCTGAAATTTTTAATAATGAAGTAGAAAGCAACGTTATAGATAACGATACATATATTGGATTCTAAAAAATAACAAACTATGGCTGAAACAGTAAATCAAAAAGTTTTTAGACGATTAGCATCATCAATTGAATCATACTTGTCCAATATCACCCTAAAAACCGAAAGTTTTTTTGAAAGGGGGTATTGGATTATTTTCAGTGATGCTGGTCAAAAGTCTTTTCATATAGTTATTAAAGAAGACCCAGAATGTCAATATGGGAGTAGTTCATGGTATGTTAGTTTGTGTGAAGTTCCTTATCTCGAATCTGGTGATGACGGTGGTGTTCCAGCAGAATTAACAGAAGTAAGATTTAACAGTCCAATTTTAATGTTTAAGTATTTGCTAAACAATATACCAAGAAACGAGTATGAAAATACAGTTAGTAAGATAAGAGGTTCTTTAGATTATGGTGATTCCGATGATCCTGTATGCAATACCTTAGATATTATGTTCATTAACAATGACAAATAATTTTTTTAATTTACAAATAAAATTTATATGTTAGATATAGAACATAATGGTAACAAAGTGCATATATCTTATTTTGATAGTGATGGTAACAATCGTTTACTTTCATATACTTTAAGCCCAAATGAACAGTATGATTGGGCTTATGCATCTCAAAATGATAAAAATAGGATTAAAGGATACTTATCATGGGATGGAAGACCTGTTAAAAAACGTGAGGTTAAACAAACATTTTCCAAATTTCGTTTGTTTGAATTTCTTGAAAATTTATCAGATCAGGATAAAGAAGCTATATATGCGATGAATTATCCTAAAATGTATTTTGTGGATATTGAGGTTGGTGTTAGCGATGAAGGGTTTCCACATGCTGAAAAAGCGGAACAGCCAGTTACAACAATAGCATTATGTAATCAAAAAGGTCATATTTTTGTTTTAGGTTTAAAACCATTGAACGAAGATGAAATAAGTGATATACAGAAAAACATAAATGAACATATTAACAACAATAGTGCTGGTATAAATAAAGAATGGAAGTTAAAGTATCTTTATTTTGAAAACGAGAAAAACATGCTTTATGCGTTCACACATAAATTTGTGAAAAAGATGCCCTGTCTTACTGGTTGGAATTTTGTAGAGTTTGATTGGCAGTATTTAGTAAATCGTTGTAAAAAGTTTGATATAGATTTGGCATCAGAGGCAAGCCCAACGAACACATGGCATGGTTGGCGTAAGCAACCTAACCACCGTTTAGTTTTTGACTATATGGAGGTTTATCAAAAGTGGGATAAAAAGATTAAAGTTAAAGAATCTGGTTCGCTTGATTGGGTAGCAAACGCAGCTCTCGGTATAAACAAGGTTAAATATTCTGGTACGCTTCCAGAATTGTATGAAAAAGATTATAAATGGTATATATTTTATAATGCCATTGATGCTTGTTTTGTTGAAATGATTGATGAAAAATTAAACACATTTTCAACATTCTTATCTCTTACAAATGCCAGTAAAGTACCACAACTTCAAACATTTAGCTCTAATTATATAGCTGAAAGACTATTGTTTTCAGAGTATTATCAACAAAAACGAATACTCTTAAAAGACCCCAATAAGAAGAAAGAAGATGTAAGTGCGGGTTATGGTGGTGCATACGTTAAGGAACCTAAGTTAGGTATCCGACACAATATATTTTCAATGGATTTTACATCTATGTATCCATCCATAATGTTGCAGTACAATATAGGCGTTGACACCTACTTGGGAAAATTAGAAACTCCAGATTCAACTGAATTTTATAATGAACAAACTGGTAATTGGGAAGAATTTAATCCTGAAAAACATTTATTAACTGCATTTTTAGAAAATGATAATTCAGAAAAAGTTTTAAATAATAATAGTCAGTACACAGGCGGCGCTGTTTTCAGCAAGGAAAATAATTCAACCCTTTCAAACTTTGTTGGTAAACTCTTTGATAAGCGTTATAGTTATAAGCGTGGTGCTGGTGAGATAGAAAATGAAATTCAAAAATTGGAAAAAATGCTTAACGATAAAAGTTAGATAAAATTATGGATAAATTAACTAAGACTTCAGAATATGAAAATTACTTAAAAGAGCTAATTCGCTTTTTTAAGATGTTTTTAGCTAGAACAACAAATCATTTGGGATTTGTTGATAAGCGTTTATTAAGAAATTTTGTATTTAAAACTGATTCAGAATTTCTTAAAACCACTGAAAAACATTTACAAAAAACTTATTCCCTGTTACAAAATGAAAAAGCAAAGGTTGTTTCTGTTAACTCAATTGGTAGCAGTTTGGTTATAAAGATTTATGTAAACTTGGATTGGATGAGAAACAGTTCTGTTTTAATGCACATAAAAAAGCGTTATAAATCTGATTTTGATAGTTTTTTGCGTTATCTGCTGGAAAAACGTGATAAGGATAATAACATAAACAAAACTTCAAATTATTTGCATCTTCTTAATAATTCTTACTTAGATTATCAATATCTTAATAAAAGCAAAGCTACAGAGTTTTATTTAGTGTTTACATTAGCTCTTAGTGACGTGGTTACTGCATCAATTTGTAAAGAATTTTTATCAGATGAATATCTTGATCTTAACAATTTTATTACAAAAAGTAGGCTCTTTAAAACGGTAAATTACGTGAAAAAAGAAAGAGTCAAAAGATCTTCTCATAAGTTACATAAAGTTTTAGTATAAAATCTATTATAAAAAACTAAACCAATAATTTTTATGTTTTGCAACACTCTTTATTTAGTAGTTGATTCTATAAAAGCGTTTTTTAGAAAGCTTATTACTGGAAAAACGTATGACCGCACTTCTTATGAAAAAAGGTTTCCAGTTGAAAGCATATGTATGTATGCAGCAAAAGTTATGAAAGATCATTTAAGTTATTGTGAAAATAATTCACATGCTCCAATTATTTATGATCCAGTAAGGGAACAGAAAATTCAAAAAGGTGAAATACCTGATGGGCTTCGTTCAGACGATAGAAAAATACTTTGTGATATAATTAATGCTTTTGAAATAGGCTCTCTACCACATCCAGATTGTGATAATTATTGGTCAAGGCTACGCAAACAAAAAGAAAAAGAACTTTCTAGAGAAGACTTTGAAACTTTTGATAAGTCCCTTGAAGCAAAACGTTCACATGGTTTGTATTTATTTAAAAAATATTTTGAAGATATAGGTGATGACTAACACAAACAGTAAAAGTAATGCTCCTGAAATTGATACTGTATATCTAAAAGGTCTTGTTAAATTCTTTAATGCAGTAATTAACAGAATGGAACCGGAATATCCAAGTTTAATTCAAAGTATACCAGTATATTCTTATACGTTTGGAACAGTGAACAAAAGAAGATGTTATTCCGAGTGTTGGAAACCTACTGAATTTTCGATAAGCACATTTAATAAACTTCTTTTTATCGCTTTTGATGTGGCGATCAAGGATAACACTAAACTTGAGTTTCTTTCAAATAAGTATAAAGAAGATTTTAAGAATTTTGTTAAACATCAAAAGACAACTAATAAACCAGAAGCCAAAAACCAAAACTTTTTATCTTTTATTGAAAGCGCAACTCCAGTTGTTGTTGTTTCAGATCAAGTAAAAGAAATTTTACAAACAAAAAACAGAACTTATTTTAAAAGAGAATATGGTTATTATGTGTCTACCACATTAGTTTTTAACCTGCAAAGTTCATCAATTTCTTATTTGTTTAAGTCCCTAATAGAAGATGATTTATTACTAAAAGAAAGTAATAACAATTATTTTAAAATTACTTCATATTTGAAGTCTTACAAAACTTTAGATTTATTTGTCAAAGAGGTTAAAAGTGAACTACTGTACTATAAATTGAAAAAAACTAAAAAAGAACAAGAGTGATGCATTCATATTCTCCTGAAACCGATATTGAATACTTAAAGTATCTTATTAAATTTTTTAAAAAAGTGAGTCTTAGGCTAGATAGCTATCTATTTATACAGACGCAAAACAATGTCGATCCAAACTATTCATTTACATTTCGACCTCCATCTTCAAGAAAAAGGTGTTATGAAACATTTATTTTTGAAAAGATTTCACTTAATCAAGTTGATAACAACTTGGTTATTAACTTTGGTGTTCTTGTTCCTAACAGTTTAATTATAGTAGATAGATTTACTAAACGTGCAGATACAAAAAAATTAGATTTATTTAAGAATAATTATAAAAAAGATTTTGATTACTTTATTAATTGTGAAAAGTCTGTTAATAAGTTACAAAATACAAATCAAAACTTTTCACGTTTTATTGAAAGTGTCAAATTAGTTAGCGCCATATCTGAAAGTCGCGAAGTTATCAACACCAATAATCCACTTGTTTTTAGTGGTCTTGAATCTGGTTATGTCATTTACAACACTATAAGTATGGATTTGCAAAGTTATTATATATCAAAGTTGTTTGCAAAATTATTAAACGATTTTTTTTATAATATAAGTTTTACTTTTCATAAATCTATTAATTCTATTGTTAAAGAAATTAAAAAAGAGATATCATATTATAAACTGAAAGATTTGAACAGTAAAAAAGTAACATCTTCTTTGTCCCAATCTATAAAAGATTCAAGTTAATAAATATAAAAAACTAATGAAGTCGCCTATTTACATTTTTGATATTGATAGTACACTTTCAGATGCATCATGGCGTGAACAAAAGTATTTAAATAAACGTTCAAAAGAATGGAATAAGTTTAATTTAGAATGTATTAAAGACAACCCAAAATATCCCATGTTTAATTTGTACTGGCAAATTCTTGTTTGCATGTTAGCACAAAATAAATTAAATAACGTATACTATTTTACTGGACGATCAAACGATGCAAGAAGCCTTACTCATGATTGGTTTATGAACCAAGGTATTTTAGCTATTAACGATGAAAATTTGTACATGAGACCAAACAGCGATTTATCCAGATCAGCCGATCTAAAAGAAAAATGGCTTCATAGTTGTTTTGATTGTTCAACTTATTACAACATTATTGCATTTGATGATAATCCAGATATTATTAATATGTACACTAAAAATGGTGTAACCGCTTTTCAAGTAACATAATTTTATATCAATTAATTAGTATCCAAAAATTATGGACACAACAAAACTAGTTTATATTAGACCCATATTGTACGCCCGCTTTAATAACAAAAAACCATCAACTGTTAATAGTTGGTGTCAACGTAATAAAATACCATCAAAAGAATATAAAAATTATAGACATATACCAGCGTATGTAGACTTTTATAACATATACAATGCAAGTAGAGAAAATGGTGATTTATTACTTTATTTGCCAATCAGTGTTTATGCGCAATATGGTAACTTTACATATGATAAAGTAAAACACGATTTCAATAAAGGAAAATTAAATGATATGTATATAAGATGTGATGGAGCTAAACTTGCACTTGCAAAAGTTAATTTTGAAAAAGCATTTGATGATTTTAACCATAACCAAACCGGAAAATCTACAGCTAATAAATGCATAATATACGCTAGAGTTAATCATATGCAAAGTTACGATAAGATGTGTGAACAAGTTAAAGTGTGTAAAGAATATGCAGAAGATTATAATATAGAAATATATGACGTGGTTGAAGAATATGGTGATTCTATTAACATTAACCGTGAAAAAATTCAATATTTAGTGGATACCCATACTGAATGGCACTATCTTATAGTTTCTTCTCCTAATGTAATATCTTTTGGAGGAGGGAATACAATAAACTCTATGTTTGAAAAAATGGGTAATAAAGTTATTGAAGTAGATGATAAGTACGAAATATCAGAAGATGAAATTAATTTAGAAATTATGAACTTTACTAGTAATTGTTTTTAAAAAAATGTATAAAAATGAATAAAATAAAAAAATTAAAAGAAGAAATTAAAACATCTAAAATCCGTTATTACATGTACATAATAATGTACTTCTATTTTTATATTTTTGGAATGGGCTTCAATTATGTGGTACTGTATTTAACTACACACTTTGAATTTATAAACTTTAGTTTGTTTTTGTTTTGGACAATAATTTTTGTATATTTACTTATACTTATTATACTCTACTTTTTGATGCAAAAAGAAGAATCTCACTTATTAAATCTTGTAGAAAAAATATGTCGCATTAAAAAGTAAAGACTTTTTAGTAAAACAAATAAATAAAAAAAAATAAAACACTATGACAACTTACTTTAAAGGAACTATCTTTGAATATCTACTTAATGAACTTAATGGAAAAGTCATAACAGTAGGAGATTCAGAAAACATTAATCAACTTTCTGTTAAAGATTCTAACGGATTGCAGAAAAACGAAATACACGAAATTACAGGAACTGTAGATAGTATAACGCCATATTATGATGGTGATATACTTTTATTCGATTTCCATTTTACGAATGGATATACAGTCAGTTCTGTAAACTTTGCAAATTTTACTCAGGATTCAAAGTCACAAATTAAAGTTTTTAATCCAGATAACAACTTTAATTATGGAAGTTTTTATGAACTTAGAACATCACTTTCATCTGGTAGTAATTTTGATGTAATTGTTCCACTTATTTTAGATAGCGAACCAGCCGAATATTATGTGGTTCAAAATAAGTTTAAGAAAAATGATTTAGTTGATAAAATTTTACAATCACATTCTGATGCTGAAGCAAATGATTATGTGGGCGTAAATTCTTATTCAGTTAAATTTGTTGTTGATCGTTTTCATAACAATGACTTTTTTGATGGTGAAATTGCCCCATCTGTTTCACTCACTAGTTTTACTGATACTCAAAGCAATCCATTATCAAATAGTTTTATTGATACAATTTACAATAGTAATAACTTTACAGGAAATAGTTTTGAATTGTCTGTAAGTAGAAATGACTGGAGCGATGGAAATGCAGTTGCAACTTTTGACGTAACACTTGCTGGTGTGCCTGTTGGATCATCTTCTGTCACTAAAACTATCAAAGTTTACTTTGTTGATGACGTACAAAGTTTTAGCGTATAAACAAAAAAACACTTGTAATTAATTAAAAAAGTGGCTATTTTCATTGATAGCCACTTTTATTTTAAACTTTTTATAAAGCCATTTCATGTCATTGGTGGGTTTCTTAGTCCGCTATCTTTTAGTGCTTTGCTTACAATCATTGGATTAAATCTGGGTTTAATTTTATAACCTCTTTTTGCATTTGTACTTCTTAGAGCTTCTTTTTTTCTATAGTGTTTATACCACGGACTGGTTTTTTCTCTCTTCTTCCATTCATTACTATATTTTTGAATATTTTTTAATGACTTTGGAAGTCGTCTTTTATCAATTAAAGCTCTACCAGCTTCATTTCGGCTTTTTATCATAGCCTGTAATTCTTCTATTGAAAAGTTATCTATATAATACTTTATATCTCTATTTTCCCCTTTCCTACCAAAAAATATACAAGGATCAAACCACTTATTTTGTTCTTTTTGAGTGTTTCTTAAATCTTTCCAGTTTGTTTTAATATGATAAGCTCGTGTTGCAACTCTCATAGATTCTTTATCCATTTGAGCTATCTTACTTGTATTATACCATGTAAACCCATCAAGAATAATTTGTATATCCTCTAAACTTATTCCTTTTCCTGTATTAGAAAAATCAAAGTTTTCTAAAATATAGTAAATTATTTTTTTGTACCTGTTTTCAATTTGTAAATAATCCGTTTTACCAATTGCATCTTTTATGTATTCGGTTAATTCATTTGCAGCATCATGTATTTCTTCTTCCAGTTCTTCTGGTGTTGTTATATTTTTAGATGTTTTACTAATTAAGTCTCCTGTAACTACTTGATAAACTATACTTAGTATTTCAAAAAAGTAAGCGGGATTTTTATCCATTAGTCTTTCAAATGTACTTGCTAATTTTTTGTCTTGTGATTTTAAACTGTTAATTATATCGTCTGCTGCATGTGTAACGTTTCTGCCTATAATATGCATTGATTTGTGGGTATCAACTTCACCCCCAAATAAACCGGTTTGCCAACCATTTCCTTGATACCCCTCAGGCCCCCTTTTCATTTCAAATAAAAATTCTTCAAATGATTTTATATTCATTTTGTTTTTTCTTTATTTATTTTTATTTTTGATAAAGGTACTTTTAAACTTCTAAATATTTTATTAAATAAATAAAGAAAAACTTATATTGAGATTTGAAAAATTCTTTTCTAAATCACGGGTTCAAGTAACTGAATTAATAACAGATGCAAAAGACTTTTTGCGTGAACGTTATAGACAAGCAAGTCAAACGTTTACTGAAGGAAGTCCGTGGGGTCAACTTTTTCAAGTCATGTTAAATTTGGCCCAACTAATATTTTACTTTATTCAAGACTCCGTTGCTGAACTTAACATAAATGAAGCACGTAGAAACCACTCAATTTATGGGCTTGCTCGCCTTACAGGTCATAACCCAACAAATGCTAGGTCTGCATCTGGTACAATTCAAATTGTATTTGATAAAAGTGCCCAATCTGAAATAACGGGTCAATATGCTTATTTAATAAATTATACGAAAGTTAGGCTTGGTGGAGAAGCTGGAAATGGGTTAATTTATACGGTTATTCTTAATGCAGATCAAATAGCATTACCACAAGTTCCTACTGAAATTATTAATGTTAAACTTGTTGAAGGTAAATTTGAAACCCAACAAAAAACAGGAAATGGCACAAAACTTCAAAGTTTCACACTAACTGTAAAACCCAATGTTCAAATAGACCATCAATATACGCGGGTTAAAGTTAATGGAAAAGAATGGAGTAAGTATGATAGTCTTTATGATATACCGCGAGAAGCAGAGGGATTTTTACTTAAAACTGGTATTAATAAAGGAATAGATGTTTACTTTGGAACTGGAAATTTTGGAAAACGTCCACCGCCCGGAGCAAACATAGAAATTGATTACTTAGTTACTAATGGACAAGCTGGAAATCTTCAAAAGAAAGAAAATGTTAATTTTCAGTTTTTGGATCAGGGTTTTGATATACAGGGTAATGGTGTGGATTTGAATCAGTTTTTTAAAGCTGGTATGGTAGACGATATTAACCTTGGTGCTAATGCAGAAGACCCAGAATTTACTAGAATAATAGCTCCTAAGCAGAGCAGAAATTTCGTTTTAGCAAATAAAACTAACATAAGAACATTTTTTCAAAAGTTGAACACTTTTAGTTTTATTGATGTTTGGACTAAGACAGAAGATAATAATCCTGAAAATGATAACGTTGTATATGTTATGTTAATACCCAATATTTATAAGTTTTTGGGAACAAATACAAATTATTTTACCGTTCCGATAGATGCTTTCAAATTGTCTGAACGTAATAAAACCAAGCTTTTAAATCTTATAGAAGAGAGTGGACAGCGAGTTATTACAAATGTTATTAAAATTGTTAATCCAACACTAAGGCGTTACGTTTTAACGATTGAACTTGGAATATTTCAAGGTAATGATGCTAATCTTATTCGAAATGAAATTTTAGAACGTCTTTCAGATTATTTTGTAAATAGAAAACGCAGAACTAAAATTCCTAAATCCGATTTAATTGATGTAATTGAAGGAATAGAAGGTGTAGACTGGGTTGATGTTTATTTTATTTCAAAAGAAAATGAAGAACTAAAAGCAGAAAAACCAAATTCCAATGAAACCCCTGGTTTAGATAGAAATGGAAATATTATATTGGGAGAAAAAGAAGTTCCAATTATTAGGGGTGATTGGACAGACAGAAATGGTATTTACTTTGAAGAACTTCCAAATTTTGACACTCAAAGTTCTGTTAACATTTACATTAGTGAGATAAATGAACCACTAAATTAAAATTACTATGGAGAACTACTTTAAAGGTGATTTACATAACTTTATTAATGAAAGTTTTAAGGGAAAAGAATTAACTATATACGGTTCCAGAGACTTTCTTGTTCCCATAACAAACAACGAAGGATCAACCGCCGTATCTAAGCAGAGTGGTGTTGTCAAAAGCGTGTTTTTGAAAAATACTTCTAACCGTGTTTATCTTGATATATCATTTGATGATGGCAATACTGCTCGGAATATTCCCTTAAACATGATAATTAATGCAAATTATCAAAATGTAGAATCAGAGCCTAAAGTTATACCTTTTCCAATATTTGGAGCCAATCAAAAAACATATCCAAAACTTAACTTAACCGATGATGATAGTTATATCGATATTCCTATATACATTGAAAATTACGATCCTGAAAATTTGGAATTTGAATTTTTGGAACTGGACGAAAACATAGATATTAAAGAAATACTATATGACACAGCGGATAACTTTTACAGTGCTTTAGATAGTTACAGTAATTTTAGAGATTTACTGGTTTTTAGAATATATCTTAAAAAGGAAGGACACATTACAAACCTGCATCCTAAACTTATTATTAAAGATAAAAGTGTAAAGTATGGGGAGTTTACATTTTTTATAAATGAAAAGTAACTTTAATTAATTTAATCATTTGAAATTTCAACTGATTTTTTACTTTTAGTATTTATTTTATTAAACTATTATTTTACCTTTAACATCAGAAACAGCTTTAACATCTTCTTTTGTAAAATCTTTTTTTATTAGCAATACAATTAAAATCATCTTCAAGGTAAAAATTTATCTTGTATATTTTTATCTGGTTTTTTTCGTTTTTCTGTTATGTAGTTTTCAAAAGATTTTAGTTTCATAGTTGTTTTCTTTCATTTAAGAATTCAAAAAAAGTAAGAATTTTTTTCGATTCATTAATATTTTTAACATACTTTTTTACTGTTGATTTAATTTTTTCTTCTGATTCTTCTGTAGGAAAACCATCTTCATCACCTTCAACAGTTATATATTCTATATCACTTAAAGGTTTCACATCACCTAATTTTTTTGTTATTATTTCGTGTTCTATAACTGTAGGATTTTTACTTTTTATGTAATCTTCAAATGCTACATCATAAAACACTATATCTTCAATATTCACCATTCCAATACCAATTTCACCTTCATATACACCTGGTTCTGGGTTTCCAAACATAACTGCAAATCTTGAAGCTGTAAATGCATCTAAAGTCCAACCAGCATCACTTTCAAATCCTACATTTGAACCCCCTCTAAAAACAACAGCTTTATTATTAGTTCCGAAGCAACATATTTCATCATTTCGTTTTTTAACTGACTTTTTTACTTCTTTTTGTGATTTTTTAATTATTTCTTGTCCTGCGTCTGTATTAAGAAGTAATTTTTTTGCATTTTTTATTTTTTCAGTATCTCCTGCTGATGGGTTTTCTTTATAATCCATTAAAACTTTTAATACATCTTCTTTAGACTTTTCTTCCATAATTTTTTTTATTTATTTGAAATATGACTTTTATACTGTTGTTCATTTTGTTGGAGCCAATAACCTAACTCACCTAATGTATCTTTTTTAACTATCGGCCTATCAGTTTTATTAGATATTAAAGCCCATTTACTATCTTCCCACACAGGAACTTCATCATCTTTTACAGCTGCTATTCTGTTTGTAACACTTTTACCAAAAAATATAACTTGATCTTCTTCATCACCATAATGATATACTTTTACACCTGACCCCCTAAAGAAAACTGCTTCATCACCATAGTTGTATTCATCTCTCATACTGTTTCTAGATGCCCTACCGTATCTTTCGACATCATCAATATCATAAGCAAAGTTATAGCCCCCAAATTCTTTTATACTACCCCCAAATGCTGTAGTTAATCCCAATTTATCTACTGCCATTACACCTTTTGTAAAACCATCTTTTACAATTTCAAATGGATAGTCAGTTAAATGAACCAACCATTGATTTTTAACAATTTTTATATAATCAAAATAGAACCAACTTGGAATATCAGCATCCATTATTGGTAAATGACCACCACCAAGTTTCACAATTTGTTTATATAACCAATCTTTGAACTTTTTTTTCTCTTCACTTGTAAGTTCATCTATATCATCAAAGTCTTGTACTTTATTTGGATCGTAATTATGTTCCTTTGCAAAATATTCCCATAAAAATGGAAATGTATTAGCTAAATCATCTTTTTGTTTTTCTTTGTCTAAAGTAAGATAATTTTTAAGCGCTAACATTTCTGTATTCAAAAATTCATATAACCTTTCAAAATTATTATTTTGTTTTTCATTAAGAAATTCAGAAAAATTTGGTATTTTTCTTTGGTTATTTTTCAATGACTTTGTTTTTTTTTATTTTAAGGATTTGAGTTCTTCTAAAACATTAGAAAATTCATTAGATAAATCTTTATCGGACTCAAAATCTTGAAAGGCGGGTTTATTTTCGGGAGTATTTTTAAATCTTTTTTCAATTAAAGTAATAATATCATTTAAATTTTTTTGTCTCCATTCAACTAAGTCTTTAGCATCTGTTTTTATTAGTTGTTTTAAACCCTGCAACAGTATTTCATCATGTTTACTTTCTTTTGATATTTCTTTTGGACTTCTTTCAAATATGTTGGTAAAACCGTAAGCTTCATAATTATTAACTACTTTTTGATAAGTTTTGTAAATTTCTTTTTTAATTTTCTTTTTATTTCTATCATTAAGACTTTTGTAATATTTTTCATAGTTATCAGAACCAAATACAAACTTCATAAAGAGATTAAAAGTTATTTTATTTTTGTTCATCATCATAATTACTTCATAAACAGTTGAAAAATTAGAAGCCGCAAAAGCAAACAATTCTTTAGGTGAATTAATGTACTTTTCAAAATTTTCCACATTACTATATGTGTTTTTGTAAAATTCATCTGAATCCTTATAACGCTTATGGTCAAGAAAATGCATAAGCTCGTGTACAATTTCGGTGTATAGCATTGCTATGGGATTTCTTTTATTAAAGTCTGCTTGATAAACTTTAACTACCTTTTCTCTAGGATTGTATTTAGCACCTTTTTTATAACCCTTTTCACTTTTAAAATGAATTTTTAATCCGGCAAATTCATCCAATTGTTTATTTTTAATGTTACTAGGTATGGAAATTGTAAATTCTTTAACTTCTTTATTATCATTAACTAAACCACCAGTTTTCTGCAAAGTAACATTATCTTCTGTTTTTTTCCTTAACATAAAAAATTGATAATCTTTATTTTTTATTTCTTTCTTTTCTCCCCAATAATTTTTAACAGTTTTATATGAATCAAAATTTTTCCACCAATCTTTTATCTGCTGGAGTAATTTTTCAACTTCTTGATGCCTAACTATGTTAAATATATCTTCATTAATGGAACTCGAATTAATGTATTCTTGAAAAGACTTCAAACGCATTGTTAATTTTTTTATTTATTTAATCAGAAATAAATAATTAAAAAAATTGATAACACCACTATTATATCCAATTAAAGGTCAAGAAGGAACATTATATACCTTTCAATCAACTGAAAATGATTTAGCTGCTACGTTTAACAATTCAAATAGAAAGTTTCGTTTTTCTAAGTTTGTTGCTTTAGATATTCCAAAGCTTGTTAATGCTCAACAAGACCCTAATGATTCAACAAGGTGGGTGTATGATACCAGAGATTTCAATGGTTCTAACTATTTTCATTACGATGCAGTAGAGGGTAGATATCTTTGGGCTGATGGTTCAAGCGCTAGTACATCACCTGGTAACACAAGACATAATTATAGATTTGCTGAATTCTTTCAAAATTATGTACTAAATGCTGAGGTTTTAACGCGTTCAAAACCAGATTTTGATCACACCAAATTAGAATCACCAGCAGAACGTATATTTTTCAAAGCATTAAAAGAAGTTGGTGCTATACGTTTTGAAGAAGCATCGCCCGCCGAATTTAGCACTGATTCCCAAGCTTTTCAAAATGGTGAAAAACGTTTTTTAGAAGAAAAGGAGGCAGATTCTGGTTTAAGTAAAAACTGGTACCAAAGAGTTGTTAAGTATGTTGGGGAAATTGATGTTACTAATAACGTAATGCATTCTGATAATTCATTTACAGAGGTTTACATTCATATTCCTAATGATCATGGTTCTACGCCTTATGTAATGTTCAAGTCTCAAGCAGTTGAAAATGTTTATGAAGAAAGTTTTGTGATTCCATCAGATACTAATAACCCATTTATAGCGGGCAGAGATGCAAATGAAAACCCAACACCAGAACTTTTTTATGAAGCTTTTTATGACCATAGATTAAACCCAGCACAATCATTAAATCAACAAGGAACACCCACCCTTGCTTTTAAGTATTATGAAGGTGGAATTGATGCACCGGGTGATCCACTTCCAACGCCACAAAACGGTTCTCGGTGGTTTCAAAATTCAAACTATAATATTGCATCAAGTGGGCCATATGCTTATTATACGGATAAAGAATTTGGTGATGCTACGAATGACTTAATTTACAAAGAATGGACTGCTCCAACAAATATCAAAAAAGAAGATTGGTATCTTAGAAGTCGTTTAGACGGTATTACAATTGACTTCAATGAAAATAACTATAGATTATTTCAAGACAGGCGTTTAGAAAGTTTCCCTGAGTTAAATCAAACATCTGGGTCAAGTTCTTTTGAATTTAATGCAATAGCAATTTACTATGATATTTACGAAGCTGATAATCCTGAAAATTTTGCAACCAACTTGTATGGTGTTTTATTTTTAGAGGAACCCAGACCATCTGGAAATACTGGTTTTAAATTTGAGTGTTTTACAAAGTACAAGCCAGCAGGAACTCGTGGCAATCGTCAAAATGGGAATTCTTATTCTCTAAAACAAAACCTTAGATTTGATACAACACAATTTAAGAGTGATATTGTTACAAATGTTAATGATTACAATACATTTTCATTTGACATTTACATGGATGCAGCTAAATATTTACAAAAAGCAACTACTGATATCAATGAAAGTATAAGTGAAATTGATTCATTAAGAACAGAAGTTGAAACATTAAAAGATATAGTGTTAACTGGTGAAACCCAACAAGATGTTCTTAACAGGATTAACAAACTTGAAAGTTTTATTGATGCAAATCGTGCTAACTTTGAAAATGTTAGTGAACTTATGTCACTTGTTGAAAGAAATTATCAAGAAATTATTAATATACTAAACAATGAAACAAGTGCACAAATTACCTACAACCTTGACCCAATAAGAGGTGGTCGTGGTGTTGTTGTTGATCGCAATGATAATAATACAATACGTATTAACAATGATAAAGAACATTATTCAAATATTGAACAAGTTAAACTTGATACAGTAACAGGCATATCAACTACAAGAAATATATTTTCACTTAAACCCTTTAATAATTATATTATTCATGAATCTGATATCGAACTTACAGCAACGAATAACATTTATATTTACTTAGATGATAATAATCAATCATGGTCAACTGGACAGCTTGTTCGGATAAAAATTAAAACACCTGTTGAATTCCAAAATAATTCTATTATATTGCTAACAGAAAATGATGGAAACGGAAACTATCAAACCAACATAGGTGTTATTGAACCTATAAACAAAAGTGGATTTTTTGATATAATCTGTACTAGTAAGCAAAATCTTCAATTCGATATAACAAATTACGGATTATAAAAAAACATAAAATTATGCCAAATACCAAAAAAGAACATAAGAAAGAATCATCAAGTTTTATAAAGTGGTGGGATAACAATAAGTGGAAATTTATGGTTGCGGCTGCTTTGCCTGTAGCTGTTGTTGAAGGAATTGATCGTGTAACAGATTTTTTTAGAAATAAGTAAAATTCTAACCATCAGTTTCCTATGGAAAATTCTAAATTTATTCCGTTTGTTGTAAAAGTGCCTAAGTGTAGTGAAGTACAAGGAGTTGAAGTAACTACATATAGTTACTGTGGTTTTGTTGCACTTTATCCAAATAATATGTTAAAAGATTGTAACCTCGGTGAATTAAACTTACACTTTTCTCGAAATCTTTATCAATCTATAACTTATGCGTCTAATGGAAAAAACATTAAATACACAAGTAAAATATATGCTGATACTATGAATTCAATTAATCCAAAAATCATACTAGATAATTGGACGCTTATCGGATTTAACGCATCGTCATCATCTCATGAAGGTGCATTAGAAAGGGCTAAAGAAGTTGCTAGAGAATTAAAAATGTTAGATTTGAAAAGAAAAATTTTAAAGCAAGCCACAAAACAAAAAACTTTTAATAATTATTTTTATGATACTGAACTGGACAGAAATACATAAAGAACATAAAAAAGGAAATATTCAAATAGAGCCTTTTTATTATTCGCAATTAAGATACAATAGTTATGATGTAAGACTTGATAAATACTTAATTCGTTATACAGATACGGTTATTGATCCATTAAAAGATAATCCAAGTTACGAAATTATAGAAATCCCCGAAAGTGGATTAGTGTTAAATCCACAAGAATTGTATTTAGGTAAAACTGTTGAATATACAGAAACACACTTTTTTGTTCCAATGATTGAAGGAAGGTCAACTATTGGGCGTGGTGGCTTATCTGTACATGTAACAGCCGGAATTGGTGATGAAGGATTTTGTGGTTATTGGACACTAGAAATGCACTGTATAAAGCCTTATCGTGTGTATTCAAATATGAGAATTGCTCAACTTTTGTATTATTCTACAACTGATTCCGATGATGAATATGCTAATATAGGAATAAACAATCTTCACAAAACTGATTTAATATTTCCTAATGGTTATCATGATAATGGAAACTACAATACGAAAAAAAATGATACTTTGCCAAAAATATATAAACCAGATAATATCTAGTTTATAAAAAAATTACAAAATGAGCATAGAATCACAATTAAATGAAATTGAAGAATTAGAAGACGGTTGGTATAATGGTAAATGCAATTCACCTGCACACTTAACAGAAACAGCCAAATCACTGTTATATTCGCTATTTGAAAATTCTACTGTTACTCCATTGATTTCACCTGGAGATGGAATAATTGATGTAGAATGGAAACATAAAGAATTTTCGTATAATATTGAAATAAACGATCAGCAGATTGAAATTATTCGGTTTACAACTAATAGTTCTACAACAGAAAAGCCAGAATCAATTATATTCCCCATTAGTCAAATAATAACGTCTAATCCGTTTTCTTCTACCACGGAAGAAATTAAGCGTTTTATTTTTTGAATTTGTCCTTGACTCAGCTAAAGTTTTGTTTTATATTTGTAGTGAATTGTTAAACATTAATCCAAGTTACTATGAAGTTTTTAAAAGTCACGACCGTAAACGGAGAAGAAGAATTGGTAAATCCAAACAATATAGAGCGGGTTTACTATGAAACAGAGCTTTCAACTAAAGTTCTTACTATTCAACTTGTTAGCGGGAAAACCATCTGCCTAAAGGTGGACACACCACAAACAAAAGATTTGGAAAGCCTGAAGACTGCTATTCAAAATCACCTGAATTCCTAACAAAGCCACTCAGCGGGAAAGTTATAGGCTTTCCCGCTTTGTTTAATTTTAAATAAAGCCCCTGTAGTTTAATCGGATAAAACCACGGACTTCTAATCCGTTAATCCCAGTTCGAATCTGGGCGGGGGTTCTATTTTTTTCAAACTTTAAACTGCATAATCATGACAATAAAAGAAAAAATTAAAAAACTTAAAGAACATGCACAAAGTGCCGAATCTGCTGGTTCTACCGAAGAAGCCAAAGCATTTGCTTCAAAAGCTATTGAATTGTCAATGGAGCATGAGGTAAATTATGAAACTATTGAAAATGATGATAATGAGTTTGTAAGTGTTGAATATCCAGTTAGTAATTTTCAGACAACCCAGGATGGAGAATTTGCTCCTATTCTTGCAAACATATTATCAGATTATTGTTTGTGTGGATGTATTAAAAAGTCCGGCAAAAGTGGAAAAGCAATTCTTTTTATTGGGACACCTGAACGAGTTGACCGTTTTATACTTATTACTCAATCTCTTAGCCAACAACTGTTAGATGCAGTAAAAAAGAGTTGGAAAAGAAATGCAAAAGAAATGGGAATTCCTTATGGCAATTACAGGAAAAACTTTCTGTATGGAGCTTGTAGTGAAATAGATGTTCGTATTAAGGAACTAATGAGTGAAATGAACAAAGATCATGACAATAAGCCCAAAGATATTGTGTTGGCATCTAAGTATAAAGTTAATGAATGGATATTTCAAAACTTTAACATTAGAAAAGGAAGACGCTTACAGGTAAATAATGCATTTGCCTATAAACAAGGGAAAGAAGCAGGGAAAAACGTTTCCATTTTTAAGGACGGACTAGATAATAAAAGTAGTTCTAAAAGACTACAATCTGGTTGAAAATTTGTACAATACTTTAATCATTAAACTACTTAATCATGAAAACAGTAATTTACATTAAGCACCACGGCAATGAAAAAGCTAATAAGCAGTGGACAAAAAAGATTGACAAAGTTAATCTCGAAAAAAGTAATGGCTATGCCTTTGAAGGGTTCTTCTTAAAGGAAGGAGAAAATCGCTTAAATGAAGGTGATGTTCTTCTTTTTGTTGGGGGAACTCGTGGCGGTTTACAAGGTATTGTTAAAAAAGTGGAAGGGGGTGAACTTCAAGAGGTAAAAGAACTTGATTATCCACAACAAATAGAAACGATAAAAGAAGTTATAAACCAGCAGTTGGGTATGGAACCGCCCAATCCATTTAAAGATTGCACAGATGAACAAATTTCTTCTTACTATTCACACATAATGGAGGAAATAAAAAAGCGTGAGATTCAATAATAGAAATTACCACGGCTTATCGCACTCAAGTCCAAGTTCATCCGCAAAGCGGTGAATGTTGCAGCTCCAAAATCCAGCATCTTTATCGCTGGTATCTTCCTTATCACATTGATGGCGAGCTAGAAAACTCTTTCTGGCATCGTCATCACAATTTTTTATATCGTAATCTGCACTCCCAAACTTAATTTTTTTAGCAATTTTATTTCCTTCTTTGTCCTTTTTACCAGTGTCAACGTAAACTTGAAATTGTTTTTCATCCCCTCTTGGGGTTTCTTCTGGCAAGTCAAGCGTTACTTCCTCACCATTGTAAACGGCTTTTTCTCCAGTATCTAAGTCTTCTAATATGAATCTTTCATTTTCATTTTGGGGAAAATAGTAACCACGAATGTATGCAGTTCTTGCTTCCCGCAAAACCTGTGAATAAGATTCTGAATGCATTCTAAATGATTCTTGAAGTGGAATTCCACTTTCAACAACCCAGTTAAATTTTTCAGAGTATTTACTTTTATTGTATTCTTGGAAAGATTTTATTCGCACTATTATTTTTTTATATTTATTTTTGATTGAATAAATAATAACAAATAATAACATAACAAATATGGAAGGAAAAAAAGGAAAGCCTATACTACGTCCCTATCAAAACTGGCATTTTTTTAATAAGAACGGCGAACTTCTTAATTTGCGTTGGGATGAAAAATCTGACTGTTGGAAAGGTGGAATATACTTACCCGAAGTTAGTGTTGGGCTTATAGAAAATGAACATATATTTGTTACTGAAAAGTTTTTAGCAGATAATGAAAGAGACTACAATTTTCCCAGTTCAGAAACGGGATTAGAAAAGGGGTTTGGAAAGTTCATTTTTACACTAAATCTTAACTTTGATTTGCAAAATCCACAAGGAACTGTTAAATTGGTTCTTTGTAATGCACTTCCTATTGAAGTAGAAAGAAGTGATTTTAATTCTGATAATACATTTTTAGATGAAATTTTAAGAAAAATACAAAGCTTTACTGGTTTTGAAAATAGCTTTAGAAATGCAAATCAATTTACAGTTATATTTAACTTAGATACAGCTTTTTGTGTACCAGAAGATTTTACGTATTCGGTAATTTAATTTAGTAAAGGTACAGTAGTTATCAATTATGGACTTAGAAAAGGCAAAGGAAAATTATCCCCTTCTAAAAGAAGCTTTAGAAAACTCTATAAAGTCTAGCTTTGGTCAAAAAGTTATCGAAAAATTTTTAACAGAGAAACAAAAAACAATATCTGAAAGATAAATTGAAGTAGTATGTGATGTATATTATAGAGAGAAATATGCTTGTATGTATTCTGAAGTTCCAGAAGTTAACAGTGTTAAAGATACTTTTGAAATAGTTAAGTTTTCAGAAAGAAAGTTAGATAACGTTATTAAAGTATTATTAAGACATAGAGATAATTGGGAAATGTGGGGTAATATATGTGTACTATGTACATGCATTATAGTTAATGGTGAAATAATACCTGTTTTTGTTGGTTATCCGTATTTGAATGAATTAAAAAAGTTTATTGGTAAAAATTTAAAGGGATCTGTTAAACTTTATAAAACAGATCAAAAAGGATTAGCAACATTTTCTAATTTATGGATTGATAATAATGATTATAAAAACAATCTTCACATCGTAAAACTTAAATTTCAAAATTATAACAACATGCTAAATCATTTACTTAATCGCAAAAGCAGAAAAGTTATACTTGATCTAAAAGATGCAGAAGAATTACAGAAATTAGATAAAAATATTAGAGATATTTTTGAAAATTCACCTTTAACTAATACAAAACAAATGAAAATATTAGTAGATCGGGTAGATTCAACTGTTATAAATTATAACAAAAATAAAATTTATAAATTAGCTAAAAGCTTTTATAAAGAACTTTTGTAAACTAAACGTTGATAATTTATATGTCTGTAAATTTTGAAAGTAAAAGTATAAGTGAATGGTTAGATTATTCTAGGCGCATTTCTGCTTATCTTAGTAATAAACTAATAATGCAACCATTAGTTACTAATGTTAAAAATTGTAGGTATTATTTTGATTTGATAGAATTGACTACTAGAGGAGTTAAACTATCTAAAAAAGAAGAAGACGATTTAATCTTTTTTGAATCAGATGCTTTAGAAAACTTTTTTAGTTATTACTGTGAAAAAATACCGTTTTCAAAATTATTTAACGCCATAGAAAAGCGCGAATTAAAAAGCTCTAATGATACTAGAAAACGCATAGAACATGAAATCACAGGCCCTAAAACCGAGGTTTACTTTAGTATATTAAACGAAAACCATGATGAGCCAAGTTATAACCATTGGCTTTATTCTAACTTTTATTCATTTAATGTTCTGTATTGTACAGAACTTTTTAGCGCAATATGTGTAGGAGAGTATTTAAATGCTGATGGAAAAATTAACTTAAACGAAGTTGGTTCTATTCAGTCTAACAGTTATAAAACTAATAATGCTAAAACAAAATGGCTACTATCAGATCAAAAATATACTAGAGGATTTATTGAATCCAATGTAAAAAAGTTTCATAGTTTTAATGATACCCCTGCAGTTAAAATTGTTAATTATGGAATTGATCCCGATTCTGTTTACAACACACTTAAAAAAGAGGAAGTTTATTTTTATTTTCAAAACGGATATATTGGCAGAGAAGATAGTTCTAAACCATCTATAATAAGTATTAAAACATATAAAAAATTTCAAAGTATTCTTTACATTTACACACATAAAGGAGAAATACATGATGTAAACAGTATGCCAGCTATTCAATCTTATTGCTTTGATCTAAATTCAAATACAATAACTAAAAGTAGTTTTGTTATTCATTATATGTATGGATTGATCCACCATCGTAAAAGACCCGCTATAATTACTAAACCAAAAAACCTTAAAACATTAGGATCGGGAACATCATATGATTATTACTTTTACAATTTTTTGATGCGACCAAGTCTTAAAACCCATATGTTTTCAAATCAAAAAACTATTTTTAATCAACTGAAAAGGTTGCAAACTAAAAACAAAATTTCAAAAGTTAAAAGTTACATAAAATAAATAAGAAAAAACTTTGATAAAACAAATAAACTTTAATGTTAAGTTTGTAGAAACAGGTGATAAATTTATTTTTGGATTTGAGGAACCTTTTAATTCAATTAAAGTATTTAAAGATATTAAGTTTAATTTTAGTGATAAAAACGGTAAAACATTAAGTAATCCAGAAGAAATTTTTAATTTTGAGTTTCGATATTCATGGGATAATAACTTCTTTTCAACATGGATTCCACTTTATAAACTTTATAACATTAATTTTACAGGTAAAAAGTTTTATTTAGAAATTAAAATTCTTCTTAAGCAAAACCTATCGGGTGAACTTACATTGGATTCGTATGAAATTGATGCAGAAACACTAAACAAAGATAAACCAGAAGTTCCACCAGAAAAGCCAAACGAATGTATATCATGTGGCTATTATGTTGATTGTACTGATACGTTGGTATTCGGTGATCAAACCATTGAAATAGGAGAGATGAATAAAATAGAACCTGATGATGTTCAATGCTTTGTGGATAGTTGGCAAACATTGAACAATTTTACAAATAAAATGTATGGCTTAGATGTTTCTTACTTTAAAGTTGAGCCAGATGCCCAAAGTACAGATAACATATTAAAACAGTATGGTATTTATGAAACCGTTGAAAATCAATGTATACGTGTTTTAACGGATAGTAATGAGTACCCAGAATCCCGTTTTAATTTTAATCCTTTTGGAATTGATTTTGAAGGGGAGTTAGAGCTTTTAATAGAATATAATTATTTTCAAGAAGTGTTTGGTGCTGGTGCTCAGCCTAATCGTCATGACTTTATATATGCAAGCTTAAATAACAGACTCTATGAAGTTACATCAGTTTATTTATATAGATGGCTTATGCTTCAACCAGGGTGGTGGAAACTTAGTTGTAAGAAATATGAAGAACGTTCTAATGTTAAAAAACCCGAAAATGTTTTAGATTTTCTTGATGAAAAGACAACAGGAACTGAAGATGTTGTAGAGCCAGAAAAAACAGAAGAAATTGAAGATGTTACAAACCCCAAACAGCAAGAAATTGAAACATTTTCAAAAACTATACAAAGAAGTGCAGTTGAAGATAATTTAGTTATAACTAATGAACACTTAATTAATAACTACACTACGATAACCCAAAATGTTTATCAAAACTATTCTGTTTATAATCAATTTAAAGCACCTGTTCCAGTAGTTGAATATGAAAAACAGGCAACACTGAATCAGGATCAAAACCTTACATTTACAACATGGTTTAGATTGCAAGAACTAAATAAAAATTATAAGCCCAATGAATTTCCGTCGGATTTTATAAATTCGATTTCCAAAAACGATGGAAAAATTGTTGTTAGCTTAAATAAAAATCATAAGTTTCCTGTAAATGGCTGGATTAAACTTTTTGGTATAAGCAATGATTACTTTGAAGTTATTAACACAGATAATAAAACACTTGAGGTTGATACCCGTAACATTGATGTAAATATCCCATCGGATCTTACAGGAACCGGCATTCAACAGGTTATTCCGTCTAAGCTATTTGGTGATATAAATAACAAAATGGGATTAGAAATCTATTTGTTTGAGCAACAAATAGTTAAAGCTTTTATAAACAATTCAGAATTTACATGGGATATTGGAGAAAAGTTACTTCCAGAAGAACAATGGTATGCAATGGTTTTTCAAATAATAAACGATTATGAACAATTGCAACTTTCGCTATGGAGACCATCTGCATATCCTGATGTTAAAGCTCGTGAACAAAGCACTGAATTAAAACAAATATATGAAAACACCGTTGAAATTAATAAATTTAGTTTCAGTTTAGAGAGTGGTTGGAAACTATGGTCAGGTCCCTTTTGGCAAACAGCAATAAGATTAATGAAACAACCCATTGAGGTTGAAAAACAAAGCACATTTTTAAACTATAACACTGTTAAAGATGCACACCTTGCATGGATATTAGATAATGCTAAGCCAATATATAATTTACCTAAGTTTGGTAGAAATTACTAATAAATAAAAAAAACAACGATTATGAAAAGCAAACTACCCACATTTAATCAATTTGTTAATGAAAGTCAAAGTGGAATTAATGAAAATAACAGTAAAATTAAATCTAATAATATTGTTGACAAAATAGTAAAATATTACAATACTATACTTCACAAGCCAAACATAGATAATAGGTATAAAAAAGTAACACATGTTGTTGATGCTTTACAAAAAAATTCTTTAGATGAATATTCTATTATAGCACTTCGTGTTCTTTTTCATGAGTTAGATTATATGGGATTTCATGAGTTTGTAAATGGATTTATGAATGGTGAGCTTCCAGATGGAAGAAAAAGTGAAAATTTATATAAAAAAGCAGCTACTATAATAAACACTAAAAGTGAATCTACTAAAGAAAAAAAGTTACTTAAGTTTTTAGATTCTATATTTTCTAATACTTTAAACCGTTCTCTTTTGGTTGATATAAATAAAAGATTTCCAAGTCTTTACAAGCAAATTGATAAAATGATATAACGTTTTTAAAAATTTTAGTATGTAAAAAATGTTTCTACGAGTGGTAGCCTAGAGGTCAGGCACTAGCTTTGGGAGCTAGATCACGCAGGTTCGAATCCTGCCCACTCGACAAATATTTTATTAATTTTGTATAACTATTTCGGCTAATGAATCCAGATTTATTTCTGAAAAAGCACTAAGTTCTATACCACCAATTGCATGATATCTATCATTAGTACATAATACTAAACGTTCATTTTGATTTAATTTCCATTTTTGTGCAGAATTATCTAAAGTGAATTTATAGAATGGTGTTCCATTTCCAAGATTATCTACAACCTTAAGATTATATTCTTGACCGAATTCTAATGTATCTGTTCCACAAGATTCTGTTCCAATATCAAGTGGATTTGGAAGCATATCTTCAAGTTCAAATAGTTTTTTAGCGCCTGTAAGTGATGTTGTAAGTTCTGACCAATATAAACCATTTATATTATCTGATGAAAGAACTTGAGTTATTCGCGAATTTGGAACTTTAATGGTGTCCCATATACCTGTAGTTGTTTTACCTATGTTTTGTTTTTCAGTGCTTGTTGGATCAAAGAAAAGTAAGTGTTTTGAATTTTTATCAAAAGATGTGTTTTCAGTTAAGTTGATATTAGCAGTTACATCTATTAAATCAGACAAACGTAAGTAACGAGAAATCCAAGGCTGAACAAAATTTGGATCATTAGGGTTTGTAGAGAGTGTGTCTGGAATTGGATTTCCATCGTCGTACAGTACATCGCCGTTGTTATTAGGTGTTCCAGTATTTCTAAGTGTATTTTGTTGTTGAAGTGCTAAGTCTGGATCATATATTAAAACTTGATTTTCTTTTGGTGTAACTGTTTCAACATTGTTTAATTGATTTAATGTTTTTGCTTCTATTCCAACACCATTTAAATTAAGTAAATTAAAGTTAGTCCACTGGTTGTTAATCCATGTTAAAACATCATAATCTTTAGGTGGTACAGAATGATCAACATCTGAATGAAGGTTCAAAACACCTAAGGGGCCATTTTGATAGTCGTAAGCAAGATTTTGCCATTCTCTTATATCATTTAATGAGAACTGAACACGCTCAAAATTTTCATTTATTCTTTGAAAAAGAAATGAATAACTATCTTGTGGATTTATACTTTCAACTTCATTGGGGCTTTCTCTTTCTGGAAGATTAATAATAAAGGGGCGTGGAGTAGACAATTTTTGTGTTTTTTATATTTATTCAAAATACAAACATTAAATTTAAAAAAATAAATAACTAAAGAAAATACATAAATAAATAAAGAAAAAAGCAATGCCAATTACTCTCAAAAATTTAGATCCAACACAATCTGCCAGCCAAATACCTGATGTTTACAATTCAAATTTTCAAGCTATAAGTAACTATATAAATGATCTTGAAAATAATCTTGATATAGTTTCTAATCAACTTTCCATTAAGAATATAAGTGTTAATCAGGGGGGTATAACAATAAATGCCACAGGAAACAACAAACCTTTAATTATTAATACTAACCAAACAAATTCTTTTGAAATTAATGAGATGGGTTCAGCAAAAACTTTGAAGTTTTTTCAAAGTGAAGGAAAATGGTCATCTCAAAATCCACAGGAATACAACTATATTAAGGGAGTAACAAGATTTGGTGATCCAACTGATACAAATATCAGTTCAGATAGTTCTGGTTACTTAGCGGAAATGTATTTTCCATCTGGAAACAACAGTCTCAATTCATTAATGCAGGCTATATCACCAAATTTAGACCTTTACAAAGCACCCGCAAATGGTGGAACTTTATCACAAGTTATGCGTTTAAATAACGTTCAATTTACAAAGCGTGAAATATGGTCAAACAATGGGGGGCAGGTTAATGGAAATCAATTTAATGTAGTTGATGTTACAAGTGCAGCATCATCTGCAAGTGCACTTTCAATTCAACCTAATTCCTATGGTAGAGTTGTATTTGTAAAAAACACAACAGGAACCCCACAGTATATTGAACTTGATAAAACAAGTTTAGAAAAGGGTGAAGTATTTTGGCTTATGGGTCATCCTGAAAGCAGTGAAGATATTGTTTTAATTAATGCATCTGGTGCTTTTGAATCAAGTGAAATTGACACGAGTACGGGGGGTGTATTTGATGTATATTCTGATGCTTATAATACTACCAACGATGAAATTACTATACAGCCTACAACCAGAATGCATGTTATGAATATGAGACTTAATAATGATGACAATTTAGTAATGCTTTCATTCAAATATTAAAATAAACAAAATGCCAAACCCTTACCTATCGCGACATAACTCCGACGATATATTTGTTAGAAGTATAATAGTGGGAATGCTTGCTGAACTCATGCAGCGCATGTCTTATTATCAGGTTTGGAAAGATAAAGAAGTTGAAGTTAATGTTCCTATTTTTTATTCTATTTCAAAAGATGAAAACTGGCTTAGAAACAACTTCAATCTTTACAAAATGCATTATTGCGATAAAGATATGGCAAAAAAAGTTGAAGGAAATATTGATGCTCTTCCACGTGGCATATTGTCATTAAACAGTTTATCTATAAGTTCCGAAAAATTGACAAATGAATATGCTCGTGCTAATGTACCTATAGAAATTGAACAAGATGAAGGATATAAACTTGAAACTTATATGAGTTATGTTAAAATTTTACCAGTTGATTTGCAATTTACACTTACTATAAAGTCAAATACAGATATTGAAGTTTTTAAACTTTTTGAAATGATTTACAGAAATTATTATAAAGTTCAAGAGTTTTACATAAATTTTGAAAACATGAATATCCCTGTTCAAATGGGGCTTCAAGAAGACTTTAGTAGAGAAACCCGTTCTGAGTTTAGTTATCCAATAGAAGATGAAATCAGTATGGAGATTAATTTTGAAGTAGAATCTTATATACCATCTTTTGATCCAACAGAATCTAGACACTCTGGCCATAGAATGCAAGATGGTATTAAACCAAGAATTTTTGTTGATCCAGAAGTTGCAGAAACTCCATATCCCCTATATAAAGATAGATTGTATAATGATAAGCCTAGAGATTTAGGTAGTTCAAAATTAGATGAAAATAACTTGTCATCAAATAAAAATAATAAATAAAAAAAAGTAATTAATGCCAGCAAAGAGTAAAGAACAACAAAGATTATTTGGAATGGTATATGCTTATAAACAAGGAGAATTGGATCTTGATGAATTAAGTGATAGCTTAGCTAAAAAAGTTAAAAATATAGCAGATGGTGTATCTATGGATACAGCTAGAGAATATGCAGAAACCGATAGAAAAGGTCTGCCTAAGAAACTTAGTGAATATGAAGCAACACTTTCAAATGTAGGTGGTATGGGGCCAGTTCAAGCACCATCTGGTGATTTTTATACTGGACAAACTGGAAGTGGTGATATACTCACACCCCTTGGATATAATGATAAAATGTATGACGACGAAGATGAAGAAGATAATTATGAAGATTATGAACATGTACTTGGTGAGGGTTATGTACCAGAAACACTTAATGAATATTTAGTAAAAGTTAAGAACCCAAAAGATAAACTTCCAGAAAAAATTTATAATGTTATAAAACCATTTGAAGATCATATTATTTATATAAAAAGTCTTAAAAAAGTTCGCCAACTAAGTGTTTATATGATAGGGTTTGAAAGCAGAACAGATGAAGAACCATTCCTTATTGATAAAATCAGCAAGTACATGAAAAAGGTTGAACACACAAATGAAGATGTACATGTAACCCCTGCTGGTTTTGCAGAATTCAAAATTTCAACGCGCTATCAACCACAAAAAGTAACCTTTTCAGAAGAAGTAGATGAAGCAAGTGCTTTTTGTAATCCACATGATGAGTGGTGTAGATTTTTTCAAAAAAAGTATGCTCCACAATCGTTTAGAACATTATTAAGAGATAAAGAAAAGTTTGATAAGGTTAAGTATTGGGATTATGATGTTGATTTGGATGACTTTGATTATCCAGAAGATAAGTAAAAGTTAATTAATTTCTTTTATTTTAATTACTAGGTGCCCATCACCTTTTAACAATCTATGATAGTGGTTTTTGGGAATGTAAACTGTTTTGTTTTTATAAAGAAATCTAGGTATATCATTATCAAATTGTATTTTCCACATCCTACCATTTAAAACCTGAACAAGTCTACTTTCTAAGTCAACATGCCATTTAAGTCTTTTGCTGTTAACCCACGCAGGAAAAAGCCTATATTTTGTTTTACAGACTTTTATTTCTAGATATGTTTTTGTAACTTTGATCATATCAATTTATTTATTCCATGTAAACACATAATTTAAAAACAAAAAATGAGTAAAAAAACAGAAAAAATTCAATATATTAATGAATTAGCTGAAAATTATAAACTTGAAAAAACTGATAAAAACTTTAACAAATTATATTATGCACTAGGAAGTCCACATAATAACAAAAACTTGGTTGTAAATAAGATTTGTAAAGATTACAACTTTAATACTGAAGATACAAGTGATGCTTATTTAGAATTTATGGGAAATCTTCACAATGTTATTAATTACTGGAAAAAGTTGAATTTTATTAACTGGGCTATTGTCTGTACAAAGAGAAAAGTATTGAAACATAAAAGCGCATCAGTTTACTGCGCTTTACTTGAAATGAACGAGTTTGAAAACCATTTAACAGATGAAGAAAGTTATTATTACAATGAATTCAAAGAAAAGTTAACATTATTACTTTTGGGATCCAAATTTGATATAGAAAATTCTACATATATTTTATCTTTAATGTTTGAAAACGATTATACGATAACTGAAATATCTCAAAAACTTCATTTAGATAAGAGCACCGTCTCTAAAAAGCTAAGTAACTTGTATTCTTTTTTGAAACAAAGACCAGAAACACTAAAACAATCATGTCAAAACATATTATAAAAGAACACACCCATAGATCAAATTCATCTAAAATAAACTTTAAAATTTTACTTGACAGTTTTAAGAATAATTTCATATACCATAAAATTGTTAGATTTGATGAAAACTGTTTAATAAGTGATAAAGTGCTATCTGATTTTTCGAATAAAGAAAAACAATATTTGTTAACACAAATAAACAAAGTTTTTGGTGTAGCTTTTATTCATCATCACTACAAATCTCTTAGATTCGGATGGCGACCTAATGGCAACAAAATAGATATATTTGCTTATTACTACAACAAAGAATTAAGTAACAGTTTTATTCATAAATATTTAACTAGTATCAATGTTAATGAACTTTACAACTTTGTTATAGAAGTTAATACAGAAGTAAAAAAAGTTCGATTCAAAGTATATAAAATTAGAATAAACAAACCATTATTCAATATTAATGATATTAATGATTTTGAATCCTATGAAGAATTGGATTTTCCTGTAAGTTGGTATGACAAGTTACTGACTTACGACCTGTATCCTTATTTTGGGGGAAAAATACCAGCTCCTAAAGACATGACATTGCACATTTAATATATAAAAACTATGGCAAAACAAAATCAAAAGTCCGATGATTTAATGGCTTACATTAAAGATTTTTTTGAAAATCCTAAAAATTTTCAAAATAAGTCTTTTAGTGAGTTATCAAAAAATTGGTTTATGTTAAATCGATTTTTGGCTAAGGGTTATCCCCTTCAATCTAATGCATTAAACAATAAACATGTTAAGCCAGATAAAGCTACACTTGCATGGTTCTTTACCCTAAAAAGAAAATTTAAAAGAACCCCTAAATTTATATTTGCAAAATCAAAAACCGTAAAATCAGAAAAAGAAAAAAGTGATTGGGAACCTTCATACGAGATAAAATTATATTATGCAAAGAAGCGAGAAATCCCCCTTAAAGTGGTAAATGAAGAATTAGAAATGTTTCCTGAAAAAATGAAAAAGAAATTAAAAAATGTAGAAACAAGCTTAAATGATAATGTAGAAAAAAATTAATTGTTTTTGTTATTAGAATAAATATAAAAAAGTTAAATGCAGGGATCACTTAGCCAAGCACGAGAAAGCAATAGTTCGTTTGAGCCTGTAGTATTTCCGGGTGTTAATGGGGATGCATTAAATGTTGATAGTTATGAAGACCTTCAAAATGAAGTCAATCCACGAATTATACCCGAAGAAGTGTTCGAGGGAGCATATGAACAATACGGTTCAAGTGAAGTTTATAAAATAATTCAAATTAATAGTCTTGATGATGTAAAGAATCAAGTTTCGGGTTCTGGTGCAAAAGGCAGAGTAGTTGTAAAGGGTGGCAAAGCAATGATGAACAACTTTGCTATTTTTAGTCTTGCAAAAGATAAAAATGCTTATCATTCAATTAATGACTTCTTTCTAAACCCCAATAATACTTCAGAAGAAGCTGGTAATGATATACAAAAACCAGAATATGTTGAACCAACACTAAAAAATATATTAAACTATTTTAGCTCTGATAATCTTGGTGATAAGGTTGGGCCAATATTTGCTTATCAACCTAAAGATTTTGTTTATGCAAGATATTTTGGCGAAATACCAAACAACCGATTAATAACACTAAGAAGATTTCTTTACCCAACAACAGATGCTTTAGGCCCTGTTACAGTAACTAACAAAAATGCAGAAATTCAAGGTGTTAAATATATGCCTCCTGTTGCAAAAGCTGTAACTTATTTTGGTGAAGAGACTGAAAATAAGTTGAGTGAAATAATGCAATTTTCAACTAAGTACAATTGGGAGGATATTGAATCAGACGTATGGGAAGAGGATGGTAAAATTCCGGGTTTTTCGGATCTGCCAGGTTCTGTTTCGAATTCAGGTGCATTGAGAACTGTTACTGCATTTTATTCTGGACAAGCATCTGGTTCGGGCGATCTTGCACAAAGATCAAAAAAGGCTCAACAAATTTATGGTAAAGATGCATACGAAAAAACCCATCCTAATGCTGTTTATGGCCCCGTAAATGTTATTAAAAACACAAAAAAGCGGCAAAAAGGTCTTGAATTTGAACAACAAAATTTAAAAATTAATTTTCAATTTGATCTTACAGCAGGAGGTAATATCAGTCCAAAAGTTGGAATGCTTGATGTTCTTGCTAATATGTTGGCTTTGTGTTATGATTATGCACCTTGGTGGGGTGGTGATGTAAGATTTTTTCCTGATGTTCCACAAGTTCCATTTCTTGGTGATTGGTCAAGTTTTTATGCTGGTGATTATCAAGAATACTTTAGAACCTTAAGTTCTGATGTTTCAAATATTGCGGATTCTATACAAACGGATCTTCAAGCAATGTTTGATCCGTCTTCAGACCCCAAAGAAACCATGAATAAAATTAAAAGCATGATTGGTGGTGGGCTTAAAATGTTTCTTGATATGGAAAGTGCAAAGTCTCGTCCAGACGCTATTATTTTACCATCACTAATATCTGGTAATCCAGTTGGTAATTGGCATTTAGTTGTTGGAAATCCAATGAATCCAATTATGATGATTGGTAACTTAATTTGTGAACAGGCTATATTTCAATTTTCAGATGATTTGGGGGCTGAAGATTTTCCAACATCAATGAGTGTACAAGTTGAACTTGCACATGGAAGACCACGAGATGGCGCCGAAATTCAATCTATGTTTAACCGAGGAACTGGTAAACTTTATAGAACATTACCAAGTGAAAAATTTGCTGGTGAACAAGCAAACCCCAGTCGTGGTGAATTTGAAGACAGGGGCGATGGAATTGAAAAGCGGGATTACAGTCAAACACCTTCAAATTATATTGAATCCATTCACAATGGTATAATTGAAGGTGCAGAAACTTCTGAGCAATATAAAAGAACCCACCGAGGCGAAATAGAAAAGATTGGAAACTATGTTCGCGAAAACGGTGGGCTTTTTGGAAAGATGGGAAATTGATTATTGCAATGTTTCTATTTGCTCTTTACTCAAATTTTTGAGCTTAGATTTAAGTTCTGCTTCAACTTGTGGTTTAACAAGTTTATAGCAATGTGGTCCAAATCCTACTTTTATGGATTCGGGAACGGTTAGTTCCCGTCCACATTTACCACACATTCCGTGGTGCCAAATTTCCAATGACGGGTGAAGTTCATTACCGTCTGTTTGAAGGTATTTTATAAGCCACTGAATAGGCTTTACACCCGCATCATCTAATGGCCGAGGACTCTTTTTTGTTAGTTTGAAAAAGTACAAATTATTGGTTTGATTTAGTTGCATGCAACCAATATATTCATACGAATTTTCAGAATTAAGAACTTCAACAAAGTAAAGCTCTTTATTCTGATCAATAATTTTTTTGGGGCGCTTAACCCTATAAGTTAAGCGATTCCCCGTTTTTATGTTTTTAATTGTGAAAAGGGAATTGTCCCCAACAATAAAATCTAGAGCTTCGGATTTTTTTTGGAACTTTTTTACGTTGTCTTTCATTTTTTTTCTAAGTTTAATGTTTAACCTCCTACTGTAAGAACAGAAACCGATGTGCTTTGGTTTCACGTTCTAAATAAATAAGAAAAACTAGGAATGTCAAGCTTTATTCCAACTTTTTCTGAATTTTTATTTGAAGCGTTTGAATACGACGATAACCCCTTTAACATTACAAATAAAAGTAAAAGATTTATAAAACGTGGATTAAGAGAAACCGCTTCTATTGTTATTGATGATATAGAACATATGAAAGAAAAGCAGCGAACAAAACACGGAAAAACCTACAAAAAAGATTCAAAGTTACCAAAACCCAGCGAGGCGTTTGACTACATGTTTAGTGAAATAGACGATATAATGCGAAAAAGAGTTGATAAAAAATATGAAGTTAGTAGAAATAAAATTAAAGATTTTTACATTTACATAAAAAATGAAATAATAGATTATAATCAAACTTTTAAAACTGAAAAGGGAAAAATGAAATTTGAAGAACTAACTAAATCTGAAGTAAAAATAGTAATTTTAACATGGCTTGCATCGGAATGGATACATGATACAATTGAAAATTCTGTTCCTAAAGACTATAAAAATGCAGTAGAATTTTTCCTAGTAAATAAATAAAAAAAAACAGCTTTGAAAAACAAACTACCTACATTTAGTCAATTTATTAAAGAAAATAAAAATGTTAAAGAAGGTCTTTATGATAGCGTGCTTACAAATATGAAAGCACCTACAGAAGAATTTGCTTCATTAATTATGAGAAGTATTATAAATATTTATGAAGAACAATACAAAATTAAAACTGTTGAAAAAGAAAATTTAAGACTTGAGCGAAACAAACATGCATACAGCTATGTTGGAATTCTTTCTCAAAAATCAACGAAAAAGTTAATTGATGAATCATCTAAAGGTGATAAAGTAAAAGAGTTTTTAGATAAAATTGAAAAAAAGAAAGCAGCTCTTTATAGTGAAGTTATTTATCATAAAAATGAAAACGTTTATGAAGTTTTTATTAATGTTGTTGATCCTGATGAAGCATCAGAAGCAGTGAATTCCAGTAAACTTAACAAAAATATTAAAACAATGAAAACTTTATACACAAACACAGCAGCAAAGGTAGAACGTGAATTAGATGTTGACAAAATTAAAATAGAGGTTCCCAAAAAAGTTAAAAAAATTGTTAAGGATATCAAAAAAGTTCTTGGTGTTAATTGAACTGTTTTTATAAAATGAAGCATAAACTCATCAATCTTGGATAGTTCATGGAACTTGTTTGATCTTAACAATGTTTAACAGTTGAGTCGATTGAATCAAAAAAACAGCGTTACAATGGCAAAGAAAATTAGCAAATCTGATCAGATTAACGAATCAGGATTATCTAGGTTGTGGACACACTATAAAAATCACGATACCGGTGTTATAACCGCGTTTCGTGAAACTGATGATTGTCAAAGTGGAGATCCCTATACAAAAGAAGAAAATAAAATCCGCAATTCAACACTAAAACAAAGGCTATTGTATTTGAACTATGGTGTTACGCCAATTAAAGGACTTTTTTATAAAAATTATCCTCCAAAAAAGGACGAAAAACCAGAAGAATTAGAAGAATCCTTTTTTGTAGTTGATAAGGAAAATACGGGAGATTTACTAGATACCTTAACAAAACTGGGTGAATACTTTAAACAAGATTCTGTAGCTTTTGCTGACGCTGGAGGTAAATATTACCTAATTAGCACTAATGAGTGTCGAGATGGTTATCCGGGTAGAGGTAAAAAGGGCGTTATTAAAGAAGTAGGTTACCCAAAATTCGGTAAAGATGGAAAAATGCATTCTACAGTAAATAACCGTCCTTTTATATTCGAATCCATTATTCCTAACGAAAGGCTAATAACTATCAGTGGACTTTCAATGTCAGAAAAACGTTCTGCTATTGAAATCGGAAAACGGTTAAATCCATAATTTAAAGTCCCACTTTTGAAGTGGGATTTTTTTTAATTAAATAAATAACAAAAACAATAATTATGAGAAGTAAACTACCTACATTTAATGAATTTATTACTGAAAATCAAAACATGGCTAAAAGTGATATGCCAGATGTTATACAAGATGCAGTTAATCATCCATTACTAAAACATGCACCAAAGCATATGTTACAGTCACTTGATTCTGGTGACGTATCTTTATTATCAGTTTATAAAGATGAAGTAACTAGAATTAAAAGAAGTGGATCTGAAGACAAAGTTGAAAAATTGAATGACCTTATTAAAAGCTTTACTGAAAAAGTAACAATAGATTTTTTTAACGATCTCTTTGAGAGTATTGCAAAACGGCATAAAAAAACAAAGCCTGAAATTTTTGGTGATAATGAAGATAAAGTTGAAAGTATTATTCAAGACTTTGCTAAGAAACGAGTTGCAACTGAAGTTATTATTGCACTTAATGATGCAGTTAAAAAGGTAAGTAGTAAATTAATAAAAAATGAACCCGATGTAGATAACATTATAAAAGATAAAGTAAACACCATAAGAGCAAAAGTAAAAAATGCAGTTGGTGATGCGTTTATGTATTTTTCAAGTAAATTGTACAATAGATATAAAATGGGCGATCCTGGACTTGAAGATTTACTGGATCCTGATAACAAACACTCTATACAGTATATTAAAGCAATTACAGGTTACAATAAACCTGTTAAAAACAAAAAAGATGTTAAGAATATGATGGAAACTATACTGTAGTTAAGTTTTTACTAAACTACAAAAATAAATTAAACATTTTATAAAATCCCACTTTTGAAGTGGGATTTTTTTTTATTAAATAAATAACAAAAACAATAATTATGAGAAGTAAACTACCTACATTTAATGAATTTATCAAAGAAAATAAAATTTCAAAAAATAAAAAGAAGATAAATGAAGAACTTGAATTTAATTTAAGTTCTAACAGAGCATTTTCCGAATTTGATATTGATGATATAGCAGACGCAGTGGCAGACAATGTAAAAGATGATGCACTTGAATATGCTATGAAAGATGCAGCAGATGAATTTGATTTAGAATTTGAAAATGACTTAATGGCACTGTTAGATGCTGCAGAAGATAAAGATGGTGGTTCATTAAAAGAAAAAGTTATGAAACATGTTATTGAAACGGCTGAAATGAAAGATAGTTATGGAATAGAAGGAGCAGCGGAAGAGTTAGAGGATAGATATGGTTTGGGTGAAGAAGATGATGATTAATTAACACTTTAATGAAATACTTACTAAAAGTCAAATTCTAAGCGGCTACAAAGCCGCTTTTTTATTTTATAATAAATAAATAAAGAAAAAATAAAACTATGTCTAATAAGACAAATGATAACCAATGGATTTTTTTACTGGAAAAAAGTAGTTCTAACATTGAGCTTGTAAATGAAGGTAACAATGAAAATAAAAAGACAAAAGACTACATTTTAGAAGGTACTTTTGCAGAACTTGATAAAGAAAACGATAATAATCGAATTTATGAAAAACAGGAATACTTAAACCAGTTAGGGCAACTTCAAGAAAGGGCTAAAAAGAATGCTTTGTTGGGTGAAATGGATCACCCAGAAGGTTTTGATATTTCACTTCAAAATGCATCTCATAAAGTTGAAAATGTTTGGTATAATAAGAAAAATAATACAATTGAAGGTAGAATTCGCTTACTCCCCACTATATACGGGGAGCAGGCTAGAAACTTAGTTGATGCTGGTGTTCCGCTATACATATCATCGAGAGCAGCAGGTCAAGTTGGAAATGATAAAAAAGTAAAAATTAAAAAGATTTTTACGTATGATTTAGTATCAGTTCCCGGTTTTTCGGGCGCTCAACTTTCTCAAGTTCAAGAGGGAGAAGAACTCCGCCAAAAATATAGAGAATATTATAAAACACTTGATAATCAACTTCAAAGACTTGCTGAAAAGAACAATAAAAACTATAGTTCACTTTATTCAAGCTTTGACTATGAACCAAGATTGGGTGTTGTAAATGATGCAGATGACCTTACCATTATAAATGAAGATTTTGGTTTGGATTCTGACTATGGAAATCAAATTATCTATACATTAAATGAATCACAAGTTAATAGGGTTCAAAGAATGATAGATCGTATAAACTTTGAATCAGAAAACTTTGAAGATGAAGAATATGAATCTGAAGAAGAAAATTTAAATTATGAAATAAATAAAACAAATGAAATAAATAAAACAAAAAATAAACTAAAAGAAATGGGTTACGAAACTGAAAAAACCACAAACAAATTAAAGCAAAAAGTTGACAGGCTCGCAGAAGCCCACAACAAAAATTTTAGAAATGTAGAAAAAGAAATTAAAAACCTACGTTCTAAAGTTCCAGAAAATTCATATCAACAACGCAAAATTGAACAAATTTCAAACTATTTGGAAGAACATAGTAGAAAAATTAATGAAGCGTTTGAAGATATTGAAAATAAAATTGATAGTGTTGCAGGTTATGCAGAAAACAACACTTTCGAAAATGACAACTCTATAAAAGAGTTGAAAAATGAAATTAATGCCTATTCGAAGCAGATAAAAAATGCTTTTGATACACTTGAAAATAAATTCAATAAACTAGTTAGTTATACCGAAGCTATTGGTCAAACAACCAATCAACTTATTGATTATACCCAAAACGAATTAAGAGAAGGTATACACAACAACCGTGAATATATGGACGGTGAACTTCGCCCCAATGTTGAAAGTGCTATTAATTATAGCGAAAACATTGCAGAACATGTAAACCACATTGTTGATTATACTGAAGAACTTCGTGAAAATATTCAAGGCAATAGAGATTATTCAGAATTCATTGCAGAAAGAACTAATGATTTGATTGATTATACACAAGATGAAATTAAGCCATACCTAGAAGGTAGCATTAATTATTCAGATAAACTAAAAGAAAATATTGAAGCAATTGGAAGTTACATGGAAGATGTAATACAACCTAGTGTTGAAAGTAGCATTAATTATACGGAAACAATAGCAGAATCACTGAATGAATCTGGTATTACGGAACACTATCAATTGGGTGATTCAATTGAAATTGAAAGTATTGATGAAACTGTAGATAATGCATTAGAAGCAGCAAATCAAACTTATTCAAGGCATTATTCAGAATCAGTTGATGAACTATATCCATTTGTTAGAATGCTTTCAGAAAATCAGAAACAGTTTTTCTATGGATTGTCCAGTGCACAAAAGCAAATTGTTTCAGATGAGATTGCTAAGAATCAAGTTTATCACCCAAATCAAATTTATGAAGTTTGTAGAAGGGTTTATGAAAGCGATCAAAATGCCCCAAGCTACATAAAAAATATGCCCAAGCAATATGTAAATGTTTGGAACAACTTATCTGAGAGTGAACGTAATCAAATTCACAATCAGGCAAAAATTTGGAATTTCGATTCTCAAAACAAAATTAACAAGTTCTGGAAGTCTAATTCAATTGTGAATGATACAAAATCAAAATCATCGCAAAACTTTCAAGGACTAAGTCGTAACAACGGTATTTATGAAAGTGCACAAGAGCAAAGCACTAATGAATTGGGATATGAAGATGGTCTCAAACTATTAAAAGAAAATCTAAAGTACCGTTCGCGTTAAAAACAAAAAAACGCAAAAAAACAAAAAATAAAAAAAACTAAAATTATGTTTATTAAAGACTTCAGTAGTCAAAAACTAAAAGAAACATGGGATCCAGTGTTGCAAAGTATGAACATTGATACTAGTCAACTATCTGAATCCCGTAGGCAGTGGCTGTACCAATATTGCCATAACCATGCAAAACGTGCAATGGGTCCTTTGAACGAAGCTGGTCAAACTTCTGCTTCCTTGGGTAATGTTAATGGTATTGGTGCTGTTCAAGCTCCTTCAAACCCCGCACAATATGGTGCTGGTAATTCAATTGCAGGTCCACAAGGTTCTACACAAAATGTGTTTTATCGTGGTAACACGGGGTCTGGTGATGTTTTCCCTGCTGCCCTTCCTGTATCAATTCAGGTTGCTGCTGAAACACCAGCTTTTGATCTTTTCCCTGTTATCCCTATGGATAAGCCTGCAATTATGTTGCCTTATCTAGAGTACAATTATGCTGGTGGTCAAATTCGTGGTCAGGGCAAACAAAATGCTCCTTATGTTATTGCTGTCAATAACCTTTCTCAAAGCACTATTGATAGCTTGGTTAAAGGTCGGCAATACGAAGTTCAAGAAAGCAGTGGTAGTAACCAAACAGTTATGACCTTGACTTTCTTAGGTAAGCATCGTATTACTCCTGATCCAATTTTCCGTGTGCAATACACTAATAACGCAGGTAATTTGGCTATTAGTGATGTATTTACGGGAACCACTACAAGTTATCGGTTGTTTGATCCGACTAGTGGTGGTAGTGTTGTTGCTGATAGTAATGCGCTTGGTGGCGTTAGAGCAGAACTGGCAACTGCACTTACTAACCACATTCCCGGATTTAGTGGTGCTGGTTCTCAAGACAATGATGATTTTACTCTTAACTTTGAAGGTTTTGAAGCTGGCCAATACACAAACAGTAATGCAAGTGGTGCTAACGCAGGTCCATATGCTTCCCCAATGAGTCGCGAAACTGGTGAAAATACCTATTATCGCGAACTGGGCATGGAAATGTTCAGCCGTTTGGTAGAAGCAGAAACTTTCCAAATTGCTTTACCATTGAAGACTGAACAAATCCAAGACTATCAATCCATTTGGGGTATTGATGCTGTTGGTATGTCTGAAAGTGCTTGTGTTAATGAGCTTACTCAAAGCTTTAGTAAAGCACTGATTGGACGCGCAATGGCACTAGGTTGGACTAACCATATTAACAGTTACAAAACTGAAGGATCGGACTTCAACTTACACATTGGTAATAATGGTGTTTATTCAACCTACCCGGGTAAAGATAATACACTAGCAACGTTCCCAACTAGTGCAGGTCAACCTGCAAACGCTTTGGGTTTCACTGGTACCACAACCTTGTATGAAAACCAAGAAACCATTCAACGGAGAATTCCAAGAACCATTGGTGCTGTTGCAAGTTTCTTGCATCACCGCAACCGTATTGGACCTGGTAATTGCGCTGTTATGAGTGGACGTTTAACTCAGAGTATGGTAGATGTTGCTGGTTACATGCCATCAAGCTTCCAAAATACATTTGATCAAGCTAACTCAAGTGTAAGTCCTCATGGTACTGTATTCGGTGTTACTGTTTATAGTGATGCTAACATGCAGTGGAATGATTCTCGCGTTTGCGTTATGCGTAAGGGAAGCGATGAAGAACCTGGAATTAAGTTTATGCCATACCTTATGGCAGAATCGATTAGCACTATTGCTGAAGGTACTATGGCTCCAAAGATTGCAGTTAAGTCTCGCGCTGCTATCACGGAGGCAGGTAAGTATCCAGAAACTTCTTATCTTACGTTCGACGTAACATCTGATGCTGGTGGTGTTGATTTCCTTTAATCTAACCATCACTAAACTTAAAAACCCGTTCAGCTTTATCGTTGAACGGGTTTTTTATTTTTAAACTTTTGTAAAATACTTTTCTTTTTATTATCTTTAACGTCAAAGGTTAAATAAATACAAAAACATATGAAAATTGTCAATAGTTTTGTTCTTTCTTTTGTGCGTCAAATTGTTGATTTTTTATTTCAATTAACTCCGAATTGTTTTTATCAAGTGTAGTATATGCTGGATCATAAAGATTTGTCGCTATATCAGTTAGACGTTTACCATATAGTTTATATAGATATATTTTTACTACATTATTATTATGTAAGTTTTCTAGCGCTTCTATTTTTTTGTTTTGCTTGCATTGTATGGTGTCTTGCACAATCTATATGATTATCAATTACTTCTAACCAATCAATAACGTCTGGTTCTTCAGGTTGATTTTCTTCTTCATAAGGCTGTTTCAAAATGAACCAGCACTCCTTTAATTTATAATAAAAGATTTTAATTTTTTCTAGAATATTCTTTGCGTTGTACTTCATAGTTGTTCTCACTCGATTTTACATAATTGAAAATAATTTTGAAATTAAAAAATAGCGACCACCACTTAAATAAGTTTTAAGTGATTTAAACTTCAAATATACAGAAATGGTTGTAAATTGTCAAACAAATTAAAATAAAAGTAATAGAAAAATTGTTAATAGCCTTTCTAAGATCGTTCAAATTTTCAAATTGCCTAGCACTAGTGTTGATTTCCTCTAATCTAACCACCACTAAACCTAAAAACCAGTTTAGTTTTATTGTTGAACGGGTTTTTTATTTTTAAACTTTTGTAAAATACTTTTCTTTTTATTATCTTTAACGTCAAAGGTCAAATAAATACAAAAACATATGAAAATGGATAATCTGGATTTTAGATATAAAAAGCATAGACAATACTTTGAAGATAATACAAAAGATTACTTTAGTGATGTAGAAAAATCTGAAGATTTAACAACTTCACAAAAGTTTTATTTGTATAAAAACGGATTAAAGTCTTTACCAACATGTAAATGGTGTGGATTAAAAACAAAGTGGATAAACGAAAAAAAGAAATTTGCTGAATTTTGCAGTTCAGATTGCCGTAAAAAAGGAAAGAATATAACAAACAAAAAAAGAGAAGCAACAAATCAAAATCGTTATAATGTTACTAATATTTCTCAAGACAATTCGGTTAAAGAATCTAAAGAAAACACACTGCTTAAAAAGTATGGAGTTAAGAATCCCAACCAAATTGAAGAAATTAAAGCAAAAAGAGAAAACACAAATCTTAAAAAATATGGCACAAAAGTACCATCTCAATCAAAGTATATAAAAGAAAAAGTGTTAAGTGAATGGGTAAAAAATAATTATGAAAAATTAAAAGATAATTATAAAATTTTAAAAAATGAATCCAACTCTATTACATTAAAGTGTCATGATTGTAGTTGCACACAGAATCAATTTTCTATTAATAAAAATCAAGTTAATAAGTTGTTAAATGATGGTGTTCCACTTTGTTATAACAAACGTCAAAGATATACTTCTAAGGGCGAAATGCAACTAAAAAATTATATTACTTCTTTAATAAATTATAATGAATTACTTTTTAATGATAAAAAACTTATCAGTCCTTATGAACTTGATATTGTAATACCAAATTATAAATTAGCAATTGAATTCAATGGATTATACTATCATTCACATAAGTTTTTAAATGACAAATATTACCATAAAAGAAAAACAGATCTTTGCAAAAAAGCTGGATACAGGTTAATACATGTATGGGAAGATGACTGGCAATACAAAACAGATATAGTAAAGTCGCTTATAAAAAATGCAATTGGTAAAACCGAAAATAAAGTATATGCTAGAAAATGTAGTGTGTTAAAAGTCAATCCAAAAGAAATCAAAAAGTTTTATAAATTAAATCACATTCAAGGTTTAAATTCTTTTTATGAATTAAATTTTGGTCTTTATTATAAAACAAGACTGGTAGCTTGTATGAGTTTTAGCAAAAGAACTAGAAATATATCAACATCAAAAAACAAAGAAGATGTTTGGGAACTTACTCGATATGCTACGATTCTTAACACAAATGTTATTGGTGGTTCTAGTAAGCTATTTAATTATTTTGTTAAAAATTATAATCCAGAAAAAATTATTAGTTTTTCTGATAGTTCAATGTTTACAGGAGATATGTATCAAAAGTTAGGTTTTCAAAAAGTGTATGAAACTAAACCAGATTATTCATATTATAAAAGTGATAAACGTATTCATAAATCTGCATTTTCTAAAAAAAGAATACAACAAAAATTTAAGCTAGATCAAAGTTTTGTAAGTAATAATACAGAATCTGAAATCATGAAAAAAATGGGATATGAAAAAATTTATAGTACTGATAAAATTAAGTGGAAAATGACTAACAACTAAACTAAAAATGCAATTACTAAATAAATAGTTAAAAAGTTTGTTTAATGAAGTTATTAAATTTTTATGAATACTTAACAGAAAAACGAAGAAACCCTGAAGTTAATAGAGATATAAACATAATTGAGTTTATTAAAAATACTATTGGAAATGATAGTTTGGATAATTGGTTTATTTCATTTCGACAAAAAGATACTGTAACATTTGTAAACCCTTTTACCGAATATAATACTCCTGCTGGATATTATGCATATCCATTTAATAAAGAAGACTATAATGAATTACTAAGTAAATATGATGAAAGTAGCGATAACAGTTCAGTTAAAACTAAAATAAAAGATATTTACCCATTTTTTCCAAGGGGTTCTAACATAATTCATCTATTCAAGATCAAACAAGAAAAAGTTAAAAGTGGAAAAATATTAACAAGAAATTCAAAAGCTTTTAAACATATTAAAGAATTCTATAAAATTTGTAAAACAAAGAAAATATTAAAAGATAACCTTCCGCAGGCTGCTTTTGACTTGTTAGAAGTTGTTGTGAATCAAGAAAAAGACTATAATAAAGTCAGTGAATTAATTGAAAATATAAAACCAAATGATTATGAAATGGATCAAATGTGGAGTAAGTTAAAACTTGTTATTAAAAAACAGAAAAAGGTTTCAATGCTTTGGTTTTTTATAAATAATTATGTTGACTTAGTGAAAACTGGTGGAGCGCAGCTTAAAACAAAAATTTATTTGGATTTAGGTATTGAAGGTTTTATTGATAGAGGTGAAGACTGGTTTATTCATCCCAATGAACCCGAACAGGCTATATTTTTTACTAGAGATGTTATTGAAAATCTTTATTCCTACGACATAATAGATTTTGTGGGTAACATAAACAACTTACTTAATAAAGTAATACGTGGAAGATATGAAATAAAAGAAAACAATGTAATTAATGTTGATGGAGATGTATTTTTTAATAGTAAAGCAGATTTTTATAGAATTACAGAAAAGTATAAATTTGGTAATGTTACTGGAAGTTTTATTTGTAAAGCAATCGGTATTACATCTCTTCTAAGAATTGGAATTCCTGAATATGTAGGAAGAAAATTTGACTGCTCTAATAATAAATTAAAATCTTTAGAAGGATGCCCCAAAAAAGTTGATGGTGAATTTGTATGTAACTTAAACGAACTCAAAACATTAGAAGGCATTTCAACTGTAAAGACAAATGTAAAATGTAAATCTAATGATCTAAAAACATTAAAAGGTTTACCAAATGAAATAGGTGGTGATCTTGACTGTACTAATAATAAACTAAAATCTTTAGAAAGTTGTCCCCAAAAAATTATTGGAAATTTTGTATGTTCTGATAATAAATTAACAAGTTTAAAGGGGGGGCCGAAGGAAGTTGGATTTGAGCAAAAAGGATTTAACTTTGGAGGTGACTATAATTGTTCTGATAATAAATTAAAAACACTTGAAGGTGCTCCTAATTATATCAGAAAAGGTTTTGATTGTTCTAATAATCAATTAACATCTCTTGAAGGTGCCCCCAAAGAAGTTGAAAAGGTGTTTGATTGTTCTCATAATAACTTAACATCTCTTAAAGGCGCACCCGAAAAGGTCCGTGGTTTTATGATCATGGATAATAAAAAAGAATTTACAGTAGAAGAAATTAAAAATGTTATAGATGTTAGTGGATTTATTGACACTTAATAAAAATCAGTTTAATGGAACTAGAAAAATTCAAAGATTATGTAAAATCAAAAAAGAAAACAGATTATAAACCTTTTCTTGATTGGTTAAAATCACAAATGAATCTCAATAAAAAAGAATTAACTTTTTTGAGGCGTGGGGGTTCAGGTAGAAATGCCCATTCAGAACAATTCGGTTATAATATAAAAGGAAAACTTAAAGCTTTTGATTTAGATGACAATAAGATTTTTAATAATGTTAACTATGATACTAAAAATGTAATAAAAGAATATAACTTAAATAAATAAAAAAAATTAAAAATGCGTTTAAAGTCTTTTCAAAATTACTTAACGGAAAAGCGAAGAAACCCTGAAGTCAATAGAGATATAAACATTGTTGAATTTATTAAAAATACTATTGGAAATGACAGTTTAGATAATTGGTTTATTTCATTTCGACGGAAAAATACTGTAACATTTATAAATCCTTTTACTGGTTATAATACACCCGCTGGATATTATGCTTACCCTTTTAACAAAGAAGATTATAATAGGATAACAGCAGGTTTTACAAATAGTACTCCTAATGAAAAAATTAAAGAAAGATTAGAACGATTTTATCCTTTTATTCCTAATATGTCTAATGTAATTCACTTATTTAAAATTAAAGAAAACAAAATTCAAAAAGGTAAAATTTTAACTCATGATTCTGAAGTTCTTAAACATATTGAAAAGTTCTACAAAATTTGTAAGTCTAACAAGAAATTAAAAAATAATCTTCCACAAGATGCTTTCGATTTATTGTTTAACTATATAAAAGCTATGAAATCAAATAATAAATCAGAAAGAAAAGAAAGTTTTAAAAAAATGAAAACTAATTTAAATAGTTTAACATATTCCAGAAAATATTCAGCAAAATGGAATGAATTAAGTCATACTATAATGCGTAATACTAAAAATTATCAACCAACGGTTGAAACACTTTGGTTTTTTGTAAATAACTATGTTGATTTAGCTTTACGAGAAGATAAAAGTATACAATTTAAAACAAAAATTTACTTGGACTTGGATATTGAAGGTTTTATTGATAAAGGTGAAGACTGGTTTATTCATCCCAATGAACCTGAACAAGCCGTATTTTTTAAGAAAGATGTTATTGATAAATTTAAATCTTATGATATAAATAGCTTCTCTTCAAGCCCAAAAGAAACATTAAATTATGTTGTTGATGGGACATTTGAAATAGATGGAAATATAGTTAACATTAAAGGTAATGTAAATTTAAAGTTCAACCCTAAAAATTATAAAAAAATTATAAACAATTACAGGCTTAAATATATTAGTGGTAATTTTGATTGTTCTGGTAATAAATTAACAACACTTGAAGGTGCACCTGAAGAAGTTGGGGGTGATTTTGATTGTTCCCATAACAATTTAGCATCCCTTGAAGATGCACCTAAAAAGGTTGGGGGTGAATTTAATTGTCTTGGTAATAGTCTAACATCTCTTAAAGGTGCCCCTGAAAAAGTTGGGGGTGATTTTGATTGTTTTGGTAATAATTTAACATCCCTTGAAGGTGCTCCTGAAAAAGTTGGGGGTGATTTTATTTGTGATGAAAATAAAAAAGATTTCACAAAAGAAGATGTTAAAGCTGTTTCTGATGTTGAAGGTAGAGTAATAGTTTAATAAAGTTGATGAATATTTAAAGCGTATTAATGGTAGTTTTGGTTTAAGAATATAGTAAAGTTTTTATTTGAATAAATATAAAAAAATTGGCAAACGAATTTCAATTATTACATACTGACAATATAGAGGTATGTTTAGATCAACAAATTGTTTATACTCCAAGTAGCACAAGTGGAAAAAGATACTATTCATTTACAATACAAGTAGATCCAATAGGCAATTTTCCCAGTCAAGTAAACACGGGTTTTACATTAGTTCCTGAGGGAATGCCATGTCCATCTATTGGTCCAAATGAAGGTGTGCTTTGGCAGGCGGGTGAATCCTTTACAGATTATCTAAAAAAAGTTCGTGAACGTATATCACAAGAATTTAATCTAGCTGCTAATGTTATTCGTAATGATAATCGTTTTGTAATTATTGCAGATGAATTTCATATACCATTTGGAAAAACACTAAATGATATTTCAAATGGAACCTTTAAACTTAAAGCTTGTACAAATGGCAATGTAAGTGTTGATATTGTTCAAAATCCAAGAATTGTTGATAACCCAAACTTTGTTGACATTAATGAACAGTTTGATTGGGGGTATCCTCACATTCATAATTGCCATACAACTCAAATGATAAAAGTTTATTTCCTTGAAGAAGAAAATAAAGATAACTTCTTTTTCTATGATATAACATCCGAACAATTGAACCCCATTTTAGATGTTACACCGACCACGGAAAATATACAATGTGTTGAACAGGCTGGTGTTGGTCCGATAATTTCAAAATTTCAAGAAGTGGATTATGAATTAGATTATGATCCAAATTGGAATTTACAATTTGTTTATAATGATGAATGTGGTTCCAATGAAGTAATAAAAAGCATAAGTAATTTAAGAACACAACCACTTCAAATTAACTTAGGATTTACTTCAGAAGTTGAAAATGAGTTTTCAAGAACATTAGTTATAGAAGACCAAAATAATGGAAAACGAATTGCTGAAATTGATGTATACTGTCAAACTGTAGATGAAGATGAAAGACTTAAAACACTTTTAAGTAATTTTGGAAAAGAACTACCTCAAGATGAATCTTATATATTTCGCGATGCAGATGTTTGGGAATCAAAGCCAGACTATGAACTTATTAACCAGAAAAGAAAGGAGTTAATGCTTGAATTTGAAAACATTTATTCATACTTAGGTAGTTATAGAGGTGTTCTAAATGCAATAAACTTTTTTGGTTATAATGAATCTTTATCCCTTAAAGAGTACTGGTTAAACGTGGATATGCAGGATGAAAATTATAAAAAGTTTCTTATTCAAGATATTGTACTGAATGAAAGACTAGATTTTGAAAACTTCAACTTTTTACCAAACAGTAAATATAAAAAAACTTCAAAATTTGGTTTATTTTATGATATTAATAGAGTTGTGGATGGTGAATTTACTCGGTTCGGTCTTCCAGAAACAGAAGAAGCATTTGACTTTACAAACGAGGAAGTTCTCATAAAACTTTATGGCCTTAGAGAAAAGTTACAGGAACAGTTTTTACCATTAAATGCTCAAATAATTAACATAACTGGTGAAGCAATTTACTTTTCAAGTTATAATCAAAGAAAATGGACTTCAAACAATAGAGTATCAAGAATTGATCAGTCGCTTAATCCAGAGTTTCATGCTGAAAGCACTGATGGATATATTCAAGATTTAAGACCAATTTTTGAAGGTATTAACACGATTAATACAACACCTAATCTATCAGGTAAAACAGAATTGTATCCAAATAATAAAATTAAAGTTAATTTAGAATCTGGTGTTGTATTCAATGAAGTAACACTAAAAGCAGAATTCGGATCTGGAAAAAATAGTTTTATATCACCACCTACATCACTTTTATTATACGATGGAATACTAAATGATCCGAATCCACCCATTCAAAATCTTAGAATATTTGAATTGATAGAAACTAACTCAAATTATAAACTAACTTTAAAACTTAAAAATTATTCTCATGCTAATACAGTAACAAATTATGAATACGAAGTTATAGATAATCAAGGACTTGTGGTTGCATCAGGAAGTTCTACACAAACAAAGTTTGCAATTTCTAATCTTCCATCAGATAGGGGGTTAACAGTTCGCGTTAGAGTAAACTATAGTGGAACGCTTTCAGAATGGACTAACCTAAAGTTTAGAACAAATTTTGAGTATAAAGATTACGTGCAAAGTGAATTTTTCTCACCACTATATCCAGAAGTTATTGAAAAAGATGGGCAGGGCTATATTATTGAATTAATTGAACCAAATTCAGATTTATTGAAAAGTCAGTATGGCTATTCTAACAAATTTAAGGGAATACCATCAAATTATATACTAAAAGTTAATTCCAAAGAACAATTAATTGAAAAAAAACCTATTTTTGATTTTCCGTTAAGTAGAGTTTCAGATGATCGGATAGCATTTTATAACAATATAAACAAAGAGTCAGTTGAATTACAAAATGAAAAAGGAATCCCTGTCGGTTTTCCACTAAAACTAAAAAATACAACTTTTGAAGTTCCTATAAAAGATTTGGATATGAGTTTTATTCAACTTGCTGATCTTGTTGAAAATGAAACATCACCCATAGAAAGTCTTACAGAAACATTTGGTAACCTTAGACCCGGAATTAACTTTTCAAAACCTTTCAAAGATAGTAATGGTAACTTTACTATTGTAAAAGCTTTTATTGAATTTCCACAGCCTTCTGGAGCACCTCCGTTTGCAGGTGGATGGGAAGATCTAAATGTTAGTAATCAAAATAGTTCTTTATTTCAACCCAATACTGATCCTGCGGTTTTACGGTGGTTTGTAAATGGTAGTGTTCTGTATTTTAACCTTTATGACAGAACCACTACACCAGTAACCGATCCAGCTATAGACGAAAATGGAAATCAAATTAGTGGAGACTATATAGTATATGAATTTAGACTAAGGCCAAATGAGGAAACAATATTTATAGATACTCAACCAGATCAAAACAGTTTGGTAGAAGTTTATAGTAGTTTTCCACTTTCCAACCTTGCAAGTATTGAAAATATTGGTATTGGTAGTTTTCGTGAAATGGAATGGATAGTAGAAAAAACATTTCCAAATGAACCAAACAAATCATTTTCATTTAGCAGGCGAGGCACAATTTACGATCTTAGAGATTATATGGTTATACTTCCGTATGAAGGAAAATATACTGTAACATTAAAACTGTTTAATGGATATGGGGGAACATCGTATAAAACAAAATATGACTATATTGATGTTTCATCAAAGCAAGCCGATTTTCTTGCATTTACTAGATTTTTCAAACCAGAAATCAATACTATTAAAAATAATGATTATCCTATTAGAGAACTTTTTTCACCACTAAATAAACCATTACAAGATCCAGAAAATCGCGAAGTTCCAAGTAGTATTCAAACCGAAAGTTTGAATGGAGTTAATTACATATTTTCAAATACTATTGAAAACAGACCAGAAAACTTTGGAACTGGATTTGAAATTAATGAATTTTTTAGAGCACCCATTAACAACTTAAAACATGTAAGTTTTGAATATTTTGATATACATGGTGAAACGGCCGCTGGATTTGAAGTAGATAATATTTCCAGTGGTGCATCTATTCAAGTCGGTGGGAAAGAACCTTATACAATACCCGAAAAATATTACATTAACAACAATGGACGGTTCAAAGCCTATAATGGATCTTCAAATACATTTAATGGTTTCCCTGTTTATAATGTAAAACAAAATGACTATACCACCATTGCAAAAATACTATCTGACTCACAAGCAGATGGTATAAAAGATTTTGAATACACCGCGAGACCTATAGCTGAACCCAAAAGTCAAGAGGATATATCAACTTACATTCATGCAGTTGCTAGATATACTGGAACTAAAGGAAGTGCCTTTATTGGACTAAAAGGCCCCATTAACATAAGGGGTTTTAATTCACTTGGAAACGAACCTATAGAAAGTTTGGATTTTGAAATTCAGAACTGGAATGTAAGAGTTGACCATCTTGAAAGTTTTGAATTTGCAAAAGCGTTAGATAATTCATTTAATCTAGGCGAAACTAGATTTTATGATAACACTATTTCTATACCAACTATGGCTCCAATAGTATTGGTTCCAGATAAAAGCAAAATACCGGGGAGGCACAACATAATTTGGAAACTGTTTGATGAAGAACTAAATGGTGAGCTTATTGCTCAAGTAAACAACTTAGATTACTTTATCTACACATTTGAACGTAGTGGACAATACAGTGTAGAAGTTAGAATTTTTGATACGAATTATAATGATGATGTAACATTTAAAAAGAAGTGGATAACAGTTTTTAATTAACGACGTGATTCAATCGAGGCTTTTAGTTGTTTGAACATAACTCTTTTGGGGTATATAAAATTTAGAACTCTATTTAAAGATAAAAGTTTTTTTCTTTTTTTATTATAAACTAGCCATCTTTTTCTACTATCATACAAGTATACATAATCAAATATAAAAGATTCTCTAGCTTCGGAAAGTAGTTCTAATTTGTTATTCCAATAATAAGCTATACCCTGAGAACTTTTAGTTAGATTGCAATTTTTTCTTTCTTCTTTTAAGTGTTGCGAAGTTCCAAGTTTAATTAAGTCATTTAATTTGTTCTCATCAGAATAATAATCACAAAGAACTAAACCCCTTGTATTAATAGGTTCATTACCAAGGCAAGTAAAACCTTTAATTGTACCATCATCTTCTTCTTTTGCTATAATTGTTACTTTTGTTGTCATAGGGAGTTACAAAGTTATAATAATTTGAAATTTTTACAATAGAAGTGTTAAAAAAAATCGGAGACGTTTTGCCCCCGATTAAATGCTTAACTAGCATTTATCACTTTACTTACTAAAAATAAAACTGCTTGCTAGTTTTTCATCTTCTCTTTCCTGCAAAATAAGCAAATAACCCAATCGGGCTCGGAGCAAATCAATGGCCCATGCAGGGCTATCTACTTTGCTGGCCATTCGGTTATATTCCAGCATATCGTGCAATTCGGATGCCTCAATACCTTGTTGATAACCATCATTCAGATCACTTCGCTGGAAAAGTTCAAACATCTTTTTTGTATGCATATCTGATCGAGGCACACGCTTAGCCAGTAAGTTTTTAATCTGGGGTGCCAGCAAGTCGTAATGCTCAATTAAGGTTTGCACCACCTGCCTACGGGTGATAGCGTAAAATATCCAGTCGTGGGGTTCAATTTCGTCCATATAATGTTTGCTGGAAAATTCTCGCCCTTCCGCTAAGGCATAATCTAAAAACGATTCTACTACTTCTTCTTGAGCGGCACTTAAATTTTGTTGTGCTTGTTCTAATTTTTCCAAAGGATTCATAATCATAAAAGTTTAAGTTGAGTAAATGTTTTATTGCTTACTGCTAAGACAGGTTATGCCAAAAATTTGCAATTTTTGACCCCCTAGAAAAACGTTTTTAAAGGACACGTGCAAAACCGGCCGTCCAAAAAGCGAAGGAGTTTTGCCGATTTTCGGAGGGAGTAACGAAAGAACAATGATAAACTTGATCTCCACCCTGTTGGGTGATAACCTCTTCTCTAGTAGTTGGAAAAGCCGTACTATAGCCTTCTGATTTAGCCGCAGCAACCGCCTGATCTCGGTCGCGCTGGTTGCTGGTGAAGTAAAAAACATTCCTTTCTTCATCTTGCTGGTAAACTCCCAGATAATACATAGTAGAAAAAGTTTTTAATGGTTTAATTAAAGTTAGTCTTTTCTTTTGTTATCAACTTTCTAGCCGCAATATAGGCAAAAGGAGAACTCTTGTCAAGAGTTACCATCAAAAAATTTTTAATTTTTTGATGGCAGTGAAAAGAAATCACTATCTTATAACGTTTATGATATTTTTAAATTAGTTTAATTCTTTTTTTTGCTTTTGAAGTTTATTTCGCTAAACCCCTTGTCTTTAGAAACTTCTAAAGTTTCTGTGAATAGGTCATCGGGTAAGCTATAATGACTAATAACCATTATGTTAATATCAAATTCATTTGTTATTGTGTAAAGTATATGCAAGACAGACTTTATTGATTCGCTATCTAAACTTGAAAATATTTCATCAAGAAACAATGTGTTAATTTTAGGATATTTATATTTAAGAATTTTTATAACAGAAAGTAAACACACAAAATCTAACTTTTTCATTTCTCCAGTTGAGAGTGTATTTACATCTATTGCGTATCCCATTTGATAAACATCTGTTTCAAACTGATAATTAAAGATTATATCATAGGGCAACTCTAAAAGAGATGTGTTTATTTTAAGTTCGTTGTTTAAATGTGGCAAAATACTTTTAATCATTTCGGTCTTTACTCCACCATCACTTAAAACATCATTTAATAGCTTTAAGTAGTTTAGTCTGTAATTAATATTTTTGTGTTTGTTTCTTTTTTCTTTATTTTCCTGTTCTAAGGATGAAATAATATCCTTTAAGTTTTGCGTGTTTTCATCGTTTTCAGAACTGCTTTTTAATTCTTTAATTTTATCAATATAACTTTTTACTTGAGACTTTAACTCATTAAGATAGTTTAGCGATTCAGAATAACGGCTTTTTATTTCTTTTTTGGTATCTTTAATTTCTTGTAGATTCGTTTCTAAAGTTTCTAGTCTTTTTTTATCATTTTCAAGACTTAGGTTTAATTCCTCTTTTTTGCTTATATGATAATTGGTGTTAAGATCACTTTCACATTCTGGACATCTATCATTATTAAGAAGTTTTAACTGTTTGTTGTTATTATCAATTCTATTTTTTAGGGCTGATATTTTCTCTTTTATATCTGATATTTCGTAATCTTTATTTTCAACTTCTTTTTCTAATTGATTTACTTTGGAAATGTAATTTTCTTTTTGATCTTTTAACTCTTTGGCTTTGCTTTTAAGTTCCTCTATTTTTTGTGCATTAGATTCACTAACCTTTTCAAAAAACCGATTAAGTTTTTCTTGTGTTTTTTCAATATTATGTTCTGTTGTTTTTATTTCGCTGTTTAACTGATCTAAGCGAGACCTTTCATCTTTTAATTTAGTGTTAACCAGTTCCTGCATTTCGTTAATGATTCCAAATCCAAATATTTTATCAAAAATCATTTTTTTATCACTTTTTGACATTTTTACAAATGACTTAAAATCATTAACAGAAAGTGTTATTAAGCTGTTAAAAAGATAAAAAGGGAAATTAAGTAGTTCATTTTCAATGTATTTTTCTCTTTCTTTTTTGCTTGAAGGCAAATTATCTTTAATGTTAACGCCGTCTACATAAATATTGGCCTCTTTATGTGGATTAAAAAATCTTTCAATTGCTACTTCATTACTTTGAGTTTCAAACTCGATATAAGTATATCCATTTTGATTAATTCGATTTGATATGTCGTCCTTCTTAATGCCAGTTTTCCCTATTCTTCCATACATGCTTAAAACAATAACATTTCCTATTGTGGATTTTCCCGAACCATTTTCTCCGGTTATAAGATAAAATCCATTAGAAGATTCTGGAAATGTTACTGTTTGAAGACGCTCTCCGTAAGACGCTATATTCTTAAATTGAATCTTTTTGATTTTCATTATGGTTGGCTAATCTGCCGTTTACTGGAAAATGGAATATTATAAAGTATAAAATCACCGTTAAACTCTATTTTTATTTCAGCCGTCCAACCACCTTCAATTAAATCATCAAGTTGGGTTCTATCAAAATCTAATTCAACTGTTATTTCTGTTCGAAAACTAGAAATTGAAACAGAACCACCTGAGCTAACAGTTACAATTCCTGAATTTGTAACTTCTTGGTTGTTGGGATTATAGAGTTTATTAACAGTAGTTGTTGCAGTTGAACTGTTTTCAGTTACAATGTACTGCTTAAAACTTTTTGTTTGTGTATTTGGTTCACTGCTGTTTAACTTTATTTGATTATAGCCAGCATTAAAAATTGTTTCAGGATGTGCAACAAAATTATCGGATATAAAGTACAAATAATTTATTGGGAGACCATATAAGTTGTAAATTGTTCCGTTATCGGCATCAAATACAAATTCGCCTTTTATAGTATCAAATCTTGTAGGATTGCCTAGATTATCAAAACCAGGAACTAATGATAAATTTTGAAGTTTTCCTGCAATTGGGGGAGTTGATTGATCTATAGTATATAATACATCACCAGTTGATGTATCTATAATTTCTTCATTAATATAGGGAGCATATGTACTTAAATTCCTATCAAATAGAATTAACTTATTATTAATTTGATTAAGAACTATATCTCCAGTTGTAGATGGTATAATTTGAGCCATTTTAGTTTTTATATATTTATTTCAATTAAATGATTAACCATCATTTTGTTCATAGCTTTCTAAATTTTCATTTTCACTATTTTGTGCGAAATCTTCTATATTGATATTAAAATCTCCATACTTACTTTTTAATCTGCTTAAAAGCTCTTCTTCATCCCTCTTGTCCCTAAGTATTTTGTCTTGAAGCTTTTGATACCTTTGCTGAATTTCATTAGCATCATTATTAAGCTTAGTGGCATCTTGATAATTTTGTTGATAGCGATTTATTAAATCCATGATTTCATTATACTCGTTTTCCGATATTAAATCAGTAAGATTTTCTAAACTATTTTGATTTTGTTCTTCTTGATTTTCAGTTGACATAGTTTTTTACTTTTTTGATTGGTTTGTTAATACTTGCTCCAGTCTTGAATAAAGCGTTTCATCATCAAATTCAAATTTATAGTTGTCTCTAAGACGAGACAAGTAATCATGTCCCTTTCCAAACTCACGTTCTAATACTTCTATTAAAAATATAACTAATAGTAGGTTTGGATCATGCCTATCTTTATAAGTTAGTTTAAGTTTTTTGTTAAGAAAGTTAAGTGGATACTTACGTTTGTTATCAGAATTAGATGCTTCTTCACTTTGCTCATCCTGATTTTCGTTTACAATTTCAATTTTTTCCATTACTTTGTTTGCAACATCTTCTACTAATTTATCCCAAGTAGAACTATCAAGATTTTCTACAGTTTTGGTTTTTTCCTGATAAAAACTCATTTTTATATAAATTTAAGTTCCAAAAAAATTAAAGTCCAATATCTAAGCCTCCTTCATCACCCCCCATATCTTCAGCTCCGGCTCCAGCTTCTCCTTCGCCTTCACCTTGTTCTTCTTTTTTCTTTCGTATTTCACGATTTTTTCTGGCTTCTTTGAGGTCTTCCATTTCTTCTTCTGTAAACTGATTTAAGAATTTGTTTATTGCCCATTCTGTTGGAATATAAGGTTGCTCACCACCTTCTTCCATTAAATTATTTTGAACTGTTGATATAGTTTCAACTTCCCTCTTAACCAGTTCAGCTTTTTTCATTTCTTCAAAAAGATTATTTCTGTTGTATTTAATGCCCAACTTACTTTGGAAAGTCATATCATCTTGAAGTTGAGGGTAATCCAGCAACATTTGATGATACAAAGGTTTACGTATAATTTCTTCAAATGTACTTCTAAGTTGGTTTATAAAACGGTTATATCTCATTTCTTCCCGTGCAATGCCTTCGACGTTCATTGTATATTCTCCGCCACCTTGTTCACGTTCAAAACGTTCAAAGGGAATTTTTGAATCACGTCTAAGATTATCACGAAACCATTTAACCGCTTCCATATTTGAAAGATCAGGCCCTTCAAAATTCATAGAGTCAATTTCAACTTGTTCACCACCTGCTGAGGGTATTACAAATGTTTTATGGAATGGAAAGTTGGGCTGTCCATTAACAGATATTTCACCTGAATCATCATCTATGTGAATATCTTCTTTCCATTCATTTTTAAATTCGGAAACTTTTTGACGCATCTTATGACCAGAAACGGAACCCGTTGGAACAACAGCTTTTAATCGAAAACTTGAATTCATCAAGTTCCAAATAACCCGACTGTGTTCCATAATTCTAAGAAGATTATAAGAACGTACAAGGGTTTCTGCATATGAAACACGAGTTGTTTGGTTCGGTGTTCCAAAAGAAATAAAAATTATTTGACTGTCATAAAGTTCTTTTTGATTTGCTGTACTACGTGCGTTTCCATAATTTGAACTATTTTGATCATGTACCCAAACCTTATAAAAACTACCATCATTTTCTTGTCGGATTTCGGGTTTTAATGTAACGGGGTCAACCTCATGAAAACCGATAATTTGACTGGGGGTTGCTATATCGTCATAAACAATTTCAAAAGCAATAACACCCTCTATTAACCATTGACGATAATATCTATAAGGCATATCTGAATAACCAAAAAACAAAGTATAAATTTCTTCAAACCTGTTTCTGGCACTTTCTCGAACCTCTTCTGAATAGTCTTCTAATTTTGAAGTATCAACATAACAAAATTTGTTTTCTGTGTCAAATACGATTGAATCATTTGATAATGTAGAAAGAATAAAATCAATTTCACCATTCATTGAAAATCTTTGAAGTTCACTTCGTTTTGATGCATAGTCATTATCAAAAAAGGGAACATACTTTTTAAAGTTATAATCTGCTAGTGCGGCATTGTTTAGAAATTCTGCATATGATGGATCAATATCATTTTGGTTGTCTCCAAAGTTAAAACGATTCGTTCTATTTCCTGCACTTCCAGGTTCTTGTTCAAGCGTAATAGAATTTTGTATTACTTGATCTTTATATTGAAGCCCAGCAGAACTAAGGCGCTTAAACGCATCAGATATAGGCTTTACAATTCCAGATGTTATATTATCTAAAAATCCTGCCAATTTTTTGTGTTTTTTTTTATTTATTCAAAGTTTTTGAAGTATGTGAAAATTACATCAATTCCAGTTTTATAAACTATGATCATAATAGAAATTGTTACATATAATTGAACAATTGCTGGCTTTTCATCGTTTTCAATTTTACTACTTGAATTTATAATTTTTTTATAACTTTCAAGAAGTTCATTACTAACACTTTGTTCACCACTATTAAATCCGTAGTAATTTTTTATTTCCTGTTTAACTCTTATAATGGCTTCACAAACTTCATACTCTTCAAACTCCTCCGCCTTTTCAAGTATCAAATTTAAAAAGTTTTCACCAGCATGTGAAAAAGTTTCTTTTAATTCATCAAGTTTGTTTATAACAAAGTGCCTAAACCCAGTTATATCATTTTCACTAAATTCATTATAGGTTTTATAAACTAAATTTTCAATTTTTTGTGTTTCTTCTTGCATAAAACAAATAATTAGTTTTTAAAAATATCTTTGTAATTAGAACTTTGAGTTCCGTTTCTAAAATTGATTTTAATTTTGTTGTAACTTAAAGTGGATGTAAAAGATTTAAATGTGGGTGAATTTGAATCTTTTGAAAGTTCTATAGTAGATAGCCCCTGAAATATTATTTGCTCAAATATCATTGTATAATAAGCATAACCTTTATTATCAAGAATATCTACTGTTAGGGGTGGCAAATAAGGAGTGTTTTCAACGTGTGAAAGGTATTGCGTTAACTGATCAAACATTACCCAATAGGTAAGTAGCCCTTCAGTAGACTTTATTGAAAGATTAATACTTTTTTCAAAAAAGTTCATTGGAGGTGTTGAACTGGCATGCTTGTAAGTTCTTCCACCTTCTCGAATTTGTTCGGGTAAGTTTGTCATATTAAATTCAGGAACCGTAATGGACTGAATTTGAGAGTTCATAAACTCAGTTAAGCTATCAAAATCAATTCCAATATTTTTAATATTTGGTTTCCAAAAATTTTCAACTTCTTCAAAAAAGAAATCTTTTGGAAGCCTTATCTTAAATGAATTTTCTCTTAATCCTAATATACTCAAATTATATACTTTTTTTAGTTTAAATTAATAAAATAAGTTCCTGTTTCTGTTATTACGTTTTCTGTATTTTCCAATATAAAACTATGGCCATATGGTATTTCGTGTTCGTGTGAAGCATAGTCACTAAAGTTATCGGCAAGTTCTTCTAATGTATAAACTTCTGTCGAATTAGAATCTTCTTCAATATCTGAAAAGTCTTCTATTTCAATAAATTCACCTTTATCATATAACAGGTTTGTAACCAAATCATAAAAATGCATTGATAATTCTTTATAAAAGTCATATGACAAAAGCTTTAACGTATTAGAAACTATAGAAGTTTCAATAACACGAAATTCTGCTATTGTTTGTATAAGTTGGTTTTTAAAATCCTCTTTAGAAATTAACTCAAATTCATACTTTGATTCTAATCTACTTATTTCTATTACTTTTGTTGCTGCATTCATAAGGTTCTCTTCAATAAAGTATTCAATATTTGATGTTTTTTCATAGTTAGAATATATAATCCATCCTCCTTTTGTTGATTTTTCTATTACACCGTTTACATTTGTTTGGGGGTTTGAATCAAGTGATCTCCAATTGTACTTTTGTAGTTCATTATCCCATGAAACATTCAAATTTTTTATACCAGTAAAATGTGAAACCATACTTACTAGTATTTGATTGTGGACAGAAGCCATAGTGTTTTTTTATGTATTTATTTTTCTATGTTAAATAGTTATGTAATAAAATAGTAAAAATCCTGAAATCTTTCAAACCTTAACTTTAGTTGTTCTTACTACAACTTTTTAACAAATTTGAAAGGCTTCAGGATTTAATGTCGGAATTGTATCTGATTGTTAAACATTTTCGGGGTCAACGTAAGTTTTGCTTATACCAACATCATTTGTTACTTCCGGTTCACACTCCGTATAAATAAGTAAACCATTTTTAATCCCATTAAAGTCAATCATAGGACACATACCGTCTGTTATTACAACAGTAGGATTGCCCTTTAATTGTTTGTCGCTTTCAATATTTCGAAGTGCAGGATTCATATCCGTTCCACCGAAACCTTGAAGATTAAAGTTTTTAAGTTGAGATGGTGATTTAATTTTTGTTACTTTTTGAACTTCATAATCAGCTTCAATAAGATTTACAACAACACCCTTAACATTTAGGATTGAAATAACCTTTTGAACTGTATCATACATCGATCCTGATGTATCAAGAACAACGTTAAATTCATCAATATATTTTACTTTTCCTTTTAAGGCAGGAAACTTCCTATTAGGTTTTTTATAGGTATGGTGTTTAACACCTGAATTATCTTTTATTTGACCCAATTTGCGCTTTAGTTCCTTAAAGTAGTTTTTACTTGGTTTGTGCAAGTCAATAATCTGTTGAATAGATTCACCAGCATTGATCCCCCTGTTTTTCATGTCGTAAATAACCTTTCCAACTTCTACATTAAGTTGGTTTATTTCTTCCTCGGTTAAATCATCTAAGACGTGAACGTCTATAGTTTGTCCTTTTTTATCACCAGCACTTAAGACTTCCATATCAGGAACCCAATCTGGATGCGACTTGATTTTATCCTTTAAGTTTTCGTTGCTTTGTTTATTATCTCCACTTTCACTTTCGTTTTCTCCAGCTTCGGTGTTTCCATTCTCGTTACTATTTTCGCCACTATCACCCCCATTGTTTTGGGTTTTTTCACCCGAAACATCACTTAAGATTTTTTCATATTTTTCTTTCAGGTTCAAAAGATAATTATAAACGTGCTCATATATCCATTTCCCATCGTAATTTGGTATATCCCTTGTTAAGAACAAACCATTAGCCGCATCTTCGTTACTTTTTTTGTTATTAACCTCGCTAGTAATGTTTCCATCACTATCGGTTTTTCTTACCTTTGGTGTTTCACAAATACGGAATATACTTTTATCCTGTGCAATTAATTCATTGATAATTAAATCTTGTGCGATATTTGCAAGATGTGAATCATGGTTGTTTCTTGAAGTCCTTGAAACATGTTCAAGAATTAAGTGCATAACTTCATGAAAATACACAAAGTTGAATTCTTCTTGTGTTAGTTCATTGTTAACGAAGTTAGAATTGTAAAGAAACACGGGTTTTCCATCTTTAACTGTTACCGCGCAGGTCGGTATTTGATCTGTTTCTACAATATCAAGATATAGAGCAAACCAAGCATAGTATTCAGTATTACTTTTAATGTGTGAGTAACTAAAAAGTAATTCTTCAACAACAGAGGAAAATCTTTGAGGAAGTTTTTTTCTGCGGCCACTAACAATGTTTTGTTCTCCCTTTTCCATTTTTGTTTCAATTGACATAAATACAACTATTTTAGGTTTAAGAATAATTTACAATTTCAAACGCTAAACTAAGACAAAAATTTGCCAAATACAAACCAAAAGCAAATTTTTTGTTCAGAATAAAAAAATTCTTTTTGAGACTTGACTTGTAGTTAGCTTCTATATATATTTGCAAAGTAGTTTTTAATTTAAAACCGTCAAAACAGTTATAGTATGAATCTAACAAAAAAGGACATTGAAAAATTAACGAATACTGAAGCAAAGCTTTGGTACAAAATGGCACCACAAATGGGCGTGCTTTACTTACACGGAAAACCAGGTGTGGGTAAAACCCAAATCGTTAAACAACTGGCAGATAAGCTAGGTTTTGCGTATTTAGACCTACGCTTATCAATGTTGGATGAAACCGATGTTGGACTGTATCCACGTCCAGATTCTGATGTAAACTATGATGATAATGGTAATGCATATTACACATTTTCATATGCAGTTCCTTCGTGGGCACTAGAAGCTAACAAAAAACCAACAATTATTGTGTTTGAGGAGTTAAACCGTGCGCCGCTGTCAGTGAGGAATGCAGCTCTTCAAATATTGTTAGAGCGTAGGATTGCTGGTTCTTTTCAATTTAACGATAATGTTTTCTTTGTTGCCACGGGTAACTTAGGCGAAGAAGACGGCACAGACGTTGAAGAGTTCGACACGGCTTTAAGAAACAGGTTGATTTACCACCCGATTGAAGAAAATACAAAAGAATGGCTTAATTGGGCTGAAAAAGCAAACGTGAATCCATTGATTAGAGACTATCTCTATCAAAATTCGGATAAAATATACAGCATTGAAGACGCCCAAAAAGCATCTGGTCAATTTGCTACACCCAGAAGTTGGGAAATGCTTTCGGCTTACCTTAACTACAAACTAGGTGATAAAGCCAATGATCCAAAATCAGTAAAATCTGAGGTTAATAGCGTTGGTATGTCTTATATAGGATCAGCGTATCACGGATTTTCAGTTTTCCTAGGAAATTTGAAAAAAATCACACTTCAAGATGTATTAAACTACAACGAAAGTGGTGAAAAATTCAAAAACAAGGATATTGAAAAGGGGTACGTTTTTGACTTAATGGAGCAGGTTCTTAGTAAACACTTATGTGATTACAAAACTGCATCCAAATTAACAGTGAAAAACATTAAAAGTATTTCCAATTTTGTGCATGATTATGCATATGAAGAACATATGCAAAAAATGTGGGAAGACCTGTATAATAACATCGCAAAAAGCGAAAAGATAAACGACTTAATCTTCGAAATGACCGAAGCAATTGAAATTTCTAGCGATGAAAATATACAGGATAGGGCAGATGATAGTAACATATCATTTGATGAAGCTAAACAGGAACTCGTTAAGCAACAAAAACAAGAAATTGATAAAATCAAAAAGAAATGCAGTTCAAAGGACTGGGAGCTAATAAGCCTTATTTTATCAATTTCGGGTTCATCTTCAAATTCAGAATCCAATTAGTTAGGTTTGTTTTGATGTTTGTATTTGAAACCTCAACATTAAAAGTGTTGAGGTTTTTTTTATGATTCGCGCTTATAAGTCATAGAAGTTTCAAAGTCAAACGAAAAGAGTTCATTATTTCTAAGCTGAATATCAATTCCAATCTTTTTAGAATAAGTTACATTGGTTAAACCGTCTTTTCCACCTATCCTTCCAAAACCAGTATTGCTAGAACCATCGTAATCTGTTAATCTGGCCTGAAATACAATAGGTATATTAACCGCAGCGCTATCCCCGGTTTCAACTTCTTTAACACCAAGAAAGTTATCTTTATTTACTTGAATATTAGTCATTTGGGCTGGAGCCAAAAATAAGTATGATCCACAAGTATTTGAACCTATAAGATACTGATCACTTTCATAAAAACCTAACTTCCTAGGCATGGCTTTTAGATCATCATTTGCAATATTACTAGAATCAATTTCTCCAGTTGAAGTGTTATAATAATTGTTACTATTATCTCTTGAAAAATATGCTAATTGTTTTTTTCCATTTGCTTCATCCGATGGTATATTGAAAAATTGTGAATGGCAAATAATTGGATATTGTATAACATCATTGGTGTTAATATATTCAGGTGGAATAAAACTAAATTCTTTTTCATAGTTACTAGGTGAACTTTGAAAAATATTAAGAATTTTACCTTTTGGTTCACCAGTGGCTGGATTAGATTGTTGTAATTCTGGGTGGTCTACATGAACACAAAAATCGGTTTTGTTTCCATTTCCGTTAGGTAGGTTTGTGTTTGAATCAAAAGTTCCATCCCATATATAACCGGCTGTATTTTGTGAACCAGTAAAGTCTGGAACTAAAAATCCATTATTATTAATGTTTGTTGAATCTTTTATATAAAGATTTTCAGTAAGGCCCACATCATTAAATCGGGAATAAATAAATTGTCCTTTACTTTGAGCAGACTGAAAAGGTGTTATATTTTTATATAACTTTTCAGAACTATCAAGAGAAGTAGATTTATCAATGTTATTTTCATTTAATACATTAGCTTGTTCTAATCCTGTTAAACCAATTGGTGTTTTTCCATACTGTCTAAGCCTATAATCAGTTGGTTGTTCACCTTGTTGAACTTTATTTGCATCATAATTAGGAACTTTAGTTTCTCTATTACCCGCAAAGTAACTAAGAAGTTCAATAGGCGTTGCTGAAACATTTTTTATAACAATATTATAAACTCTAGTTACAATAGCCCCCTTCTTAATTGAAAAAGTATTCACAATATCTTTATAATAACCAGAAAATATTTTAACCAGTGAATTATTTTGAACACTAAATTCGTTATTATCATTATCTACTATGCTTACTTCAATAGACCCTATAACATTACCAAGCGAATTTTGAAGTGATGTAATTTCTTCCTCCATTTGTTTCAATTTATCAAACAAATTAATTATACTTCCATCTGTTCTTTTAAAGAGGGAATCTATTGTATCCGCTTTATGAACAATCAATTGTTCATTTTGAACAGTTTGATCTTCTAAGTGTTGATCGATTCCACGAGCATTTAATTCTTGTGAAAATTGAACTTTTGACTCTTCAGATAGAACTTGATCTCTTATGGAATCTTGATTTTGTTGTTGCAGTTCTTCTGGAAATTCTACAATAACACTTTCAGTATATTCGGATTTAGCTGGGTCTTGTGGATAACCAGCTTCACTTATTGACCTTATTTGAATTTCAACTTGTTCATTTTGTGTTATTGGAATATCTAACTGATTTATGTTATTTTCATCAGAATCATTTTCATTTTGAGTTTTCCAAACTTTTTCACCAGTATCGGGATCTACTATTCTTTCCCTAAACGGAGTTTTAACTTCAATCCAGTTGGAAAACGAACCCTGCTTTTCAACCCCACTTTGATCTTGAAACTTAAACTCCTGTGCACCAGAAGAATTTCCATCCTGTCCTAAATATCTATATCTGTATTGAAACTGAACTATCTCTTGTGGTTTAGTGCTTTTTGTTTCTTTCGGTTCAGGTATCTCCCAAAATCCTCTAATTCTATATTTCTTTTTAAGCACTTCACCATCTTCTCTATAAAAACTTGCAAGTTCTGTAACTAAGGAATTAAAAAGATTAGTTTTTGAATTTTTTTCACTAATAAGTTCATTTTTTCTGGATACATCTTTTTGTCTTTCTGATGAACTGTTATAATTTTTAGTAGCTATTTTATTTTTTTGTTTATCAATTGCTTGTTCTAATTCTTCTATTTCAGACTTTAGTTGGTTTTTTCGCCTGAACTTTCGTTCGATTTCTTGCTGGTTGCCAGAATTTTCTTTATGGTCATTAACAGATACAACCCGAAAATTATCTTGACTTATTGATGGAGGATCAGGCAAAACAGATTCACTCGATGGAATAGTCTGGTTTTCCGCAAAATCCATTATTTGTTTTCCAAAATCTAAAACATTTTCTTTATAAAATGTTTCAAAGTTTTTATCTACATTTCCATCTTTAATGACTAAGTCATTACTATAAAAAGCAACCCCATCAGACCATTCATTTGCAGCAATTTGAAAGTTGGGACTAACGGGCTTCATGAATACAACATTGTACTCGTCAAAGCCTATTGGAATTTGAATTTTTTGATTTGAATATATTGAAGACGATATTGAGAAAGTATTTGCCCCAATGCTAGGTGTTTCAAAACCTTCAAGTCTTTTTAGTTCAACTACATTCCTATCGGGTTCAATATTTTTAATTTGAAATCTGGTTGCTTTATCTTTGTTAAGTAAAAGTGAATCATTCACTTTAAGATTTAAAAATTCACCAGTTATGTTATTTTGATACTCTAATGTTGAAAGCTTGTACTTTCTACGCGTTACAGTCTGTTCTTCTCCATCAACTATTTCAGTTACTTTTTCTGTAAAACTACTAACAAGACCAAAGTTTCCTTTATAAGTAAGAATATTTAATGGTAAGTCTATTGTATCTTCATCTACAAAATACTGAATTCCGTTGTTTTGTAAATTTATTAAAAATTGATTATAACTTATATCATTTCGCCCATCAATATTATTGTCATAAAATTGTTGTTTCTGATCAGTATTGAGTTGAAGAATAAACCTTTTATAGGCTATTTGAGTAGCTTCTACAGGAATTTGATTTCCACCATCAAAACTTACAAATATCTGCGGATTTAGAAATTGTTCAAAAAACCAGTTGTTTTGAATGTTAAATCTTGATGGGGTTTCTAAGTTGGTTAGTTTGCTTGGACTGGATGGTGGTCTAGAGACAATAACTTTACGAAAAGAACCATCTGGAAGCCTAATGTTACTTTCACGTTGATTTAATCCACTTAAGTTTTCAATTGATTTTTCAGCTCTTTGTATTCTATCTAACAAAAACCCAGTAGATGGAACCTTAAAAGTTTGTACAGAGCCATCATCTATTTCAACGTTAATTTCAACATTTTCTTTATCTGAACGAACTATCTTTGATAAAGACCTTAGTATTTCTAAAACGTTTTTTTGGTTTCTAGACAATTGCGTTAGCATGTCTGAAAAAGAATTTGAAGCTGGCATATATTTTTTACCTCTTTTTGTTATTTATTCAATCTATATTTTAAATAAAATAAATAAATAAAAAAAAGTAAAAAATGCAACTTAAAACATTTGATGAATTTATAAGTGAAAAACAAAACTTAAGTAAATACACAAGAAACATTCAATACCTATCAGAAAGTTTTGTATTAAATTCGGGTGAATTAACAAACAAAGAAATTCACTTTGTTGAAAAATTAAATCGATCCAGTAAAAAAGTGTATCGTAAGTTGGATGGGATAATGATTGATGATACCCTTACAGAAAACGTTGTTCAAAAAAGTTTAGATAAACTTCTTCAAAGTAAAGAATTTAAAGACATTAAAGATTCAGTTGCTAATAAACTTAAAAAGGCAGCAGAAAGTTTTAAAAAGTTTAAAAACTTTATTAAAGAACAATTTGATGAACTAAAAAAACTATTTTCATTTGATAGGAAAACTATGTTAAAAATCGCAGGTGTTAATATTAAAAATGCAACCAAAAAAGTTAAAGAAAAGATAGAAAGCGTAGGTGATGAAGATATGAAAGAAAAAAGAAAAATAATAGTAGAAGAAGTAAAAAACGCAAAAGATGAAGTATTTCATGTAGGTAAAAAATTTAAAGGAGATATAGATAAAACGTTTAAGAATAAAATTGAACCAGGATTAAAAGATGCTTTTGAAGATGAAAAAGAAAATAAAAGTAATGAATCTCTTAACAAAAGCCTAAAAGAAAAATTTATACATATTATTAATGAAGGAAACTGGAATGAACTAGTTACTGAAATTAAATCTGACAAGGAACAACTTATTAAAGAGGGCGGTGGAAGCCACAGTTGGATAGGAAAAGTTGTTCATGATATATCTGCAAAAGTTCCTCCTTTTAGTTGGCTTGCTGATCTTGCAAATTTTTATGGAAAAAACCTTGAAAAAGGAATGAATAAAGCATCAGAATTTATAGCAAATAAACTAGATGGTCCAGGTCCCTTTAAATTCCACTATTTTCCTAAGATTGTAAGTTATATTGCTGAAATGGGTACAAAAAAAGCGCTTAAGAAAGCTATTATAATACCATTGATGGAACTTATAATACCGGGATATACTTTTATAGTTAGTTTTCTGAGTTATGCAGCTTACATTATAACAAGTTTTGAAATTATAGAAAACTTAGGTTGGATAAAGTGAACCATTCATAAACTCACATAAAAAAACGGAGTGAATAAAAAATCACTCCGTTTTAAATTAACATTAGACAAAGGTTTGTTACTAAAAAATAAGTGTCAAAATCAGAAAAGTATTACATACAAATACACAAATAATGGCAAAAACTAACGTGTCATATACCAATAGTTTTTCATAACCGCCTTCTTTGTAAATATTAAAAGCAGTTTTAACAAGGTAAATTAAAGCTAGTGTAGTTATTATAGCTGCAACAATCATAATCCAATCAAGTTAAGTTAATACAAATTAAACTACGTGTTTATATAGCGCACCAAGTCTTCTGCATCGTAAATATGGAATTTAGCTGCTGCGCCTCCGGGCCAACTTTTTACTGTTTTTCCCTCTACAATGATTAGATCTTTATACGGTGAATCATCTTTATGGCGACAATACAAACCTTTAGCTGATCCCAAATCAAGTGATGCAACATCACTAAAATTAAAATACGCCCAGTCTTTTTCTCCGAACAAAGTATCTAAGCTAACATTTTTTCCATCATTTTCATACAAGCCGATACTTTCATGATTAAGAGAAAGTAGTAGATTATTAGGAAGACGTTGAGAAGCTTCGATAAGAGAGTGATCAAAAATATCTATCTCATCTCTATAATCCTTAATAACGCCAAACTTTTTAAGCGAAGCCAAAGTTTCATCGTGAAGCTCTAAACCCCATTCAGGATCGCTTTCAGATCCAAAAGCTTCATGAATATACCGATCAACATTCAAAAATTCTCCCATAGTTGAAATAAGTTTATGTTATTCAAATCTGACTTCAATATAATAAAAACTAACCGAAAATGCAAAGAATTTGACTGGAAAACATGTAGTTGGTTACACTTCCTTTAACTAGACCTATAACTATTCTAGCACCAAAATCAGTTCCAGTAAAGAAAATTCCAGATAGATGTTAAAAAGCCAAATCTAACTTCAAGATAATAAAGAATAGCCGAAAACCCAAATAATCTAAAAATGTTTTTCCACCTAAGTATAAGGTAATTGGGCATGAATAGTACCAGATAAGAACATGCACCCTGTTCTTCAATTTTCCTCACTTCAAACTCTAAAACCGAGTGTAAATCGATTCGTACAAAGTAATCATGAACAAGTGGAGATATTTCTTCAACAATATACCTGTAGTATTCTTCCTTTATGTTAGGCCATGTTTCATTTTTACCATACATTCTAGTATTTTCTCTTTCTGCACGAAGTTGTACTTCTTGAGGTATATTAACTACCATACCGATAACACCAAACTCATTATAAACTAATTTATAGCTAGCCCATTCGGGTGTATCTTTGTTTTCTCTTATCGTTTTCTTTATAAAAAGAAACGTATTTACGTCTATAAAAAATTTTCTAATCCAATTTAATGGATTAAGATCGTAATTAATTAGAAATGCTGGTAATTTAAAATTCGATTGCATTTGTTTATTTTATTTAATTTATTCTGTTATTTGTGGTTAGATTTATATTAAACAAATCTTCATTACTTTGATACTCGCTTGTATCCCCCATTTTTTCATTTACTAAGTTAACAAATTCACTATCCATTTTTTCAAACAATTCACCAGTAAGAACCTGCCAATCACTTGTTTCAAAAATATTGGCAACATTCATTACCGTCATAGCTATATCCATAGTTCCTACACTGCTTTCAAATTTAGTTCCACTTTCATTTTTACCAAAATTAGAAATCTCTTCAAAACTCATGGTTTCAGTTACTAATATTCTGTTGTTATCTATACTTTCTTTACCCTTTTTACATATAAGAGCTTTATTAGTGCTTGTTACCTTTATACCCGGTTTTTCACGTTTTGCATCTTTAGTGTGTTTAAAGTTAGCAATTTTATGTAAACCAAAGTCATTCCAATCACCGAAAATTGTATCTAATCTATAAATAAATTCATCTCCTCTGTGATTCATTTCAACAACAATTTTTACATTATCATCATTTATTAACTTTGTTGAAAGAATATAAACAATAGATGTTAAATCATCAAAACTGATTGTATTAGAACGAAGCATTCCAACTTGTAGCAACCCAAAAAAATCCTGCTCTCCCGAAAAATTTAAGATTGAATTTATTTTACTTTTTGTAAAAGGTATAACCTTAAATATATTAACAACATTATAATCTTGATTTAATGAACTTGACAAGTCAACAGAAAAAACAAAATAACTATCAGGGTTTGTAAGTTCTTCTATATTAAATTTAGGATGCCAGACTAAGTCAGAGTAATCAAAAGCTGTTGTTTGGGTTCCAAGATCATCTAGCGCATCTATTTGCTTAAAAACATAACTGGATTTCATCTTTTGCATTCGCTTTAAAGTTTTCGTTTCTAACAAAACTTTATTACCAGATACAAACTGGTTTCCATATTCTTGGTTGAATCTATCATAATCATAATTAAAGTTAGCAAGGGTATCCCAAAACCAGTTGTCATCTTTTTTATCATCTTGCCACCAGTCAACACGTATTGGCTTAAAAACATTTTTACCGTTTATAGCATTTGAGTATATATCATAAAAGGTGTTTTTACCATTTGGTGTTGATGTAATTATAATTTGCGCTATTTCACTTGAAGACATGGTAGCATAAGCAGATGTATAAAAGTTTCTGGCAATGTTATCGGGAACGAATGCAAATTCATCCATATACAAAACGTGTACAGTATCACCTCTAGCTGAATTTTCAGTTGTGGTTTCAGATGTTATTTTAGAATTTGTATCTAAAATTAACTGCTTTTTGTTTTTTTCAATAATTCCGGGTTTAAGAAAAAATGGTAAATTTTCTAAAACAGTTGAAGTTTTGGAAATTAGCTCTTTAGCCGTGCGTTCTTTATTAGCCAAAAGCATTAAAACTTTATCAGAATTGAATATACTATACCATGCAAAATATATAGCACTAGTAACGGTATTATGACTTAAAATCCCAGACGAATAATATGAGTGTGGTTTGTAACTTGTAGATTCAACACTTATATCAAACATATTTGAATAAAACAAGCTCTTTTCAATATCTACAATATTTTGAATTCCATTAAAAGTTGAAACATCTGAACCCACAACCAAATCACTAACATTAAATAATTTATTACCATTATAAACTAAATGATTATCTGCACAACTTAAACTATAATCTTTCGTTCGAATTGTATGTATTTTATAGGGTCTTGTTAAGTGGACTTCATTAAGCTTTACATACCCCCCTTCAGTATGCACTAACCAGTCAGATACAGGTATAGAATCCCACAGTTTTTTATCTTTTTTATTAATACAATAGTTTAATGAATTTACTAAAACTATTAAAGTTTTAATAATCCATATTAAAAAATTTCGAACCACTTAATAATTTTTTTAGTATTTATTTAGTGATTTCTTTCTTTAATTCGATTTTTTAATTTTATGTTTTTTAATTCTTCATAAGAAACCGATGTTCCATAATAACCAAATTCATATTCATATGGTAGTGATACCTTAAAAAATATGAAAGATGGACCAAATAAGTTATGGGAAACAAATCCATCTATAGTGAAAATAAGAAAACTTGCACCAAAAATATAACTATCATGGTATACAAGCATCGTAGGTTTAATTAAAACATTGTCATAATAATCTTCAGTTACGATTGGAGGCATTTTAAAGTGAGATATGTGATTCACAGTTTTATGTTTACTATCTGAATCATAGTATATTTTTTTACGTTTTTTGATGTTTATCATAACTACTTTTGTGACTTGTTTGTTTAATTCGATTTTTTAATTTTATATTTTTTAATTCTTCATAAGAAACCGTTTTTCCATAATAGTTAAACTCATATGATAGTGATGCCCCAAAAGCTACTAAACATGGACCAAATAAGTTATGGTGAACAAGTTCATCTATAGTATAAACAAGAAAACTTGCAACGCCAATCTTACTAGCAGTATATCCAAACAACGTAGGTTTAATTAAAACATTGTCATAGTAATCTTGAGTTACGATTGGAGGCATTTTAAAATGAACTATATGATTTACAGTTTTATGTTTACTATTTGAATTATAGTATATTTCTTTACGTTTTTTGATGTTTATCATAATTACTTTTGTTACTTTTCTTTAATTCGATTTTTTAATTTTATGTTTTTTAATTCTTCATAAGAAACCATTTTTCCACAGTAAGCAAATTCATAAGTCATTGATGCTTCAAAATCTATAATACATGGACCAAATGAATTGTGAATTTCAGAAATAACACAATTATTACCCAAAATAAGAACTGTAAAAACTATTTTAGTAATATTACCATCGTAATGGACAAACCTCGAAGGTTTTATAGTAAGACTGTTGTAATAACCTTTTGATCTTTCCTTAAGATAGTCCACCGTTATTTGTAAAACAATTTTAAGTTCACTATCTAAATATACAAATAAATCATACAATATTTTTTTCTTTTTTTTACGGTTTATCATAACTACTTTTGTTACTTGTTTCTTTAATTCGATTTTTTAATTTTATATTTTTTAGTTCTTCATAAGAAACCGTTTTTCCATAATAGTTAAACTCATATGATAGTGATGCCCCAAAAGCTACTAAACATGGACCAAATAAATTATGGGAAACAAATCCATCTATAGTGAAAATAAGAAAATCTACACTAACAATATAACTATTATGATATACAAGCATCGTAGGTTTAATTAAAACATTGTCATAATAATCTTCAGTTACGGTTGGAGGCATTTTAAAGTGAGATATGTGATTTACAGTTTTATATTTACTATCTGAATCATAGTATATTTTTTTACGTTTTTTGATGTTTATCATAACTACTTTTAATAAATAACAAAAAAGAAATTGACAAAAACAGAATTTTTAGAACTAATAAAAGATAACATTGCAGCAGAATGTGAATTTCCTATTAAAATAAAAGCCAAACAATTTGATTCTGTAATTAATCGTGTTTCAAATTGGTTTTATGAACATTGGGAAGAAGCAGTTCAACCTGAGTATGTTATTATACCTGAAGAAAAGTTTAACACCAAAGAGTTCCGAGAAAAAAGAAAAATTAAACTTCCAAAGTGTGTAAGGGCTGTAGATGATGTACAGGAAACAAGTTCTGGGTTTTTTAATTCACCACCTGATGATGATTTTGATGCAAACAAATTTATAATGGGTGAAGCATATTTTTCACCCTTTGATTCTGATACACTTTTATACCGAACTGCACAATTTAGTTTCTGGGATTTGGCATCTAAATACATTGTTAAAGAAGTCCGTTTTCAGTATAACAATAACACTAATGATTTGGTTATAATAGGAAGAGACCCAGATGAAGCACTAGTTATGAAAGCTTATGTTGATATACCCTTAGAATCGCTTTATGAAGATGAAAAATTCCAAAGATATATGATAGGTAAAGTTAAAGAATTAAGTGGTAAAAACTTAGCTGGTTATGTTGAAATGCAACTAATTGGGGGTGCTAGTATTAATCTTTCATATCTTGTAGAAGAAGGTAAAGAAGAACAACAAAATATAGAACAGGAAATACTAAATGATCAGCAACCCCCAAGTTTTATAGTAATGGTAACTTAAAAATCTTACTTTTAAGATTTTTTTACCAGTATAGAATTTTTTTTGAATTCATCGAATGTTCTTGCATTGCAATAAGACATGCTTGACTTTATAGCACCAATAAACTGAGAGTAAAAGTCTTCATATTCTGTTTGGTTCTTACGTGGCAATAGTGTTTTAGTACCCTCTATAATTTTTTGTTCTTGTGGATTTGATATTCTTGCTATTTCAGCACTAGCTGAACCCCGGTATATTTTTCTGGGTTTTCCAAAAAGCTTTCTTTTTATGGGTGCGTTTGATATACCCCAATCGGCAAAAGCTTTGCCCATCATTATAAAATCTGCACCAGCGGCAAATGCTTTCATTGCTTTGCTGCTGGAATCAATACCACCATCGGCAATTAGATAGAAGTCATCTAAGTTACTTTTTCTACGCCATTTATCAATTTCCTTAATTGCACTAATCGGCGGTCTATAAATACCGGTATTATGACTTGTTCTACATACATTGCCCGCTCCTACTGATACACGTACAAACTTACAACCTAAGCTATAAAGGTGTTCTGCACCTTCTTTTGTTAAAACATTGCCAGACATTAATTCATAATTAAATTCTGAAGGATACTTATCTTGAATTTCTTTTAATTCATTTTTAACATAGTTTACAGATTTTGAAACTAATGTACTAGCTCCATTTGCAGTATCTAAACAGATAACAAGGTTTAGTGGTTTATTGTTGGTAATCTTAAAATAATCACTTATTGACTTTTTTAAGCTTTTTAATTTTTCTTCTATTCCTGTAACAAGTGGTACAGATAATGCTATTGGTTGCGCTTTATTTCTTTCACTGCATCTAATAAAAAACTTGGTAATATCTACTTCGTTTAAAAATTTATGTAAAACGCCACCAATGTGATTATTTTTACACAAATAGTATGCTAGCTCAGTTCCACAAACATCATACATAGGAGATGCTAAAATAGGAACAATACTATATTCACGTTCTCCTATTTTACATTTACTATAAACGCTAACGTGATGTCTTGTAAATACGCTTGATACTTCTCTAGAGTAAATAGTAACATCATGGTAGTCAAGTTCTTTTTTCATTTTGATTAAAGATTACTGTTACAAAATTTATTATGTCAAAACATTACCAAGTTCTTTTTCTTGGTTTGGCTAACCAAGGTCTATTTTTTTGTTGTGGGACTTCATCACTTTTAGGTAGTCTGCTTACTCTTAGTTTTTCGGGCCATTTGATAGATTCATCCTGCACAAAATTTATAAGCCATTCAAAAGCAGACTGTGCCATGTTTACATCATAGCTTTCTTTCGTAACGCGAAACTCCCAATTTTTGTTTTCCAGCTTTTCTAAAATTCCTAAGTATTGAAAGTTTCCTTTTATAAAAATATCAATCCAATAAGATTCATTTCCAGAGAGGTTTCGTTTTCTGGCTCTAAACTGAAATGTATTTCTTGTTTCTTTGTTAGTTACTTTAATTGTGTTTCCAGACTTTAAAGCATCAATAACATCGGCTCTATCTTTAATTCTTTTTACCATGCTTTACTTTTTGGTTTTTTGTGCTAGATGCAAGTCTTTCTTTTACAATAGTCGTATATTGAGTAACAACGGTTTTCTTCTTATAGTTTGTGTACATGGCAACTTTTTAATTTGGAATTTATTAATAACTAAGAGCTTCTACGGTTTTCTTTTGGTGGTTTATTTTTTAACATTAAGTCTTCAAAAAGACTTTCAAACATTCCAACATAAGATATTACTGATGAAGCATTAGATTCACCTTCTCGTTCAAGTTTTTTACGAAGTCTTGAACTTGGGTTTGCTAATTCATTTCTAATTCCGTGATATAAATATGCATAGAGGTGATACTTTTCATCTTTACTTAGTTGGTTTACACCAAAAGATTCTAAAAGATCTTTAAGTGGTTTAGATTTTGAAATTTTTTCAATATCGTAATGTGTGAGCGTTCTTTCATTTAAGTTATTTAAATACTCATTAAAAGTTTCTACTTTTTTCTTTTTCAATTTTATTGTTTTTTATATTTATTTTAACATTAAAAATAAGTAAACAACTTTGCTTTTGTCAATTTTTTGTTACAACTATTGACATGAGCTAAAACTTTTACTATATTAGCATTAGAAAGTTAAACATTAAAGCTAACCAACTATGAACTTTTCCGAAAACCAATTTCACGTACTTGTTAGTTTTCCAAGGATTCTGGGGGCTTCAACAAAAGAATTGGGGCTAAATAACGAATGGAAAGCGCCAAAGCAAATTCAAATTGATGGATTCAAATATGTTTTATTTGAATCACCTTCAAATGAAAAGGTGAAAGATTCAAAAATTTGCGCCGAGTGGCGCTATCGACATGCTGCTACAAAATATCGGCGGCGTTATAACGGTACACCCGGTTCAGAAATTAGTATTCGCCAACCTGCACTTGGTGAATAAAATCGGTATTCTATTTTTTATGTTTTAATGTTTTTTTTTATAAGTTGGACAAACCACCATTGTAAATCAGTGGTGGTTTTTTAATTGTTTAGAAAAGTTAAAATTTTTCTACTCGTTGCTTGACACGTATTAGTTTTTTGATTATATTAGCAGTAGAAAAGGTTAAATATTAAAGCAAAACAGAACTATGGACACTGTAAAAAATCCAGGCGATCCAGCTACAAAAAAGCAAAAGTTCGCTCTATATTGCATATATGGGGGTGAATGGAGAAACGTGGAAATCACTCGCAAAGAAGCGAGTGAAAAAATCGCAGCAGGTAAAAAAAGTTCGAACAAAGGTTCGAACAAAAACCAAAAAACCAGTAATGGTAAAAAGGAACGTCCCGCTAGAGCGGCTAATGCTAGAGCAGCATCCCTAGTAAAAAGCAAAAAGGGGAAAGATAAAGCTATCAACGGTCTCTATCCTAAAGGAACTGTTGAACGTGAATTCGAGGATTATATTCTATCTAATTTGGATAGAGTAAAAGCGAAAGTTGAAGAAGAACTAGGTATTGAATCCATAGTTTCCGATGATCCATTTTATAACGGTGGATCTACAAAAAAGCGAGGTAAACTAATTGGTGGTGGATGTGGTTTTGTTCGCTTTCGTTATGATGGGAGAAAAAAGAAATTACAAAAAGTAGCCAGGGCCTTTGCGATAGTCACACAACCAGAATTTACAAACTATCTGGTTTACACTCTTTTTGATATGAAAACAGTACGAAAATATCGAAAGGACGGAACACCGTTAGAGGCATTGTTTCATCAAAGTTTGGCTATTAAAATGTGTTTAGCCAACTTAGCAGAAAACTTTGCACGGGAAAGGGGTTATGCAAAAGAAAATGACTATTTTTCTGGTTTTGGATGGTTAGATTAAGTGTTAAGTAAACCTGTTTGCCAGACCCCCAGCATTTAATGCTGGGGTTTTTTATGTTAGTTTTGGTTTTGATTGTTAGATGCTTTACGCTTGTTTTGTTGTTTAATCATACCTTTAACACTTAGTTCGTTTTCACTAGTTTCTGAAATAGAAACATTTGGAATTTGGTTTTGGCTTAGCTTATCATAGTTTTTCTTTTCTTGTTCTGACAATTGAACGGTTGCAGACTTTTTGTTTAAGTTATTTATGGCAGTATCTACTGATACACTATCACCTTGGTTGGAATTTGTTTGTGTTTGGCTGGATGACTGGTTATTTGATGATTGATTTCCCTGTTGGTTATTTTGTCCACTTTGTTGATTTTGTGTGGAACTTTGTGTTTGTCCACCACTTACATTTTCAGATTCATCCCTAGCTTCTATATCTTCAAGGCTATTTGTAAATTTTCCTGAATAGATGTTACTTTCTAATCCAGATTCTTCATTCATAACAACTATGTAAAATTCTCTATTATTAAAGTTTACAATCCTTTGGGAGTTCTCTTTTGAAACAACAAAATATAATTCACCTTCTTCTCTGGCAAAGTCCTGATTTTCTTTTGCTTTTATATAAACATTGGAATCCGAATTATCAACAAAAACCAAATAATATTCAGAATTAAAGCTTAAATTAATCGGTGTTACTGATCCATCTGATTTCTTAGTATAGAGCGTAAAACCAAGGTAATTATCAAAAGGACTCATATAAATTAAAGCTTTACCTTGACCATAAAGAATTTCAGTATCATCCGTACCTTCTTCTACAATTTCTCCTTGTGAATTTACAGATAATGATTTATTTTGAGTAACTATTTTCTGTTTTTCAATAAACGATGGAAAATATCGAACCGTAGTTGGTCTAGTTGTTTCATCTGATATTGTAATATTTTTACCTTCTGTTACTCTATTGTAAACTTTTTGTGGAGTAACGGGTGTTAATGGTATCCTAAGCAGTTGTTGACCATATTTATTTGGTGTGGTACAAGTTATATCTGCTTTTCGATTCATTGAATTACCACCAAGTTGATTAAAAAGTGTAGCTTGATATTCAATTGAAAATGCAGGCGAATTTTCTGCATATTTTAATATGGGTCTAAAAAAGTTTGGAGAATCAAAGCTAGAGTTTTGAATGTTTGAAAAATTATAAGTTTCAATTTCTTGTGCCCCCACTTGCTCCAAAACCCTAAGAGTGTGTAAAATTACATAGTCGTTTTCTGGAAGTGCATTTTGAGAAAAAATAAAATTTTCAATAGAATTTCCACCCTGTCTCATTTCATATTCAAAATAATCTCCATTTTCACTTTCTCTTATTTCAGCAAATAAATCACCAAACTGGTCTTGTTGATTGACGGCAGTTTCAAATTGTTCACTAGTTGCATAATAAGTAAAACCGTCTTGCTGAAATGATCTTTCAACTAAGAAAACACCTATGTATATAGGATTTCCAACTTTTAACCCCCTTCCATCACTAGAAAGTTTAGCTGCCAGTGTATCTGGTTTTACATTTTTAGGTGCGCTTTGATAGTCATTAATTAATTCACGAGTGCTAGGAACTAAAAATTCTAAATATCTATCAAATAAAGTTTCATTGTATAAAAAAGAATCTGAATTATAAGTAAACCAATCATCTGTATCTTCATGTACAAGACTTGCAAGTGTTAAATAATTTTGAGAATTTTCAAAAACCTGAACATATGGTATTATGCCTTGAACATCAGTAAAATTCCAACCAGATGCTAAATGAATTCTAACTCTATCATAAACAACATTAATAGGGTTATTTAAAGTTAGTGCTGGAAATTCAGGATTAATATTACTATCAGATTCCCAAAACGGAATTGATGTTTTATTTGAATTTAGTACCCAACGATTGGTATTAATAGGCAATACCATTTGCTCAGGTACATTGTTTGTTCTAGGTGTTAAAGGTGTGTTTGATACAAAATTTGTATTATCAAAGTAACCGTTTTGAAAAATATAAAAATTTCCCGGACTATCAACTTGTCCTATTTCAGCTTGTACTGTAAATGGATTATTAAAATCTGCATAAGTGTACTCAAGCAACAAAAAATCGTTGAGTACTACAAAAATTGAATTTCCAAAATCTCCGTTTGCCAAACTTTTTAGTATTTATTTTTTCTGACTATTAGCCATTAAAAAGTTCAATGCAGTTTCATATTCATGATCTTTTGGAACTTTATTATATGGCATAACATTTTTGATAATCCATCTTACAGAATTTTTAATCTTTTGAATGCGCGTTTTATTTTTAATTTGAACTTTACCACTTTTATTTACAACTTGATTTTTATAAACATCCATTTTATAACGAAACTTTGATTTACTTTGATTATAGTAATCTTCAATTTCTTTAGCTAAGTCTTTATGTTTTTTATAGGGTCTGTTTAGTTCGTTATCATCATCTGCCAGTAACTTGGGGTTCCAAAAATTATAACTCACAGGTGAATCACCTTTATAATATGATGGTTCTACTAACTTTTCATTAAAAATACTATCATTAATACTAAAACCCTCATTTAATCCATAAACTTTTTCAACCAATTTTTCCCCCCAGCGTGTAAGTTTATACACTCTACGCCCACGAATAAATTCTGAACGAACAAAATCTTTATTTTTACTAAACCATGAAGCATGGGGTTTTTCGGCTATATTATTTAACTCTTCAATTGTTAAAAAACCTTTATCATAAATTTGCTTTAGTATATAATTACGTTTGCTTGCTTTTTCATAATTGTAAATGGTTTCTCTATCCCTGTACTTTTTAACAGTGGGTATTTTACTTTCATTTAGAAATTCCCTGTAAGATAAAACTCCTTTTTGCATAACTTTTTTCTATTTATTAAAAAATCAAAATTTTAACGTTCAACATCAAGAATCTTAAAGTAGTCTGCAGCAAACTTAACACTTAGTACAAATATATCTTCACTTGTATAATCTAGTTCTGGAGCATTGAGTGCCTCCGAAACCCAAATTTCGGGAAATACATACTTCTTAAATACTTTACCATCTTTACGGAACCAAAGAACTTCCATTGAACCAACAACATCTTTCTTTAATCCCATTGCACCAGTCCTAGGATCGTAAATTGAATAAGACCAGTCTTGAAAAACATTATAGGGATAAAATTCACCTTGATCATTAATGTTACATTCAAACTCCATCTCAAGATCAACAGTGGTGCTTTCGGGTAATGACTTTGGAAAACGGCGTTGAGCAAATTCAAAACGTTGTTCAGCACCAGTCCCTGGATGTTTATCGGTTTCCAGACCCGAAATCTTTTTCACTTGTTCAATCCAAATTTCGCGATTTGGGTATTTGGAACGCAGTGCTTCAGGTAAATCAATGTAAACTTTAAACCGATTAAGAAATGCGGGTTCATCGTTTGACATTGATACTTTTGAGTTCGTATAATGAGGTAAGCTAGCCATAGTTTTCTTTTTTTCTTATTTATTTCTTTTTCTAAAAATAAGGTTTCTAAACAATTTTTGAAAAAACTTAAATAAATAAGAAAAAAGTAATGAAAAATAAATTAACTGATTTTTATAAAGTTAAAAAAAATAGAGTAAAAACATTTAATCAGTTTTTGGCGGAGGCTGTTAAGTCACAATCAGAATATTTAGAATTTAAAATTGATGTTAATATTAATAGTGAATTAGAATCTGAAAGATATACAAGTGATTTTTTTGATTATGTTAAGGAGCGTATTAAATCCTACTTTCCAGTTAAGTCCAGCGGGAAAATCGAAATAATGGGAAATCGAATTAAAGTAAATATGAAAGCAAGTTCAGAATTTGATGTTACAAATAATGATGAAATTGCGGTAATAATAGAAGAAATTATAAGAGGATCATATGATGATACATCTATACCATCTGGTTATATTGATAGCTTTTCTGTAGATACAACCTATGAAAGTTCAATGTATTACTCAAACGAACTTAAATAAAAAAAAAACAAGTAACTATGAAGAATGAAAAATATGACAAAAGCGAAATGCTTTTGAATAATCCACATTTTAGAAGTTATAAAAACCTATCTTCTAATGAAGGATATAATGAATATGACGATGTAAGTGATACACAAGCAGAAGAAGATGAAGAAAATGAAGATATTGAAAATGATGATAACTTATATGAAAATTACAATCAATTAAACGATTAATTTAAGAATTTAAAAACTTGTTATTAGTATTTTGATTATTATTTTCATGTAAGTATTTTTTATAAATTTCTTCTTTTTCTAGTTCTGTTAAATTATTAAAGTCTGTAGATGTTTTGTTGCAGTATGATTGAATTAATTCGTTTATTGTACGGATATTTTCAACATCTTCATATGTAAATAAATCTTTTTGCATAGTTTTTTAGTATTTATTTCAAATTAATTAATAAGCAATGCCTGAAACTAACTTAGAAGCACCATCAATTGAACTCGAAAAACTAATTAATGAATATAAAAGTACATCTGCCTTAGAATCAGATGTAAAACGTTGGTTTTATAAAATATACGTAAAAGGACAAAATACTAAATCTTTATCAGAAAGATATTATCAAATGGGATTAAAATATTTTTCACCAATAAAGTTTTATTTTTTTGGATATAATCATAAAAAACCATTAAAAAATGAATTTTATGATAAATTTCCACTGGTTTTATCACTAGAGCAAAGACTTTCTGAAAATCAAAACACCGTAAAAGAATTTGGAATAAATTTTCACTTTATCCCCCGAAAACAAAGAATAATTATACTTGATAGAATTTACAATAGATTTAAATATCAAATTCAATATAATGAACTTTTAATAGAACAGGGTAAACCACAATCTCAAAAACCCATTAAAATAGATTATGATGAAATTAAAAAGTTACTTGCAGGAACGGGGTTTGAATTTGCAACAAGAAGTTATATTCACTCAAATTTTTTAACTAATCCTGAAATTATAACTTATAAAGATTGGGCTAAAGTTTCAATGCTTGAAAGTCAACAAATAAAAGGAAAATCATTAGCTCAAATATTTCAAAAATACCAAGCTAACAGAAGAAGTTAACAGTTAATAACAATACCTACCGCAGGTGTGGCTGGTCCTGTATGTTCTGCTGTTATCGTTATAGTATCGTCTTTACTGATTTTGAACGAATCAAATATAGAATCCGTTAGATCCATTACTTTATGAGTTCCAATAAGGATCACAAATTGAAATGATACCTTTCCTCCAGATAAACCAGTGGCACTTGTATCAATTTTTGAAAAAGAATTAGGATCTACACTGGAAAAATTAGCGCCCGTAAGTGTGGGTTGGGGATAAAGTCTATATCTAACAAAACCACTTCCATTAGCACTTGTTAAATTAAAGTTAACGGGTTTTACTAGTCAATTGTAAGTATCAACATTTTTCAAACTTAAAAATGGGCACTTCGGAGGTGACGCTCGAATTAACATTTTCGTAAGCCCAAAGAGTGCCGGTATTTTGATTTTTGGGCCATCAATAAAAGCAACAAAACCACTAACATGTAGAGTTAAGTTAGATCTTGACCATCAATTAACTGAAGTATAATTTTAAGTCTGTTTAAGTTTATAATTTTTTTTTATTATTTATTTGTGAAGTGAATCTTAAAAATCATCAACTTTTAGCCTTTGGAACCTTTTGAATAGTCTGAATTATTCCAATCTTTAAGATAATTTCTAAAATGAGGATATTTTGAATTTAAGTCTTCCCTTCCTAATTGTTTATTATCTGAATATCCGTTTCTTTGTTTTGTAAAAAAAGGAAAAAGTAAGTAAATGTTAAAATCGGGCATTAAAAGATGAATTATGTGGTCATTTGGGGCCATTGGATTTTGTTTTCTATATCTTTCATAAAAGGTTTCCATAAAATTTCTTTTCATAATGTAAGTATGAAGTCCATCCACCCTTTGAGCCTTTGCAACATTAGGTGTAATCCACTCAAAACCCGGAAAGTTTGAATTGCAAGTATAAGATAATAATAAACAATCCCAATCGTTCGGAATTTTTATATTAGAAAGCCTTTCCTTAAAATCATCACAAAATTCAATGTCATCTTCAAGCATCATGGCTATGTTACACCCATCTTCTAATGCTTTACACATAACCCTTTTATGGGTAACCAATGTGGCTAGTTGATAATTGGTAATAACACCATAATTCCTTGCAGGTATTTTGGGCCTAAATTTATCTCCATAGATAGCAGGAAATCTTTCGGCTTCAATATCAACTCTTTTAAGTTCTTTTTCCATTTCATTTTTTCTATCTGTTCTAAAGTCAAGATTAATGTAATATATTTTATCAATATCATTATAATTTAGATTAGTCCACCCCCCTTCAGTAGAGTTAAGTTTTTTTCTTACTTTTTTTGATTTTTTAGACGGTTTTTCAACTTTAGGAGCATAGTCATTATTGGCGGGAGATGGTTTTTTGCCTTTTTCTAATGCTTCTTGATCTTTTTTGATTTTTAATTCTAAGGAATCTTTACTATAATCCCATTTGTCTTCAAACCCTAAATCAGTAAAATGATATAGTTTTTTATCTTTTCCCGGATTGGGATCGTTATCTGAATACATTTCTTGGCTATAAGCAAGTGTAGGTAAAAATAAGTAATATCTAAAGTTGAAAGATTCTCTATTTTTAATTACATCATTGTAATTTTCCAATCTTTGCATTCTAGGAACTAAGTTCTTAAGAAATTGGGTATTAAGAAGCATGGCTGAATTACCATGTGCTCTGGTTACTCTTAATGTGTAAGGGTTTGTCCATTCGAACCTACTATAAAGGTTTCTAAATCCTATTGGATTATCTAAAAATACTAAGTCCCAATCTGGCGGTAAATAGTTATTGATTAGGTAATTTAATCTTATTTCAAAGTCTTTACATAAATAAACGTCATCTTCTAATACAACTGCATACTTGTGATTATTTTTTATAATTTTCATGTATGTTTCTAAATGACTAAAAAGGCAGGCTAGTTTATTTCTACATTTTTCACCATAATAATTTGCGCCCATTCCCCATCTTATGCTTTTGGGGAGCCATTCTCCATCGTATCCTTTTACAAATTCATAGTTTGTTATATTGGAACGTTGAAATTGCTGTTCCATATGTTGGCGTCTGTCTTGACGCTTTTCAAGATTTATACAATAAATTTTTTCTAATTTCTCCATTTTTTAATTTTATTAAAAAGATTATTAATTTTATTAAAAAGATTGTATTTTTTTAATTGATCGTAGTTTGAAATTCTATCTTTTATATCCCTTCTTTCTTGTTTTTGATAATTGTTATTAACATCCTTTTCAGAAACTGGTTTTTTGACGCCTATCCACTTTAAATAAAAATTAAGTTCCTCTATATCATTTATATCACCATATTCACATATTTTGGCATCTCTTCCATTTTCTAAAACAAACTTACAAAACTCTTTTAAAGATATAAACTGTTTTAGTGTTTCTACATATAAATCTGAAATATCCAGTTCAACTTTTTCATTATTATAGTTTATAGAGTTAGTATAATTTTTAGTTTTTCTGGCTAATTGTAGGCTTGTAAATCTATTAATTTGATCTTCTCTGGTGGATATAATTATTTTGCTTTCATCCGGAAACAAAGAAATGATATCATGTAAAGTTATATTTTTGTTAATAAGTTTTGAAAAAATTATAGAAGTAACTATTATAGGAGGTTTAAGAGATTCATAATAAGAAATCACATTGTTTTTAATAAAGTTTAAATATTCATCTCCTTCTAAGTCATTCCCTCCCCAATTACTTCCTACCAGTTCATCTCCACTTTTAATTTTTGGAGAAGAAGAAAGTTTGTCCATTAATAAGTGTGTTCCACTTCTTCCATCCGATAAAACCAATACATACTGTTTTTTAAGCATATTTTTATTATTTTTTAACTGTAGTAGTATCCTGATTGTACAACAACTGGAACAGTTAAACTAACTGTTTCATTACACCCCGTTGCTTCAAAAGTTATGCTCCCAGTATCACCGGGAATTGTTTGATTTTCATTTACTAAAAAATCAATAAAGTAATCATTTGGATCAAATTTAGATTGTAAAATAGGAAAAGTTGATCCTAATGTAACCCCTTGTGGTAAGTTGCTATTAGAAACATCTATATTTATGTTATCATAACAAAATCTTCTATCAACATGAACCTGAAATACAAGACTGGCAGAAAATGGATCACTAATAACTAGTTCATCTTGAGAATTAATATCTTCCTCCTGTAAAAGGTTAATATCAATTAAATCAGGTTCTGCAATAACCTGAAAATTTACAACTGTCGTATCACTTGTTCCACATGCTGATCCTTCAAATTCTACAGAAAAAGTGTCTCCCACATTTGCATTTGTATCTGCTTTAACTTCTAATAAAAATCCATTATCTTCAATACTATTATCTTCACCTAATAAAGTATTTGCTGCTACATTAGATGGAAAAGAAGAAAGAGGATCATTTATTTCTATGTTGTTAGAGTTTCCAGATATAACAGAATAATTAACAGTAGGATTCTCGTAACAAGAAAAGTTAAAATGTGGTATAGCAACTCTACGGCCGGAACTTTTAATTATTTCTACTGTACTAAAACTTTGTGGAAGTGTAAAATTAAAACCTTTATTAATGTTGAAAAAGTTAATAACTTCATCTTCTGTTTTAAAGGAATTTTCTGAATAATCAATAAAAGTTTCTAAATTAAAAAATAGTCTTGCTTTTCCTTGAATTAAGTTAATAAAATCTGAAGGAGAAAAAGAATCTGATCCAAGGTTTATTGCGGCTCTTACAAAAACACCTAAATGATTTTGAAATAATAACTTTGTTGAATCATAATTTTCTTCCAATAAAAACTCTGTTTTCGATGTCAAAGATGGAGATAGTTCAGCACTATAAAAACCGGAGTTAAAAAAAACATCAACACCAGCATTATCTTGGAATATTAAATCAAATGAATATTCATCTTGTTGAGCATTAGTAAAATTTTCGGTAACTTCAAAAAAACCACTAACTACATTTTCACCCGCATCACCTATCTTTATAAAATCTGTTACTAAAGATGTATCTTGAAAATTATATACAGGAACTGATTTATAAACAAAATCAGTATAGTCAAGTTCTACTTTTACTGTTCTTGAATTTTTAGGTAAATTGCTAATTTTCATAGTTGATTATTTATTATGTTTGATAATTTTACATACTCTACTTGAACATCTGTTTTTCCAGACGTTAGAGTGGTTGTATCTAATATACCATCAGAAGTTAATTCAACAAATATATCATCATTCGCTCTTAAAAAATCAGAAGAATAATCTAATGATAAATTATAAGACTTTAAAAAGTTAATTGATACATCAGTAGATGGAATAAGTTCAAGACTATTTTTATATAAACGAATAGACCTCAATTGAGAACTTGAGGTAGTTGAATAAGCCTCATTATATATTATAATAGAAACTATATGAACGGCTGAACTTATAGAATTATCTAATTTTCCTAAGTTGTACGTTGCAGTGTTACTTGAAGATTGAAGGTTAGTATAGTCAAACTGTAATGTTTGAGTTTCTAATCTATTTACTTCATCTAAATTTACCCAGGTTCCATTTTTATAACCCTGATAATTATTTCCATTCCATTGAACCATTCCCTCAACGGGAGAAACGTTTTGCTGAAGTCCACCTATTTGAATTTGATTATAAAACCTAAAATTATTTACTGTTTGTTCAACTCGATATACATCCGATGAAGAAAATACATCCCATTCTATTTTAGTAGGTGTATATTCAACTTCAAATCTATCAGAACCATCATTTCCTGCAATTTTTGCTTCGCCTTGCGGAAAAGCCTTAAAAACGGTTTCTTTAGTAAGAGAATCATTACTTCTAAAGAACCCAGTAAAAGTATTATCAGATTTAAAAGACGACTTATTGTCATCAATAGAATTATTGAGGGTGAAGTCTATTGTATTGGATAACTTTAAGTTTGAAGAAAAGCCCTCTCCATTATCTTCATAATCTAAATTGAATCCACCAATAGACATATTCATTTTGGTATCGTAATTACCTGAAAATGAACCAAAGCCAGAACCATTAGAATTAATTGATAATTCTATCTCTCCCGAAGAATTATCATAGTTTTCCTGCAAAAATAATCTGGTTCCCTCATTAGGATTATTTTGACTAGTGTAACCTGCCAGAATACCTCTAGTTTGTCCTGAAAGATCAAAATTTAACAGGCCAAAGATTTCCCCTGAATTAACATTTGTATTTTTAATACCTGAACTATCAAGGGTAGGGACACCAGGAATATCAGAAGTTCCGTTTTCTATTATTAAGTTACTAGAAGTTGCAGAATCTTTGGTAATAATTCGTTGATCTTCTATCCACTCGGAATTACCGGTATCCCACTTTAGATGCGATCCATCTTGAGTTCCGGCAGGTAGCGCGGTTCCTTGGCTATCTAAGTTTACCCAGTTTCCATTTTTATAGCCTTGAAAGTTAGAACCATTCCATCTTAAATCACCCTCAGTTGGAGAATAACTTGAAAGAACGTCTCCCACTCTTACAAATCCTTCACTAATTAAGTTTTGTGTATTAAAAGAATTATTTTCAAGTTGGGATATGTTAGATCCCAATCCATGTGAATCAATTAAATTGTTTAAATTACCACCTGTTCCCGATTGGTAAACTAAATAAAGTTTTTCTGAATCTCTTATTTCATCTAACTTTACATCTATAAGTGATACTTCTAAAGAATTTACAATGTTAAGATTATCAGATAAATTTATACTAATATTAGAAGAAGATGTAAGCAAAATATTAGAAGATTGAACAATTTCTATATTCGATATACCATTACCTGCAATATTTGAATTATCTAGTATTGTTACGTAACAGTCTTTAACTGTAGACTTTAATTTTATATTAGAAATAAAAAGATTGTTATCATCTTTAATTAAGTTGTTGCTTACAACTTTTTCCCCATTAGAACTAAAAACAGGATCTATGTGTACATTTAAAATTTTATCATTTTGATTATCTATCATAGGATAATCTTCAAAAGAAGAACTTTCACTGTCTGTTAAGTTTACAAAAAAGTTAAACCCATTAATTGTAAAACTGTTACTTAAGTAACGTCTTAAAACTATATTTCTAAAATCTTCGTAAGCACTTATATTTCTAATAGTATCATGTCTATATGTTATTGTACCTCTAGAACTTAAAGTATTGTTAAAACTATCTTTGTATAACTTTTCATGTGTCCATTCAATAATGTCTTGGGAAAATTCAATTGATCTAACATTAGTATTATAACTTTGTTCAGATAATGCTTCAATACAAAGATGTTCTACATTTGAAGTATTAATAACCCCATTGGAATTTGGAATTTCATGTTCAATATAATAAGGAATACAATAAATAGTACCCTTAACCAATTCAAAATTATTATATAAATTTACAAAATCACTATAACTTAATGTTTTTTGTCTTTGTGAATATGCAGACATTAACTTTTTACATATTTATTTAATTATAATAATTATTAATATAATTATTCAAATCAGTGGAATTGTTATAAACAGTTCCACCTGTATTTTTAATACTTGTTACATCAGAAGAACTAAAATCATCTTCAATTACTATCCAAACTTTAATTTCTTTTGTTAAGAATTCTCCTTTAGAATCGGTTTGTGTGCTAAATAGTTTTTCCGAAAAACTATTAGTTACAGCAAAATAATTATCAGACAGTTTACTCCCTAAATTATTGGCAAGGGTATCCGCCTGTTCAGTAGTTAATAATGCGTATTGATTCATAAGTTACTATTGTTTCTTTCGAATGGGTTATTTGCGAAATTATACATATCTCCTTCTATGTTATTATTACTGAAATCCAAAAGTTTGGTGTTTGATGGATTATTAGATTCATCAAAAAGATACTGATTCATTCGCCACCAAACTTCTAAGTTATCTAAGTTTCCCGGATTATTACCCCATCCACTATTATATCGATGTCTTATTTCTTTTTCATCCAACGCTAAGTTCTTTTGAATTATGAAGTCATTTAATTTTCCATTAAAATATCTATTAAAGTTTTGTCGATAACCCATTCTTAGCAAACTACTTGAAGAGAAATCCGTTCCAGACGAAGGTGGTAGTGTATCTCCACCGGCGCCTACAGGTGTAAAAGTACCATTGATAAATATATTAGCATTACCACGTCCAGATATATTCGCTGCGTCTCTAACATATGCTACAAAGTTCCAACCTGCTACAAAGTAAGTTGCCAAGTCTCTTCTATATATTATTTGTTCTCCGTTTGTACCTAAAAAGTCAAATACGAATTCATTGGAATTGGCTATTGCAATAGATAGACCCGGATCCCCGCCACTCGTTCTATTGCCCAAAATACCATAATAGACCCCGGGCGTTGTACTGTTAAGGTACACCCAAAAAGTTATGGAATAGGGATCGTAATATTTACCAAATATATCACTAGGAGCGGTAGGGAAATCTATTTGATCGTTACTCCCGTCAAAAGATATGCAATTGTTCAACTTATTTTCTCTGTGTTTGACCCATGCTCCACCGCCAACACTTGTTTCGCTGGAAGTGTAATTTTGTAAAGTTCCATTATAATTATTAATACTTCTATCCTCAAGGGTAGAACCTGAATTATGATTGAATAACCAATGGGCTTATAGATTAGCCAATGATGATATATAGGCCCCTTGAAAATTGTTAAATCTATCTTGAATTTGATTTAAAGTAACTAAACTTTTTTGTATTAATATTTCATCTAAGTACCCTTTAAAATAATCAGTTCCGTCATATCCTAACCTTAAAGAAGAAGCACTCGTTAAATCATTAATAGCAGACCCAACGTTATTAGTAATTTTCTTGGCAGTATAAACATTATTATCTATAGCAATACCATCTCTATGTAGAGTAAAGTTAGTTGGATCGTTACCGTTTTTTTGAAACACATAGTAATGAAAGTGGTTATCAACTTGCAGACTTCCTACCTTAGCATAACCAAAATTGATAATGGTATTATTACCATTAGTATCGCTTAAATCTATGGTAAGAGATTTATAATCGGTTGTCGAAATAGTAATCGAACTTTCAAACTTAACTGTTATATTACCTTTATCTAATATAATATCAACGGCCCGACTATTATCATCTAACTTAGCCCAAAAGGACAATGTAAAGTCCGAAGAACCAAAAAAGTCATCAGGTTCTCCAAAGTTATTAACATATTGATCGGTTCCATTAAAACTTAAAGCATATACATGTTGATGTCGATTAGTTAATAGCATAACTTATTTTATTTTATGGAGCAGGATCAATTTTGATAGATACCGCTAGACCCTCGGGAAGGGTTGAATTTTTAACTTCCATTTCTAATTTATCTCCTACATTGAGAGTTGTAGTGCTAGATGGTGAAACAGTGTTCTTAGCACTGCCATCAGCGGATACGGAACTTAAGATTGTTGAACCGTTGATTTTGAAATCTAGATCACAATTACCAGAATCGGTTAGAGTAGTTACTTCTATCAGATTTACTTGAATTTTTTGATCAAGTATAATTGTGTATGTTTTTTCAGTAACTTGTTCTAAGTAAATATCTCGTTGAAAATCATTGATAGTAACATCTAAGACTTTCCAATTAGAACCGTTGTAACCTTCAAAATTAGAACCATTCCAACGAATCTCTCCTCCATTTAGGGTTTGATTACCTGTAGAAGGAATATCTCCAATTTTAATATTATTAGTAAATTGAAAATCTCCCCTCTTGTAGGAAACTAAAGAGTTACTTTTATTATTACTATCTTGACCATTTCCAATAACGAATAATCTATCTTCGGCTTGCCAACTAACATTATCAGGATTATTGTAATTGCTATTATCATTATTCAACCCTAATACAAATTCACCGTTAGACAAAGCCGTATTCTCTAAACCCATAGCTACTGAACCTCTTCCCGATGCCGTATTATCTAAACCCATAGCTACTGCTTGATTCTCCGAGACCTGATTATTTCTTCCCATAGCTACTGCTTCATTTCCTGTGGCCGTATTTAGTGAACCCATAGCTACTGCATGAATTCCTGAAGACTCATTACTTTCACCCATAGCTACTGCTTGATTTCCTGTGGCCGTATTATCTAAACCCATAGCTACTGCATGATCTCCCAATGCCTGATTAATTTGTCCCATGGCTACTGCAAAATTTCCTGAAGCCACACTACCTACTCCTATAGCTATTGAATAATATCCCAATGAATCACTTGAACTGCCGAAAGTAAAAGAAGGAGTATTAGAATTTACTTGATTATTTCCAGTATCTCCAGCGTTGATACTTCCAGCACTATTAGATAGTAATTTATCATTACTTACTAATTTATTATTACTATCGTATCTTACTGTTTGGTTTTCAGTTCCGGGAGGTAACTGTACATCTAAGTTTACCCAACTCCCATTTTTATATCCTTGAAAATTAGAACCATTCCAACGAATCTCTCCTCCATTTAGGGTTTGATTTCCCGTGCTAGGAATATCACCAACTTTAATGCTATTACTAAATTGGAAATCGCCTCGTTTGTAGGCGATTAAAGAATCTTTTTTATTAGTATTAGAATCCCCATTTCCGATGACAAGTAAACGATCATCTGGATCGAAGGAGGCCGCACCGTTTGGGGCGTAATCGGTATTATAAAGACCTAGCGCAACTTCTCCGTAAGACCTAGATAGAGTCTCTTCGTTTAAGGCGATCGAACTTTCACCTGATGCAATGTTGGTATTGCCAGTTGAGAAAGAATAATTTCCTGAAGCAACATTATTAAACCCTGTTGCGTAAGAATTATTTCCCGATGACTCGTTTTTATGACCTAGGGCGACACTATAATTACCTGCAGCAACATTATCTAAACCTATGGTCAAGGAAAGTTCGCCTGAGGCGTCATTTCCTGACCCTATTGCTGAAGATGAAAATCCAAAGAAACTACTTACGGATATTGTGTTTTGGCTTGGCTCACCTGCATTGATGCCTCCGGAATCGGTTAATATTACTTGAGTATTTTCCACCCAATTATTTCCGTCCCATCTCAAACTAGAGTTGTTAGTAGTTCCATCCTCTAAGTTATAGTCAAGATTAATCCAATTGCTTCCATTCCAACCTTGAAAACGATTGTTACCACTATTGAATCTAACATCCCCCAACAGGGTAGGAGCATTACTATCTCCAATTTGAACTTTGCCCTTTACAACTTGATTATAAGGATTATAAACCCGGAAATCTTCAAGTTTTACAAATCTTATTAAATCATTACCTGATTCTTGATCGGGTAAATATAAGATACCATCTTTAATTAATGATCTTTTTATAGGGGAATATCCAATGTTAGTTGAAATAACCTCTACAGGGTTAAACGGATCAATAACATCAAAAACAGTTATTGTTCCGTTTTCCGTAACTACATATAACCCA